CGCCAGGCGGTAGACTCCTGGCAGGCGGGGCCGAACGCCAGGCGGTAGACTCCTGGCAGGCGGGGCCGAACGCCAGGCGGTAGACTCCTGGCAGGCGGGGCCGAACGCCAGGCGCAATAAAAAACCGCCTGGAATAGTCCAGGCGGTTTTATTCGTTTCTGTCCTGTCCGTTTACTTTGGCGCGCCTGCGTTGAAAATAGCGCTTCCATCATTCTTGTGATAATTATTCCCCTGAAAAATACCGTTGCTATTCGTAGGGATATGCTGCGCGCCGATAGTTCGTAGTGGCAGGGGAGAGATGATATGCGCGGACGGCGCGCTATATGTCAACGTATACGTTCTATTCGTTCCGGGCACCGTATACGATACTTTTCGTGAAGCGCCCTTTGCAGCATAGCTTGACGTTGCAACGGACAGGACTAGCAATAGGGCAATAATTCCCCTACGTTGCAAGGACATTAACCCCTTGTAAATGAGGTTAATAAAAACGCCGAAAATGAGAAGTCCGTATAACATAGTTAAACTCCAAAATATTCGTTTGCAAGGTAATGAAGACCTAAGCAAACATAGGGCAGGGCAAGAAACCAGAAAACAAAGATAACACAAGTGAGCAACATATTCAAACCTCATTTGGTCAAGGGGCCGAACACATTGACAATCGCGCGGATCGTCGCAAGTGTATTAGGAAAAAGCACATTGAACACGATAGCGGACGCGAGACAAGAGAAGAGGATACTTTTCATTTTTACTTCCTTTTGTTTGGGTTACTTCTCAGATATTAAATAGTATCCCACGTAGGGCAGGAATGCAAGTTATTTTGCAGAATACTTTACATTTATTTGGTTGAAAAGGTATTATTAATAGAGAAACGAACACAATACCTTACTTAGAAAGGATTTAGATCGATGCGGTTTAAACCGATAGGCAAGCGCTTGTCTATCGGAAATAGCTATACGTGGAAACCCTTAGTTCCCATAGTGGACAGGCGCCCACGTCCCCGGTGGGTCTAATCTTATCAACATAGTGATGTATGATTTTGCAACACCGCCCCCGCCCCACACTATATCGCTACTAGAAATTTTCAGAAAGGGATTACAAATCTCACAGATCGCGGAGACATGACGCATGACGCATGACGCACGACAAATGATTCTATGATTCTATGGTTCTAAGGTGCACAGAGGGAGGGAGGGTCAAACTAAGATTCGTAAGTCGTGGTTCATGATTCATGAATCGTAATCCTCACTATAAAAATTCTGAAAAATTATTCAATCAAAAAGTCGTGGTTCATTTCTAAATTGGCCTTGTCTAAATCTGCACTGGAAAAAGAGTCGTGTGTCATAATTATTTTGCACGGGTTTCGGCCAATTTATTCGTATGGTAAATTCCCGCCAAGTGGAGTATATTACTATAGAGACAGTGCTTTTGACATCTTAATTTTTTTGGGAGAAATCCGTGCAAAAAGTCTTCGCAACATTGCTTCTTTTTGTCCTCAGCGGAATCGGGTTTGGACAGGAATCAGTGACAATGCCAGCAGGCAAGTTGGCAACAATCACCATCGGCGACGCCCTCGGTTGGGTAGTTGTCCCTCCAGTCAATGGTGAGTTGATTCGTGAACACAACGACGATGTGAAAGTGATCAAGCTCCGATTGCTTGGTTACACAAACGGTACCTACTACGTTGTGGCCAGTTACGCCAAAGACAAGATGAAGACGTGGGTCGTGGTAATCGGAGATTTGCCTCCGCAACCCACCGATCTGTTGAAGAGTTTGCAATCGGCCTACGATGCAGACAAGGACAAAGGTACACATCTTGAAGAGTTAATTGAACTCTACGATCAAGGTGCTGCGTTTGCCAAGGGTCGAACCGACATCACGACGTACACTCAACTCGGAACCGTCTTTAGTCAGGTTGCCAAGAAGCTTGGATGCAACGGCAAACTGGTCGAGATGCAGAAGTTGATTGCGGCGGAGATGACCGGATTCACGACTGGTACATTCGACAGGGAGAAGCTCGTCGCTCAGTTACAGCGAATCTCTGTCCTGCTAAGGCAAGTCAAATAAGACCTTTTGCCATTGTGTCCTTGTGGCACAATGGCTTTTAGAGGGTAAATATGCGATTCAAACGTGCCGGAGACGGTTACACGCTTCAATGTCCAGCTTGCCATCAACGACACAATGTTGATGCACGTTGGGTATTCAATGGTAATTTTGAATCACCGACACTTAACAAAAGTGTCAACATTCGTGCTATTGATGAAGGCAACGTAATCTATTGTTGCCACTTCACCCTGACCAATGGTCAGATTACTTACCACAATGACTGTACACATGCCCTGGTTGGCAAGACAGTCGAACTTCCGGAGTTGCAATAATGTACAAAGATGGACAGCACCTGGAAGCAGGTTGGCTGCATCCTGATAAGCGGTCTACCGATCAAAATGACCAACATAATCGGATTATGGGTTCTATGCCCGCTTTCCGAATGAAGGGCAATTTCAAGGCGGTTGAGAAGGTTTGTCTATGGGACGCTGCTCGCTCCGTCCTCGGTAAAGACCTGCCTTGTTTCTATCAAAACGTTGGTTCGTGTACTGGTCAAGGCAAAGCCAAGACCGAAGCCTACACGATGCTGAATCAGATTCTGCTCGATCCGTCGCAGAAGTTCGTCATGCCTTACGAACCTTATGGCTATGCCATGGGTCGCGTGTGTGCAGGAATCACTGGAAGCAATGGTGACAATGACGACGGTGGCACCGGTTCTGGTTGTGCCGAAGCCGCAGTCAAGTACGGTGTTCTTCCTATTGACTTCGATGTCAATGCTGAGAAGTACACGTATGATGACGATGGCAAGACACTGAATTGGCCAGGTGCAATCGATCGTGCATGGGGTGACCATGGTGCACCCGCTCAGTATGTCACTCAGGGTAAGCTTCACCCTGTCAAGACGACTGCTTTGATGCGTACAACGGATGATGTTCGTGATGCTCTCGTCAACAAGTATGGCGTTACCTGTGCGTCCAATTGGGGCGGACAGATGTCGCCAGGTGTTACCAGTGGTGTGTTGCTCAATCGAAGAGTAACCACATGGAACCACCAGATGTCGGTGTCGGCATATTGGGACCATCCAAACCTTGGCGAAATCTTCTGGATTCAAAATTCCTGGGGTTGGTTATGCCATGGTATTTGCCCCTCCGGCGCTCCAGGCGGTGGATTCTGGGTTCGCAAAGCTGATATGCAGTATATTTGCGACCAGCAAGAAGTGTTCGCGTATTCCGCATTCGACGGATTCCTTGCGGACATGATTCCTTGGGTGTTTTAACAACTCATGCCAGCGTGTCCTTTGTGGCACGCTGGCTTTTGGAGGGTAATGACGTATGAAAGGACTGGTGATCTATCTAGCTGGCATTGTTGTGTTGACAATCGGATTGTCGATTATGCCAGTTCACGGTCAGCCCGCCCGGACAGGTGGAACGATTACTGTAATCATTCCACCTGAACCTGTGCATCGTGAAGGACAGTTCATGGTTGCTAAGGAAGTAACCGGAGCCGTTACGATTATCATTGATGGCAGGACGTTTACAGGTACACTGACATTCCCCGACACCAAAGTGCGGCGGACAGGTGTTGGCCGGATGATGGTTGATTCTTGTACCGCTACTGGAGAAATCAAATGAAGTTCATGAACGGCTACGCCGACAAGACTTGGTGCAACCAAGACATGTCGAAGAACCGCTCTGGCCCTTTGCCGGAAGCCTGTAGCGGTGGTCCACAAATGGATTACGATGCAGCCATCGCTGGTATGCAAGGCACCATTGTGCACAATGGTGTGAAGATTGTCACTACGGCCCAGGGTAACACTTGGGATCAAGCCAAAGAACCTAACAAGATGGCGTAATCATGGGTCTCTTCACTCCGATACGTAGTCGTTTTAAGTCCATTTTGATGTCAATCCAAGATGACTTCAAATTCTCCAAACTCGATTTGGGGTGGGCTAAAACTCTATTTGCGTATCTGTTCAACGTTGAGGCACTTTACCGTCTAGCTCCGGGAGTGTTCACACTCCCGGAGTCATGTTCTCTTGCAATTGTTGGCGATTGGGGCACCGGGACTGAGAGTGCAGAAAATGTTCTCAGCCAGATTAGAACATACAAACCCGATTACTTCATGCACTTGGGTGACATCTATTACTCAGGAACGAAGAATGAAGTTGATCGACGATTCTTGCAGCCGCTCTTGATGGAAATACCAGAAACGAAGTGGTTCACATTGATGGGTAATCATGACGCCTACTCTGGCGGTACTGGTTATTACTACGCTACAGACATGATTGGCCAACACAGTTGCCACTTTACGCTCGGCAATAAATTCATCCAACTTATTGGCATGAATACTGGTTGGAGTGACAGATTCAATAAAGGACCAGTTCATCTTCATCCAGAAGAAGCTCTCTGGGTTAAGAATCTTTTGAATCGTAAAACGATTCTATTGAGCCATCATCAACCGTTTTCAGGATTCCAAGATGTTAACAACATTGTTGCAAATCAGCTTGGTAATCTTGATTGTGTGGCGGCTTGGTTCACGGGTCATGAACATCGACTAGCTGTCTACCATGATTATATGGGCATCAAACGGATGCGTACAGTTGGTGCTGGTGGTGTACCAGAATTGCTCAGGGAGAATTACTTTGTTAGTAAGATTCCTTGTGAACCGATTACTTATGGTAATGATGGCATTCGCTATTACCATTCATTCGCCATTATGGATATCAACAAAGCTAACGTAACTGTGCGTTACTTTGACGAGAATAATCACATTCTCTTTGCGGAGACATTCTGATGAATGAAGACCAAGCATATTCGCCGGGTGCTGAGCATCCGATGAATCAGTACAACGTCAAGTTCAATGACTTGCCGGCAGTACGGAAAGAAGTTGAGCCTGATGCGAATTTCAATCGCAACGGCCAAATGGTTATCCATACGCCGAATCAAGCCAATATCTTCGAGACGGAGAAGACGGCAAACAAGAACGTTCATCGGAGTTTCTTCTTCGATGATCTGCCTGACCCGGCCGAACCATATGACGACCCTAACGCAACGGCGCACAACTAATGAATGAATCATTCCTCTCAATTAATTCAGAGGGTGTGCCGCAAGTAACGGCCGATCCAATCACTACCGCTGACATTGATGTATGCCCCGAATGTGGTTGCATGGACTTGACCACAACGGATCATCACGCAATGTTTCCGGAGAAACCGGAATGAAACCAAAGAAAAAGTTCATTGGCAAAGCGATTGAGAATCCTGGTTCTCTAACAGCTACCGCCAAGGCTCAAGGTAAAACGCCAGGAGAATTGTGTTCTTCTGGCAAACTGAGTCCATTGACTCAGAAACGATGCAACCTCAGGAAAACCCTTATGGGTTTCCACAAAAAGTGAAAGGTGACTACCATGATTTCCAAGTTCATTGCTCAAAACAATGTTCCCGTTGAACACCACGAAGCCCTCGCCGGTGCGATGGTCGGCTATGATCCTGGCGCCCAGGCCACGGTCCTCGAAGTTATCAATGATGTGATCGCTTTGGCCAAGAAGATGTCGCCAAAGGCCATTACGCTGCCTACGATTCCGTGGGCTGCTCTGTTCGCGATGATTCCTCAAATCTTCGCGGCTTTCAGTAACACGGCTTTGTGGCCTGGCGTTATCGCCGCGTTGCTCGCCCTGTTCTTCCCAACGCCGGTTCCTGCGCCGGCTGCGTAAGGAGCGCCAATGACTCGTTTCATCGGAGTATTGATCATACTGCTTAGTGCAGTAATCGTCGTACACGGTGAGAGTTCAATGTCCGCAAAGGCGAAAGCTGCTTTCGCCTTTGCGGAAGTTTCTCTCGATTCTGGTTGTAAATGCAGTTGCACTGCTACAGGGAAATGTACCTGTAAGAACTGCAATGAAGGTAATCCAAACGCTAAATGTGTTTGTGGTTGCGTTACAACTGGAACTTGTGTATGCAAAGATTGTAACCATCCAATGGATTTGGAAGCAATCTATGCCAAGGCTATCGAGGATGGACAACCAGTAATCATTGAGGTTGCTGGTGTCACTCACTTGGTCAACACACCTTGGCGAGTTGTCCAAGTAAAAGCTATCCAAGGTGAAAAACCTGGATACATCGTCGGTGTTCCAAAGAATGGCAAGTTGGTTCGTGTTGATTTTAATGTCTATACGAGCCAAGAAAGGATTCGTATGGGTATCCTTCATACTCTCTATCCTTTGACGCCTGGGTGGTTTGAGTGCCCAAAATGCCCAACAGGTAGAATTTGGGGCGGCTCAGAGTGATGTAATTAACTCTTTCCTCAGTTGGAGGATTTCGTATGGCCGGTAAGGCTTGGTCTGCGTCCGAAGAAGATACACTGAAACTGCTCAAACAGCAAGACTTGACATCAAAAGACATCGCCGAACGTATGGGCCGAACCAAAGTTCAGATTGATTGCAAGTGGCGAACACTTGGTAATCAAACTGACAATGAACCGACCGAAGAGGGTTTTGAACAAACGGAAACCGAAGATGCTGTCGTAATCACCAGCAAGAGTTCGACTATTCGGACTATTGCTGATGCTCTCAAAACTGCTCAGGTCGATTTATCAATCTGGGAAGTTAAGGAACACATGATCAACAAGTGGGATTGCGTTGGCCGTGTCGAGTCACAAAAAGTACACCACAACCATTGGAAACGCCAATTGGCTGCCGTGGAATTATGGCAAGTCAAGATTTGGCTTCGCCGCAAAGTACCGAAGATGATTGAGGAGGGCGTCAAGCTCTTCCTTGCTCAGATTCCTGCTCACAAATATGAGCCGCATAAATTTGAGCATCACGTTGATCCTTATATGCTTGAAGTAAGCATCTGGGATCATCATTTTGGTAAACTCGCTTGGGGCCGCGAAACAGGCGAGAATTACGATTTGAAGATCGCTGAGCGAATCTTTAGTGACGCGGCCCACGAGTTGATTGAAAAATCACGAAACTTCAATATTGAGAAGATTGTTCTCCCGATTGGGCAGGATTTCTTCCATATTGATGGCCCTGCAAACATGACAACAGCCGGGACGCCACAAGATGTTGATGGTCGTCTAGCCAAGATCTTTTCAACAGGCCAGAAAGCTCTTATTAATCTTATCGACCTGTTGATGGGTATCGCACCTGTAGATGTTTTGTGGGTTCCAGGTAATCACGATTGGAATACCTCTTGGTATCTAATCAAAGTTCTTGAAGCGCATTATCGGCAGACGCCTCATGTCACGATTGATGCGACCGAAATGCCGAGAAAACATGTTGAGTATGGTGTGAACCTACTTGCATACACTCACGGCAATGAAGAAAAACATGCTTCCTTACCAGCGATTATGGCTGGTGCTTGGCCGCAAGCTTGGGCACGAACTAAACACCGAGAGTGGAAGATTGGTCACTATCACAAAGTGAAAGAGACTCATTATTCTTCTGCCGAGACTATTGATGGCGTCTTGGTGCGTGTTCTACCGAGTTTGTGTGGAACTGATTCGTGGCATTTCAAAAAGGGCTATGTGGGCGGCATGAGGGCTGCACAAGCATTCCTCTATAGCCACAAGAATGGCTACGCTGGCCACATCAATGCTAATGCAAAGGTGTGATGATGAAGCGATTATTCCTGTTCTTCGTGCTTGTTTTTCCAGTTTGTGCCGCTGAACGCAGCACAGATGTATCGAAAGTGTATAAAGACACTTACGATAGCGTTGTTGCAGTGAAAATCGGAAAACGAGCACGAGGAACAGGAATCGCTGTCAGTAAAGACGTGATTGCAACTGCAAGTCACGTTGTAATGGCATACTCAACCGTACAAATATACACAAATGACGGCAAAATCGTCGATGGCCAAGTGATTTTCGACGATCCTAACTACGATTTGGCTCTTGTGAGGGTCAAAATCGAGCTAAAACCAGTAAAATTGTGCCTCGACCCGCTCATTGGCGAGGTCGCAATCGCTATTGGTCATCCTTATAGTCAGAAAAATTCGGTAACGACCGGTATCGTCAGTGGCCTTGACCGTGATATGGAACTGACAGCCATAACGCTTCACGGTTTGATTCAAACCAGTGCTTGCATCAATCCTGGTAACTCCGGTGGCCCGTTGTTCAATATCAACGGTGAGTTACTTGGCATCAATGTGGCCACTCAACAGAATGGATTAGGATTTAGCGTACATGCTAAGAACATAAAGAAGGCTTTAGAAGCTGAGTAATTCCATGAAACTGGCAATACAGTGTCTTATTATAGTTCTTTTGGCATGTATTGCCGATATTTTGTGGGCATGGCACTTGCTGGTGTTCCTTTGAAGGTCGGATAGCAATCGCATGTTCTACAGCATTTACTCTCCATCTAATGAATTTCTTCTATTCGGCATGGTTTGTTGATTACAAGGAATGGTACAAGCGATTTTTGATTACTTTGGCTGGCGCAATTGGTACAGCTTTGGGTTGTTGGCTCATCATGCTTTGGAGAGATTTATGTTAATCTTGGTTGGCGTTCCGTCACGTCAGCAAGTTGATGCTGATTTCTGGATGTCTACATTGGCTATATGGAATTACGACAAACACAATAAGTTGTGTACTAATTGGCGTTCTCCATACATAACAGAATCAAGAAATGCAATTGTTGATGTTGCACAAAAAGAAAGAGCTACGCATTTGCTTTTCCTCGATTCTGATATGACATTCCCATGCAACGTCATAGACGTTCTTTTAAGCCATAACAAAGACATTGTTGGCGCCACCTATTGCAAACGACAGCCACCTTACGATGTACTAGGTGAACCCCTAGTGCAGAATGGTGAGCATCTTCTTGCGATGAAAAAGATGCCAACTGGCTGTTTGCTGATTAACATGCAAGTTTTTGAGAAAATGGAAAAGCCATATTTTCAAATGCGATACAAGGATGGTCGTGAGTGGGGTGAGGATATCAATTTCTGTGAAGATGTCATCAAGCTTGGCTACGACGTTTGGTGTGACCAATATCTATCAGTACACATTGGTCATATTGAGCACCGTGTAATCACAGTGGCTTCCATTCAAAGTGAGAAAAAATGTCAGTAGAAGAAGCATCTGTGTATGAGCGTTGTGAGCCTGACGACCCTAAATGTTGTCAAGGTGTCAATAAAAATGGAGCTTGCAATCTTAAAGCCGTTGAAGGCCAGAAGTTTTGCAGGATACATTTTGGCATCGGCAACAAGGTGGCTGAGAAAACAGCCTTACGCAATTACCAACTCAATGTTTATCAGCATCGTGTTAACCAACTGGCTGATAATGATTCAGTAAAATCGCTCCGAGAAGAGATTGGCATTCTCCGTATGCTACTGGAGAAGACAGTTAATCTCTGTAAAAGTGATAATGAGCTACTTCTTTACTCAAACAAGATTGCCGACCTGGCAATGAAGATTGAGAAAGTTGTTGCGAGTTGCCACAAACTTGAATTGTCAACCGGTTCCTTGCTTGACAAATCTACTGTGATGATGCTCGGTGATGTGATTATTCAAATTATTGGTGAGGTTTGTCCTCCTGATAAGATACAGGGAGTATCGGAACGCATCTTGAAGAGCATCACGGAAGTGAACACCTTAGCTGAGCCTATAAATGTCTAAATTTACTCACAATCTTGTCCGTGAGATGGCGGAACGGATAGCTGCCGGTTTGGGTAGGAAAGCAATCACTACTCCATCTCAATGGGCTGAGAAGTACCGAATCCTGGGAGGCAAGGACTTCCCAGGACCGTGGCGATTCAAGCATCATCCTTGGCTTAGGGAGATGCATGATTCCACGGCGGACTTCAATGTGGGTAAGAAGTCGGCTCAGATGGGTTATACTGAATGTGTATTGAACCTCACATTCTTTAAAATCGACATTGAAAGGGTGGATTGTCTTTATGTACTTCCCTCGAAGACTCCCGATGCCTCCGATTTTAGTACCGGACGATTTGACCCTGCCCTCGAATTATCGCCGCACCTTTCCAATATGTTCTCCGATGTCAAGAACATTGGGCATAAGCGAGCTGGGCCAACTAACTTATACATCCGAGGAAGTAAAAGTCGATCTCAACTCAAGTCCATTCCAGTCGGATTCTTAGTGATGGACGAAGTCGACGAGATGGTGGAAAAGAACATCCCGTTGGCTATGGAACGACAGTCTGGCCAGTTGACTAAGTCAGCTTGGGCGATTAGTACACCAACGATACCGACATTTGGTATCGACGATTTGTACGGCTTGACGACACAGGAACACTTCTTTTTCAAGTGTCCTAGTTGTAGCCGGATGGTTGAACTTGAGTTTCCTAAGTCATTGGTGATCACAGGTAAAGACCTGTTTGATCCTGACTTGAAAAACTCACACTTGATTTGCTTGCAATGCAAAGCTAAGCTTGAACATAAGACTAAGTTCGAGTGGCTTGCAAGTGGCATGTGGGTCAAGAGCTACACCGACCGAGAAGAGCGTGGATTCTACATCCATCAGCAATACTCGCCGACAGTAACGCCATATCAGTTGGCACAAGCGGCGATTAAGGCAGAATTCAACCCTGCTGATGAGCAAGAATACTGGAACTCTAAGGGCGGATTAGCCCACACTGTAGCTGGAGCCAAGCTTTCTGATGAAATGATTAAAGCTTGTTTCAAGAACTACAAAAAGTGTGAAACAAAAGTTACCAATGTTGTCACGATGGGTGTTGACGTTGGTAAATGGATTCACTACGAAATTGACATGTGGCAACCACCGCCCTATGTCAAGAACGACCTCAACATGGAATCATATTGCCGCGTCATTACGATGGGCAAAGTGTTTACATTTGAAGAACTTGATGTATTGATGCGACAATGGCGCGTTAACTTCTGTGTTATCGACGCTAATCCTGAACGCCGAAAGGCTTTTGAGTTCGCATCGAGATTCTGGGGTTACGTCAAGATGTGCTTCTATGGTCGTGGTGTTCAAGGTAAGCAAATCCACGTCGGTAAAAACGATGATGGTACAATGAATACATCCGAGCCGACGATTACGGTGGACCGTACATCTTGGCTGGATATGTCATTAGGTCGTATCAAGGCTCAACGCATTGATCTTCCTATTGATACTGATCTTGAATATATCATGCACCTAAAAGCTTTGGTGCGTGTGTATGAAAAAGATCAGGACGGTAATCCTGTTGGCAAGTATGTCAAGAAGGAACGAGACGAAGACCACTTGGCACATGCACGTAACTATGCAGAGATTGCTCTGCCATTTGCGTTCAATGTGGGGCAGTCACAGAACATGTCCAGCGTACCTGTTTAGGGGATACAATGAAACTTTTCGAATCATTGACAAAAAGACTTTGGCCTTTCACAAGAATCAACCATTGTAATGATGGTGGCGTTCTTGAGATTCGTCGTGGTCGTGTTGTAGTTAATAGCTTGCGCATGGGACCCAATGAAGTTCATGCGTTTATTACTCATCGAGATGGGTCGATAACCAATCTCGGATCGAGTTTCAATCTTCTGACCAACATTGGTCGAGATTGGCAAGCTGATGCATTGGCTGGTGCAATTCCTGCCGGCGGTGCAGGTACACCAGCAACCAATGTTACGACATCGACTCTTACTTGCACAGGCACACCTTGGACTGCAAGCAATCTTGCAACGCCACAACTTGGTCTTGCAGGTAAGCGAGTATATGCGTCGGTGACCAATGTTGGTACACCGCCTGTTTATGCAAATATCGTGTCCAATACAACTTCCATCCTCACATTGGACCAATGGTGGACAGCTGTTGATGGTCTCGGTACGACACCTGCCAATACGAATGGATTCATAATCGGTGCTGGTGGTCCAGCTTCGATCCGCTTTATGGGTCTGACAACAGATTCCGGTGCGGCATCTGCTGCCGATACTGCACTAGCGAGTGAAATCACAAGCGGTGGTTGTACTCGTGCTTTGGCAACGTATGCTCACACTTATGGTGCGGCGACGTTTACGTTGCAGAAGGCATTCAGTGTTACGAGCAGCTTTACAAGCATCGTGAAGATGGGTCTGTTTCTCTGCTTGACTGCTGCTGGTGCTGATCCTGTAATCCTTGAAACGGTCCTGAATCAAGCTGCAACTGTCGGCAACGGCGATACACTTACTGTGACTGACACCGTGACTCTTTCTGGTTGAGGTAAACATGAAGTATGCTTTTCGTTGCAGATTTTGTGGTCACTTTGAGACTTCCGGGCAGGCTGCCGAAGCTCAACATCCACATTCTTGTGCAGTCTGCGGGCATGGTGTTTCATTCCACCCGATAACTGGCATAAGAACGATTAACCGTGACAATTGGGATATTTTGGCCGAGTTGCGACCAGCTGAACTTGGCAAATTTGGATTAACCAAAGCTGATGTTGTTGTGCATGTTCCGTGGCCATCAACCATACGAGAGACGAAGATCGTGCATGTGACAGCGGATGAAACGCTTGGTGTTAAGAGTTATAGCCAATGACTACTCCAGTTTGGTATGATCGTGTTCGTGAAACTACCATTACTACTGGTACGGGCACGATTACACTAGCTGGAGCAGTGTTAGGTTACCAATCCTTCGGTGTGGTTGGTAATGGTAACACTTGCTATTATACTCTTGTTTCTGTAGATTCCAACGGTAATCCGACTGGCAATTGGGAAGTCGGTATTGGGACATACACCTTATCTGGAACTACACTTACACGAAATACAGTCGTAGCAGGAAGCAGTGGAGCGGGTACTGCGATTACACTTGGTAGCCATACCAATGTATTTCTTTCACTTCCTGCTCAACTTGCAATGACTGAACGTGGATTTATTTATGGGTTACCGTTAAGTTGGATTAGTACAACCACTGTTATGGTTGGATTTCCTAATAAGAATTCTCCAACTTCAATGTGCGTGGATTCAAATGGTGCAGCCGCTATCTCAGTAGTTGGTGGTACCACTTATACGATTAGCAGTGCTAATGTTGGTGCTGCTCTTGGTGATGATTCTTTTACTGGTCCTGGAACAGTAAGCACATCTGGTGCAGTCGCTACAGGATCAAGCACTACATTCACCACATCATTTGGTGTGCGTACTTGTACTGGAACGATTACTAGCAGTTCTACTGCTGTAACTGGTACTGGCACCAAATTCATGAGTGAATTTGCTGTCAACGATTTAATCGGTACAGCATCTTTAGGTTATTATGCTATCACTGCAATTGCATCTGATACGGCTTTGACCATAGGTGCTACACCTGGAACGGCTTTCACAGGACAGACACCCAACTGTATTGAGCAACCTTCAATAAGTGTTGCTACAGGTGGCGGTCCTCTTCCCGTATTGAAGATTATCACTGATACGTCTCTAAGTGCAGTAGCTACATTCGGAACACTCAGTGGCAAAACATATACGATTGGTCAGTTGTGTTCGGTTAGCGGCCTCAACTCACCGATTTATCTTTATGTTTTCATTGCGTCAGGAACTTCTGGTACCACTGCTTATTGGTCAACACAACGCACAACTCCATACGGATTAACTGGCTATGCAATAAGTATACGTCGAATCGGTTCTGTTCGTCTTAATACTTCTGCTCAGGTTGTTTGGTTCGATCAAGCTGGATTAAGCATTGATCGGACTTATGCGTTTGAAGATTCAACAACCAATACAGTGGCATTAAATGGAGGAACTCAAACAGGGTGGACTAATTTAGGATGTCATGCATGGGTACCACCGACAGCTACAGAAGTTATTGCTGAAATTTCATCAGCTTCTACTACCGATTTTACATATTTACGTAAACGTGCAGCTGGAAATACAGCAACTACTCGTCCTACTTTTGGTGCTTCAACAGGCACACAGAGTTTTGTTAGTTGCGATGGTGCTCAGTATTTGGATTACCTTGTAAGTGGCGGTAGTGGAGATGTTTACATAGGTGGCTATGTGGAGTCGTTATGATTTACGGCAAACTTCTGAATGGACGATTAACAGACATTCAACATGTCGCAGAACCACGACTATGGACTGACGGTTCGATAGATGTCGAACTCGTTGCTATGCCAGGAAAACAAGGACCATATATTCATGATTCAGTTAATCGTTTAGCCGTACAAGTTAAAGAATTGACTCTGCAAGCAGCATTGGCAATTCAAGCATCGCCGGCAACTTGGGCTTCTTTGACGACGGACGAGAAAATGAAAGTTCAAGGCATTATTAAAGCGGATGCAATAAAAGCATTAGCAGCTTTAAGAGGTTAACATGACGGATGGTGCATTTTCTGATCTGCCGTTTTCAGATACATCTTTACTGCCAATAGGATTAACGGCAACAGATGCACCAACTATTTCTGAATCAGTAACAAGAACAATAGTTTCACACAGAACAACAACAGATGCTCTTTCAAATTCTCAAGTAGTACATAGGGTATTTGTTGGTCATCGAACAACAACTGATGCTCTTTCGGATTCTCAATCAGTGAGTAGAATTCTACTCGCATTGAGAACTGCTACAGATGCAACTGCAATCGCTCAATCAGTAAAACGATTATTGGTCGCACATAGAACAACAACTGATGCACCAACATCAGCACAAGTTGTATCGAGATCATTGGTTGCCCATAGAACGGCAACTGATGCATTGGCTTTAGCTGAATCTTTGAAGAGAATCTTAGCTGCATTGAGAACGACAACAGACTCGTTAACGATTGCTGAGTCTTTAAGAAAGACTTTGATTGCAATCAGAAGTCCAACTGATTCCTTGACAGTTTCACAAGTAGTGACAAGATTATTTGTTGGTCATAGAACATCGACAGATAATCTGCATGATTCTGAAATTGCCAGTAGGATACTGGTTTGTCACCGTACAACTACTGATGCCCTTAGTAACACTCAATCTGCATCTTCTGGACAAAGTCTAATTTGTGCAGCTACCGATGCTTTAACACTTTCAGAATCAGTAATCGGAATCGTTGGTTTATATCGAACTGCAACTGATTCACTAACTGATTCGGAAAGTGTTCATAGGATGTTGGTTGGTATTCGCTCAACAACTGAACATCTAGGATTGTCTGAATCAGTTTCAAGAGTCTTTGTTGGTCTGAGAACGCCAGATGATTCATTGTCGTTATCAGAATCGGCAACTAAAAGTAGTCACCTATTGAGGGTTACTACGGATTCTTTATCTGATTCCGAATCAATGTCTGAGGGTTTTGGTGCTTACCGTGGTGCTACTGATTCTTTGCTTGTTATTGAGGTTGTAGCTCGATTGTTTGTTGGTTTTAGAACAACTCACAACACTCCAGGCATTAGTGAATCAGTTGTAAGAATCTTCGACGGCCAACGTGTTAGTTCTGATTCGTTGACTGAATCAGAAGTTATTGACACAAGCATTGTCTCAGGGCACTATACTGTTTTTGCAACAGAATCATTGGGAATGTCTGAATCTGTCATAAGATTGTTTGTTGGTAATAGAATTACAACAGACAGTTTGTCTCAATCAGACATTGCAATTGGTAATGGTCCAAATGCTGCTCTTGTCAGCAACAGTTTTATGACTCTTTACATACTTGGAATATACCCATGGGGTTTAGATTTTTAGGTAGAAATGTTGCTTTAAGCAATGTTTCAAAGACACAACTCGTTGTTGACATGTTTTTAATCGGCATCCAAGTTAAAGCCGATAAGAACAATACAGGCCCTATTTACATGGGCGGTTCGGATGTAAGTAGTAGTAATGGATACATATTGTATCCAAGTGAAACAACCTTCGTTCCAGCCGACAAAACTGTAACTATGGACTTGTTCTTTATCGCATTGAACAATGGTGACAGTGTTAGTTACTTTTCTGTCTGATTAAAGGGTGATTCAACATGAGCATGATAACAGACATTACTCACCCAGATTATGAGTTGATGTTGCAGCAATGGATAAAATGGCGATATACTTACGAATCAGGCCACATTTTTATCTTGAAATACCTCAAGCAGTTCAGCAATCGTGAAGACGATAGCGACTTCTTGACACGTCGAGATATGTCATACTGTCCTGCTTTCGCTAAAGCCGGATTAGATGAAGTGAAGAACTCCATCTACCAACGCATGTCTGATGTGACGCGAGTGGGTGGTAGCAAGAGTTATCAAGAAGCTTGTGAAGGTCGTCAAAATGGTGTTGACCTTTGTGGTAGTTCAATGAACTATTACATTGGTTGCCACGTCCTCGAAGAAATGTTAAAGATGAAAAAGGTGGGTGTCTATGTAGATATGCCACCGCTCAAGCCTGGTTCATCTTTAGCCGATGTAAGTGGCAAGCATCCATACTTGTACACTTACTTCACAGAAGACATTCGGGCTTGGGCACTTGATGACGCGGAAGACCCGAGTCAATTTAAAGCGGTCCTATTGAGGGATTACATTTATGAGTACGACCCGGACTTCGGCTTCCCGACTAGCTACACCGAGCGTTTCCGGCGTATATGGCGGGAAGACGGCGCAATCCTCGTCTCGTTCTACGATGAAAAATCGCAGCCAGTTGACAAACTCGGAAACAAAATTGATAAGCCAATTGTCCTTGAGCTACCAATCGTCCCCTTTGTCCTCTTCGAGATTTCAGACTCGTTGATGAAAAATATCGCCGATTACCAAATTGCTTTACTGAATTTGGCTTCGGCAGATATGTCGTATGCTCTGAAAGCGAACTTTCCGTTCTACGTTGAGCAATACGAGCCGCGTGCTGATAGTGTTCATTTACGCGGTCCTGGAAATGATGGTACGCAAGGACAGGTCGCTGGCTCTGGTGTAGCCGGCAATGAAGAAGTCAGGGTTGGTGTCAGTAAGGGTAGAAAATATCCACGAGGGTTGAATCCACCTGCATTTATCAATCCTTCTCCGGAGCCTATGAGGGCATCTATGGAGAAACAGGCTCAGTTGATGGCTGAGATTCGACTACTGCTTAATTTGACGATTGCGAATCTCAAAGGCCCAAGGATGGCTTCGGCTGAATCCAAGACCAAGGATGAAGCTACTTTGGAATCCGGTTTGAGTTACATCGGGTTGACCTTGGAAAACGGCGAACGAAAGATCGCCAACATATGGTCTATGTATGAAAAGAAGAATCTGCCGGTTGCGACGGTTAATTATCCAGACAACTATACTCTTCGGACGGAAACTGATCGTCGCAATGAAGCTACTCAATTGGGTGGTATGTTGACCTTAGTGCCAAGTCAAACTTATCAACGGAATGTTGGTAAGAAACTGGCAAATGCCTTACTTGGTGCTACAAGCTCCAAGGAAGTCATGACTAAGATTTACAAGGAAATCGATAATGCACCTGGGTTGAGTAGCGACCCGGATGTGATTACCGTCGACGTACAGAATGGTTTGGTTTGTACAGAAACAGCTTCGAAACTTCGCGGTTATGCTGACGGGGAATCGAAGAAGGCTGAGAAGGACCATGCTGATCGTTTGGCTAGAGTTCAAGCGGCTCAGACACCGGCACCACAGGTGGCGCCAGCTGGTGACCCGCCCGGTAGTGATCCTCAAGCTCGTGGAATCAGTGACAGTGGTACTGATCCTCAAGCAAGTAAGAAAGAGAAACAAGGCAAACCGGTAAGAGGCAATGCTGCCGGTGCCAATGTCAAAGCTTGATAAGATTACCTACGTCTCATCGAGTTTTACTTATGTAGGGTTTTCGGAGTTCTCAACAATGTATCTTAATGGGCAACTGGTCTACACTTACTGCGAAGGCGAAGACGACGGTACTGCGGCTGCGGAAGCAGAAGCGGCTGCGGCAGCACAGGCGGCAGAGGCAGAGGCGAAGGCTAAGGCTGACGCTGCGGCTGCTGCGAAGAAGTCGTTCACTCAGGATGAAGTGAACAAGATCGTGGCGGAAGATCGCCGTAAGCACGTGACTCAGATTAACAAACACGTTGCTGAACTTGAACAACTCAAGAAATCGAAAAGCCTGAACGATCAAGAGCGTCATAACCTGGCGCAAAAGATCGAAGATTTGCAAAACAGCGTTCTGACGAAAGAACAATTGGCTGCCAAGACTGAGGAAAAACTCAAGAAGACGCTTGAGACCACGACCAAAGAACTCACCGAGGATCGTGACTCCTGGAAGAATCGTTTCCATACGACTCAAATCCAGCAAGCTATCACAAGTGAGGCGGTTACCCACAAGGCGTTCGACTCTGACGCATTGATCGCCATGTTGGAACCCAAGACACGTTTGGTCGAAGTGATTGATGACGAAGGCAAAGCGACCGGTCAATTTGTCCCGAAGACGAAGTATGTCGATAAGGACAAAGATGGCAAGGTTGTCAATCTCGATCTGACTGTCCCCGAGGTTGTCGCGAAGATGAAAGAGAATCCTCGGTTCGGTTACCTGTTCGAATCTACTGCAACTGCCGGCGTTGGTGCCGGTAATCGTAGTGGCGGCGGCAGGGGCGGCGAAGTTGATCCATCTACGATGACTACAGAACAGTATCGGGCTTATCGTATCAAAACGGGCCTTAACAAGGTCTAATACTCGGAGAATTTGAAAATGTTGCAATTCTTGAATGCTGTTGCGGTTCAAACCTTTTGCGTGAACGACAACAGCGCGTACGTTCCTCAGATGTGGGCACAGGAATCCCTGGCCATCCTTGAGGAAAACATGGTCGCAGCGAACCTGGTCCACCGCGATTTCAGCCCGTTGATCGCCTCTTACGGCGATACGGTCAATACGCGTCGGCCATCCAAGTTCACCGCTTTGCGTAAGACCGGCACGGAAGACGTGACCGATCAAGATGCGACGGCGACCAACGTCCCGGTCGTGCTGGATCAGCTGATCCACGTGTCCTTCGTGATCTACGATTCGGAATCCAGCAAGTCTTTCAAGGACCTGGTGACCGAATACATGCGGCCAGCCATGTTGGCACATGCGCAGTTCCTCGACAAAGTCGTTCTCGGCCAGGTCGCGAACTTCATGCCGAACAGCTACGGCTACTTGAATGCGATGACGACTTCCAACGGCGTGGATGCCATCCTCGGCACGCGCGAGAAGATGAACAAGAATCTGGCCTACGTCGATGGCCGAAACTTGATCCTCACTCCGACCACGGAAACCACACTCTTGAACCTGGCGATCTTCACGCAGGCTCAACAGGTCGGTGACCAGGGCCAGGCGTTGCAGGAAGCCTTCATCGGCCGCAAGTACGGTTTCAACACGTACATGTGCCAGCACCAGTCGTCCGTTGCCGTTGGCAACTCGATTGACATCACCTACCTCGTGAATTACTCCGGTGGCTACGCCGCTGGTGCGACCACGATGGTCATCGACACCGGCACAACCAACTTCACTGCGAACATGTGGTTCACGGTGGCTGGCGACACGATTCCTCACCGTGTCATCACGGGTGGTACTTCTTCGGTGACGACACTCGTCTTCACGCCTCCTCTCCAGGCGGCTGTGGCTGACGATGCAATCATCACGAACTACGTCGTGGGTGCGGTGAATCAGGCTGTCAGCCCGGCTGGTTATCCGGCTGGTTACAACAAGGAAATCACGGTCGACGTGTTCACCGTGGCTCCTGTGGTTGGCCAGTTGGTTTCCTTCGGTGTTGTCGGCACGAACGCCGTGTACACGATTATCGCGGTCGACGCGCTGGTTGGTGTTACTCTGGATCGTTCGCTGGAAGTCGCCATCAATGACGGCGACAATGTGAATCTGTCCCCGGCCGGCGAATACAACTTCGCCTTCCACCGGAACGCCATCGCGTTGGTGACTCGTCCGATGGAACTGCCTCGCCAGGGAATCGGCGCTGCCGCAGCCAACGTCAACTACAACGGCCTGTCCGTTCGTGTTGTGTTGACTTACGACGGCAAGGCCCAGGGCACGCGTGTGACTCTCGATATCCTCGCCGGTATCAAGACCCTCGACACGAACCTCGGCGCTGTCATGTTGGCGTAACTCGTTAACCACTCCCAGCAATGGGATTACTAAGTCCTTGTGGCTTAGATTACCTGGTGGCTCTATGAGCCACCAGGCTTTATGTTCGCGGGATCGACTGGAGAGGTCCCAGCACGGTCTCATAAGCCGTCCGACGCAGGTTCGAATCCTGCTCCCGCGACTCAGATGTCTCGCCTTGACGTTGTGAAGGCCGGATTGACGCCGTGATCGGGGATTCCACTTTGTGGAGCGAGACCGAAACGTCATTTTTACACTGAGGTCCGCTATGTACCCAATAACGATTCCTAACCCTTATTGGGTGTATTTGTGTCAAGTATTTGCAAATGCAAATACACCGATTATGCTTTCAGTTGCATCGACAGGTGTTGTTAATTTGCCAGGAGATATGTCTGAATTGGGTAAAGAGGTATCATTCAACATACCCAATAGTTTGAATGATTCTTTCTTCACTTGGATTAATCTTCAAACCAATGTGGTTTCTCCATCTGCAATTAACACATTTGCTGATGTTAGCAACACTGTGTATCCGGCACCGATTCCTGATCCTGCGTGGTTGTATATTGCACAAACATTCGCTACTGAACGAACACCAACCTTGACAATGGTTGGTAAGTTGGGTTATGTCCAAAACGCTTTAACTATGTTATTGTTGTTTTCTGACTTAACTTTGGTTTTGCAAAACGGTAATCCACCAATGAATCGTTTCTTTGATTGGGTGCGTTTTGCACGTAACGCAATCGCAGTAGATGATCCTGGTAATGATCTGAGTCTCACACAAACGTATTGAGGTAAAAAATGTCCACACTCAAGTCGGGTAATGGGCCAACGATGGCCTTTCGGGCGTTTTGCCTCGATTGCGAAACGTTCCACAACATTCGTACTTTCCCGGGTACACCGTTAATTAAGGAAATGGAATCTTGGGAATACAAACATCGCGGGCATCGAATCGAATTCAGTTCACGAGATCGTGATATTCCTCGCGATCTTGATGATTCCCAATATGAGAAAATTGGAAAGGAACCTTGGTGGTTGAAGTTCAAAGAGAACAACAATTTCCAATTTGCATTCGTTTCTTCGGCAGCTTTAACGTACACAACGTTAAATTCGTTAGCCAGTGATACGAGTCTTTTGGCTGGTGCGTCGGCTTTGGCTGTCGATAATGGTGCAACAGGATGTCCGCTTGAAATCGGAGTTTCAGCGTTAATCAAGAACAGCGGCACCACGCCAACTGCTGGCAAAGTAATCAATATGTTTGGCTATGCAGCCATTGATGATACGCCAACCTATCCAGATACATTAGCCGGTACAGATGCAACCAAGACGATTAGTAATGCAAATATGTTATCGTCTGGGTTGAGACAAATAACATCTCTGGTTATAGCTGCCACTGCAAGTCAAGTAAATCCAGTGGCTTCAACTGCGTTATCTGCATTGTTTGGAGTTATGCCACGATATTGGTCTATATTTGTGGTTCATAATTCTGGACAGTCGATTAATGCCAGCGGAAACCAGGTCACCTATAAAGGCGTTTACGTTCAAGGGTAATGAAATGGATATGGCCTTTCGAGCATATTGCCTTGATTGCAAAAGATTCCACGATATTCGTACAACCCCAGGTACACCACTTATTAGGGAAATGACATCCTGGGAGTATAAACATCGTGGCCATCGAATTGAATTTAGCTCACGGAATCGCAATCTTCGTGGAGTTAAAGAATCATCTAGATGGTTGGATTTCAAAGAGAACGTCAACTTTCAATTCGCATTCCAAGCTTCTGTAAACATGACGTATACGAGTTTGGTTTCATTGGCAAGTGACACGCTTATTTTGTCTGGTGCAGAGGCTTTGGCTGTCGATAATGGTGCAACAGGTGCGCCACTTGAAATCGGAGTTTCAGGATTTATAAAGAATGGTTCAGGATCGCCTTCATATGGTCGATCAATTCAAATCAATGCAGTAGCAGCTATTGATGATACACCAACTTGGCCAGATACTTTAACCGGTGCTGATAATCTCAAAACAATAACCTCTTCACAGATTGAAGGTGGTTGTATGTATTTGATAACTTCACTGGCTGTAGCGATTACTGCTAATCAGGTGAATCCATTCGCACCAATAGGATTGACTGGTGTATTTGGCTTTATGCCTAGATACTGGACTATTTTTATTGCGCAGAATTCTGGTATTGCTCTTGCCAGTAGCGGCCATCAAGTCACCTATAAAGGCGTTTACGTACAAGGGTAACCAATGAAACCACTATTTCCATTTAGGTTGAATCGAAATAGTGTCCAGGCACCAGGATTAGTTTTCTGGGGGCCTGGTGGTTTCGGTTCCGGTAACTTGTATGATTTCTCCGGCAGTGGCGATGTTGGACAGATATTTCCTTTAGATACACCTTCTTGGGTCTTTGGTGTAGATGGTGGGCAAACTGCACTTACATATGACGGTGCAACGAGCTATACACACTTAGTTAGCTCGTCAGGATTGCTGCAAGGAACTGATGCAATATCTGTAACTTTTTGGGTTAATTCAACCGCCACATCAAGAATTCAATACCTTGCAGCAATGTGGGGTGTTGTAAATGATTCTTGGTCAATATACGCCGAGGCAACCACAGGCCATCTGCACTGGTTGATCTCTACAAACAATGCCTACCAGGCTGGTAATGAACTCGTAGGCAGCATCAATGTTATTGACGGAAAATGGCATCTTGTTATTTGCACCTACGATGGTGTAAACACTAAGATTTATGTTGATGGTCAGCTTGATGCCACACTTGGCGTAACTGGCAACATTGGAACGAATGCAAGCCAGGTATATTTCGGTGCATTGTCGGATGGATCTAACACAGGTGATTGGTTCATTGGGCACATGGATGACCCAAGAATCTACAATTACGCATTGCCACAAAATGTTGTAACGAACATGTGGAATCCAGCAACTCGCTGGAATCTACGGCAGAAGCCAAAGAAGTACGACTTCTTTAGCGTTAGCAGTCTTTTCAGTCTTACTGCAACTGACGCATTAGCAGTTGCAGAATCTGCTGTACGACTGATAACTGAACCAAGAACAACAACTGACGCATTAACGGTTGCAGAATCTGTTGTCAGAATAGGTGCATTCCATCGCACTGACACTGACGCATTAGCAATTTCAGAATCTGTCGTCAGAGCGGGTGTGTTTAATCGTAGTGTCACTCAGACATTAACGATTACTCAGAATGCCATTGAGGTAGGAGACGAATTAGCTAGTAACACTTTGACCATTACTCAAAGTGCTATCTATAAAACTCCGAATCAAAAGGCCAGTCAAAGTCTGTCGATTACAGAAACTCTCAGTCGATCTGGGAGTACATTCGGTCACAGTGCTTCGAATAGTCTCAGTCTCATAAGTGTTGCTGATTACTTCCAGTTCAAGCCGAGAAGTATCAATCAGTCGTTGACGATTACGCAATCTGCAACTGAGACTCAGTCGTCTGGCTTCTTTCAAAGTTTGACGATTACTCAAACTTTGGTTACAGCTTATGACCCGCATAGTGATGGTTCGTCTGAAAGTTTGACACTTACTCAGACGGTATCTGCACCACTGATTAGGCCGCGAAGCCCAAGTGAGTCTTTGACAATTGCACAGACTGTGCATAGTCAGAAGCTTTTGCATAGGACGATAACGCAACCACTTGTCGTAATTCAGACTACAACTGCACTTGCAAGGACTGGCATAAATCAAAGTTTGACGGTAGCTCAAGCTGTAGTTCATGCCGCTTTCAAGAGCAGACATATAAGTCAGAGTTTGACGCTAACTCATAGCGTTAGTGTTGCTTTGAATCTTGTGCGAAGTGTGACAAGCACTTTGATGTTCTTCCCTGAACATCATATACCTGATGGTACAGGTGGCTTTCTTGTCATATCAAACCTCATCTATACGATGGGTGGCCAGGGTGGTGGCATATGTTGTCCAGTGCCTGGTAGGTCGACAACAATCGTTGGTAGGTTTTCAACAATCGTATTACCTAACCCAGAGTTAGGTGATGCAGAAGCACCTGTAAGTGCTATCAAGATTCTTAGAACCATTACTGGCGACATATACACCTATGTTCGAAAGAATGCTTCAAGAAAATTGAAATACAAGTTCATAATCACTCGCAAGAAAGCTTATGAACTTAGAGTATTTTTGTTGCAGAATCTTACTCAACGAGTCAACATGACCAATTGGAAGGGTGAAATGTGGAATGTAAATTTCCTCACTGACCCTGTTGATTTGGTTGCTGAAAAACATGGAACGCCTCCATGTGGTGAGTGGTATTCGGTCGAACTTGATTTTGAAGGTGTGAGGATTAACTAAATGTCAACTTTCAATGAATCACTGACGAATACTTTGACGTTGACGCATGGCCCAGCAACGGCCAACAATCTTGTTCGGTCGTTGCTGCATAATTTATTCCCGGTCCATTTTCCGACAATTGACAATAGTCAATTTCTGGATGCTTATGGGACATTGTCAGATGCGAATAATTACTTCGATAATCGTCTTCGAAGTACACCTTGGAAACGTGCGAATAGTAACGACAAACGATCCGCATTGCATGAAGCTACGCAGATGATTGATCGGTTGAATTTTGCTGGAAATAAAACCGATCCGTCTCAAGTACATCAGTTTCCACGTGGGCCGATTGCATCACCAACCCAGATCGTTGTGAATGAATCTGGTATCCCTGTAACGTTGGCTTCTCTGGACGATGCTGCTGACACAGTGGTCCCAACTGACATTCAATATGCTTGCTATGAAATAGCTATGAAGCTAATTCAAGGATACGATCCTGACCGCGAGGCAGACTTGCTGGCCACGGAGAGTCACTCTTTTAGCGGTGTTCGCACTGCTTTCAATCGTGACTTCATTCCTGATTACATGCGTGCTGGTATCCCTAGTTTTCGGGCTTGGTCATATTTGAAACCGTTTCTCCGCGATCCAGCTGAGTGTTTCCTTACGAGAGTATAAAAATGGAACCAATTCATCCAGTTTGGGTTGGCGTGTTGATGACTGTTATGACTGGCTTAGGGGCTCTCCTGCCTAAGATTTCTGAGTGGGTCACAAACCGTAAGAAGGATAAAACGGTTCAATCCCAATCTGACATCGATTTCATTGTCAAAAACTATCGTCAACTTAGTCAAGATCAAATTGACAAATCGAACAAACTTGAATCTAAGTTGCTGGAAGTCCAGCAACGCATTCTTGATATGCAGACTGCACATATCGCAACGTTGATGGAGAACGTGAACATGAAACAGCAGATTGTTGCATTGCAAACAGAGAAGAATGAAAATTCTGCCGAAATTGAAAAATTGAAAGCAGCTAACACAATTCTCCGTTCGCAAGTCGAAGACCTCGAACGGAGAGTACCAAAATGATTCGTGTTTGTATTATAGCACAAGCAGGAACAATGTTGGTGTCGGCATTAAATGCATCAGGGTTCGATGCATTCATAGGTGATGAGCATAGTCCATGTGATGTGGTTGTAGCTGATCAGCCTATGAATCTAAACAAACCTGTTGTTGTTTACAGCAATCAACAAAACCTTGGTGCTGAAATCATTAAGGCATCTGTAACGAAGCTGTATACTCCGTTACGAGAATTGGTGAACAAGACGCTGGAGATCATTAGGACTAAATAGGTGACGCATGAATCCAATGAATTCGTTGAGCTACATCCAGAACGTGATGTATAAGCTGAAACTGGATTATGGGTTTCCGGTAGACCTCTATCGGTTCACCAGTGAAGATATTGATACAGCTACAGGTGTGATTTGTCGCACCAGAACGAAAATTGAAATTCCCTTAGCTGTTATCATGTCTGAACAAGATTCCAGAAAGTTCGCTTATTCAAGAGCCTTCATTGCGGAAAATCGTGCGTTCACATACGGTGGCTACTTTGATGTTGGCATTCGTATGTGTATCTTGGATGCGATGGATCTACCAGTTGCGTTTACACCGCTGGTTGATGACTACATGGTTGCTGAGGATATCAGATACCAAGTTAGTCATGTTACTAACCTCATGGGCGATTATGGATTCTTAATGGCCCTGAAAGAGACAAAAGGTTTGGAACCCTTTCAAGTTCTTAATATCCCTGTTTGTTCCAAGGTGTGTTTAAGGCAGGGCACTAACAATGAATGAAAACTGGCCACGGTGGATGCGAGCCTCGATGATTAAATGGTTCACGGACATCATCAAAGGGAAAGGTGTCACGTGTTATATCGAGACTAACGAGCATGTTGACAAGGATGGCAATTACATCACCAAGCAGGACAGATGGGCCGAAGCTCGTTTTAATGGGCCTATCTCTACGCCGATTACTTTGAGTACATCTCACCATCAGGTGATTGTTAACTTCTTAGTATCGACAAAATTGGATCAGGTAAACGCCTACGCGCATGATGCAACAGTTGGGATTGTTTATTCTGCTTACGCCAATTCAATTCCTGTGTTTAAGTATGGCACGGGTAAGTGTGACGACAAGAGTCTTCTTGGCTGTTTTCAACTTGAAGCGGACGATAAGAACGCTATTCAAGTAGCCCACTTCGGTCAACTGGATGTTGATGTGAAGATTACACAATCAATCATCGAAGCCCACTACAACATGTGGCTCGATCTTTAACAGGAGTTTGAACATGAAGTTTCTTTCCGGTATTCCGGTTCAGACGTTTTGCGCGTATTTCGACCTCAAGAACGCGAACGTCTTTATCTACGACGGCTACATCGGCCCCGGCCTTGCAGCTGGCTCGTTCCTCGTGAACAACGCTGGCACTGTTGCCACCCAAACCTTGACACTCAGCGCAACGGCTGTTGGTGGTTCCGGATCAACTGATTTTGATTTCCTCGGCGCAAAGTCCACAGTTGCGTGGGCTAGCACTTACACTGCTGCTGGACTCCAGGCATCGTTGGTAAGTATTCCAACAATCGGTGCTGGTGGCGTTACTGTGACTGGTACAACGGGCGCTGGTCCATTCACTGTGACATTTGCTGGCGTCTTGGCAAGTGAGCCACAAACCAATCTGATTACGGTCGACTCCGATAACAGTATGGAAACAAGCGGCTCGGCGCCAATCACTTTCGTATCGGCCGCAGTGATTACTGGTGTGTACGCATACGCGGTTGCTGCGACGACCATGTTGATCGACACCGGCACTGGCATCTGGAGCGTTGGTGACACGTTCAAGATCGTACCAACGGATACGAATCGTCTGCCTGACGACAATGTTTACACCGTCACGGCGCATACCGAGACGGATGGCAACACGACTTCGATTACATTCACTCCTGGTTTGTCCGTGGGTGTTCAGGATGATCAGTCATTGACCATCCAGCCGCACAGCCTGAACGTGAAGCTGGGCGACGGTAACTGCACGTGGACCGAGAAGAAGCCACGCGAATACAAGAAGAATCGTGGCTTCTTGGATGCAGTGCGAAACGGTGACGAAGACCCACTCGAAATCAAACTTGAGTTCGCTTGGGTCTTCATCAAGTCGTCCAGCGGTGAAGCCATCATGGTGGAAGACGCCCTCAAGCAAACCGGCCAGGCTGCTGGTTGGGTGACGGCCGGTGTCGATCCTTGCGAACCGTATTGCGTCCGATTGCAAATCTACTATGTCCCACCGTGCCCCGGCGTGGACAATGAAATCATCGACCTCGCGGAGTTCCGGTACGAAGAACTCCAGCACGATGCAAAGACCGGTATGATCGCGTGCACGGCGAAGTGCAACCTCACTCAACCGACGGTCACTCGTGTGGCCAAGGACGCGTTCAACCAAGTTATCACTCACTAACGGAGAAGTCATGCGTATCCAGGGCAAGGAAATCAAAAGTCTCAATGTTGAACTCATCGTTATCCCTCGGGGTAACGGTGAGGACATCATCTTCAAGGCACAGGCTGTGGCTGATTATGAGACTTTCAACAAGCTGTGTCCAGAACCGGAAGCTCCATGGATTATCAAGCCCGGTACTGGTCGTGAAAAGAATTACCGCGATCAGAGTTTCGTCACTGCGCTGAACAACAAAACGAGGCTTCAAACCTACTACATGTTTATCAAGTCCCTGGAAGCTACGGAAGGGCTTACCTGGGATACGATTGACATAAATCGCCCTGATACGTGGTTGAACTTCGAGAAGGAATTGCAGGATGCCGGTTTCAGTCTTATCGAACGGAACCTCATCACACAGGGTTGCATGATTGCAAACTGTTTGAATGAGCGGAAGATTGAGGAAGCACGGAACCGTTTTATACAATCGCAAGCGGTACGAGTCTCCGACGCCTCGTCCCCAGCGGACGGACAGGTGACTACGCCATCTGGCGGGCTTGCGAACGTATAGGAATCCTACCCCCTGATGTTAAGGATACTTGGGATGGTTGCGGCGCCGATTCGAAAGCTCGAATGATTGCGTATAGTCAAGTACGCGATTATGAAGAAGCCGAAGAGAAGTTACAATTTGCAAAGATTGGAATGAGGATATAATGCCTTTCATTAAATCAACACTGTTTCAGTTTGGATTTAAGAGAGAGCCTTACACGGCCGCATTCTTTAAAGCTATTCAACTTGTAATGAGGAATGCCGCGAGAGAATTTGCGAAGGCTGTACTAATCCGCGTGCCAGTCCAAACTGGATTTGCACGCGGAAGCCTTCTTAATCTTGCAGACGCTATTGGTTTGAGTGCTTCCTCTAGTCCAGAATCTTTCAGAAGGAAATTGGACAAGAGACGAATGAAAGTGTACAACGTCCCGTTGAACGGTAAGGTTTCTTACTATACCGATTCCGGTGGCAAAGTACCCAAAACACCTGAAAATGCTAGACAGTTTTCAACCGCTCCAGATAAGGTATTCACGCAAGAAGATGGCGTATTTATATTTAATTACGCCGCCTCAATCTTGTATTATGTCATCAATGATGCAAGTGCGAATCCTTATACGCCAAGTTCACCTTGGTTGAGTTTCGCCGCTGGTCACATGGCATTTATTAATTATCTGCATGAAAATTTACTGGACGATGTGCCAGCGATTTCGGATTACATCGAAAAGACGGAGATAAGAAATGGCTGATACAGTTGAAAGAATCCTGCTTGATGCCAGTGGTGTCGTCAGCGGTGCAGCACAAGCTAGTGGTGCGCTTTCTGGAATCAATACTGCATCATTCGAGCTTTCTAAAACTTGGACGCAAGTCAATGACATTGGTGAAAAATTAAAGATTGGTTTTCAAGGAATCAATAGCGCTGGTCAGCAGATACAAGGTACTTTGAAGAATACGGCACAGGGTTGGGAAGCCGTCAGCATCAAGTTAAAAGAAGCTACTAAAGAACTTGATAATGCTGGAAATGCTGCCAAGAAAACTGCCGGCATTTTTGGACTTACTGCGACCAGCATTGCTCGTTTGCTTGCAGTTACAACGATTCGTCACGTCTTTCTTGACATCGCTTCCGGTATGCGAGAAGCTGTCAAGGCTGCTGCTGAATTCCAAGCAAAAATGGGCCAAATTCAGGCCCTCAATAAAAATGTTGGTAATACGCAGCAATTAGGCCAGCAAATGGCCCAGAGAGCTAATCAGTTCAATCAGCCAATTGGTGAGGTAGCATCAGCAGCAAGACAAGGTGTTCAGTCTGGAGCCATTCAATCGGCCGGAGACATGAACACGTTGACTGAGGCTATGCGATTAGCCCAGGTGGCTGGTATATCGACTGGCTCAGCTATGTCCACCTTAGGTGGCATAATGCAGGCTTTCAGGCTTCCTACAAGTGAAGCTGCCAACACGATGAATCAGTTGTTCCATGTGGCACAACACGGTGGTGATCTTGAGTCAATTGGTGATACACTTCGCAATACAGGTGCAAGTGCTGCTCGTCTGAATATCACCTTGCCGGACATGCTTCATGCTTTCGAGCTACTCAAAGCACGCGGTTCAACCGGCGCCGATGCAATGTCTCAGTTGCAAGGCACATTGACGGGGCTTGAACGAAGAACAGCAGAATTTGATAAGATTCTTCTGAATCACGGATATGTCAGTGTTCAAGCGGCTGCGGCTGATGGCGGATTGGGTAATGTTTTAAGACTCCTAGCCGAACGAATGGATGAAACTGGCGAGTCAGCTAGAAAATTACTTTCATCGCGTCGCGCCCTTGGTACTCTGACATTAGGCGAAGAATTAAGTAGGGGAGAAAATCCTCTTAATAATCGTGAAGAGCTTGCAGCAGAAGCTGCGCGGGCTGGACAAGTCATTCGTGAGAATACTACGTTCCAGGCTGAGTTCAATAAGATTGCGACAGCATTCGCAACCGAAATTGGTCCTAAGATTCTTGATGCTTTCAAAGCATTTGGTGAATTTTCTGGACCGATTATTGCAATCGGTACTGAGATTGCTAAATGGGCACCAGTGATTGTTAATACTGTTAATGGCTTTATTATTTGGGCTGGCTGGTTGGGTAAGGTTGGCGAAGGTTTGGGCCTAATAAATCGCCAACTTGCTGGAATGACGGAGGCAACAAGGAAGTTAAATGAGGCTAGGGCAGCAAATGAAACAGCTTATAATGCTGGTCTGAGTCGTCAGCGGGAGGAAACAGAAGGCACTGCAAGGATGCAAGAACAGGTTGTTACTCAATCATTCAAACCGCAAGTAATGGAATCCCAGAAAGCCGTTGAGTCGGCGAGGGAAGCTGCAAGTCAGATGAAAGAGCAGGCTGAGGCTGCGGCTCAAGGCATTATGCATTCTTTAAGTAAAGTGCTTAGTGATTTTGAAAGCATAGCCAAGAAGGCCGAAGCAGAAATCATTAACTCTTTGAAGCGGGTTGGTGAGGCTGCCGATAAGGCTGATCAGGATGCTTTCAAGCATCGTTTGGCTACGGCAGGAAGTTCGCACATGGTTTCCCCTTTCAAGGGAAAACATGCTGGTACAGAGGCAAGAGATGCTGTTGCTTTAAATAAGCTGCAAAATAATGATTCTGCAAATCAACTTACCTTACTTCGTGATCGTACTGCAAGGGTGACAGCAGAAGTAGCTGAATTGTATAGAAAGGGCGATGATGCTAGTATCGCTTCTGCTCGCCGTAAAGAAGAAGAACTTCTACGCATTAACGACGAGATTGCTAATACCGAAGCTGCGCGGTCGAGACGTAATGCTGATTTGCAAGGACGATTGACTGGACGTGCACAGCAATATAATCCATTCAACGATGAACGTGAAGCAGGTGCAAATGCTTTAAATGCTGCTTCGGCACAACGAGAAGCTGCTTATCAGGCAATGCTAAGGCAACGTCAACAATCAGCAGAGGATGCCTCTAAGTCTCAACGTGATGCTAATAAAGAAGCATCACTTACTACAAGTAGATTTTTCCGTCAAAACAATGTTGAGCATGGTGGGGAACTTAATCCTCAGTTTGCAGGGCCTGGTGGTGGTGCCGCGTTAAATGAAAGTCTAACGCGCGGTGTAGAAAGGGTGATGGCCGAGCTTACTAGGGCTGCGAGGATTGGTCCGGATAATGCCGATAGGATGCTCAGGGCCGGGCAGATTAGTCGCGAGCAACGCGATCAGATTCATCGTGATGCGCCATCCGATGCAGATTTGAGTCGTACACGTGACGCATTGAATGCTCACGTAGACGCACAATTAGCATTACGAAATGCTATGCAAGCGCATGTCGAGATTAAGCAGAAATTTGATGCTGCTATTGCTGAAATCAAGAGCAGTGCTCAATTGATTGCACAAAGCCGATTGAATGCATCAGAAGCTAATCGAATGGAGAATAAGGGTCTAACTGATTCTCAAACGATTGGCAATGAGATTGCTGGACATACTCACTTGACGGCGTGGGACAATATCAGTCTACAAGACCAAGCTGAGTTGCGTAATGCTAAAACTGCAAATAATGCTGCTGCTTTGGCAGCACAGAGAGATAAGACGCCAGAAAACATGCAGCTTGCTGCGGCGGCGTTGGAACGTTTGCTTAACATTGCTCAGAAGATTTTCGATCAGAAGGATGCAAGGAATCCAGATCGTAGTGACTCGATGGCTGATCGAAGTATCATCAAAGAAGGAAGAACAACGGTCAGCAATCTGAGAGAAGCAAATGTAGTGCGATTGCAGGCAGAGCAGGCAGTAGTTAGAGAGATGCGAATTCAGAGTATGAATGCAGCATCTTCGATGTTTGATTCGTTGAGGGCACCTGGGTCGCCAGGAGCAACGCCAACCTCTGCACCAGCACCTGGTAGTGCGGAAGCTTTATGGGATTCTTTGAATGGTGGTGCGACTACACCGCGTGGTGCAACAGCACCAAGCCCGTCACGTATGGATGCGGACGGTAATATTGGACCACAAGCAAGTGCAGGTGGTAGTAGTGATACTGCTTCTGCTTCTCCAGGTCATGGTGGTGGCATAGCTGGTATGATAGCTACTGCTATGGATGGTCTAGCAACAGGTGCAGTTGGTCATGCAACTGCATCGCATCATCCTACGGCACCGGCATTTGCCCCAGGACCTGCTGTTGGTGTCAGTGCTAGCGGTGGTTCTGGTTCACGTGGTTCTGGTTCACTTGGTACTGGTAGTGGACCATTTGGTGCTGGCGGTCCTCAAAATTCAATAGCAGGTAATGGATCGGAATTTGGACCTGCTGTGAATTCGAGTAATCTTTATCAATCAAACTTGGCAACAGCGCAACGAATGCTTCAATATTCACCAGGTCGTGATACTGAGAATTCGCAAGATGCGATTACAGCAGTTGCTCGTATGTTTGGTGTCAAACCTGAGGATTTGTATATTCCAAAGGCACCAAATATATTGAAACCAAATGCAGATGGCACGTATACGTTGCCAAGTCCTGGCGGTGGGTCAACAACTGTTGGTGGTGGTGTTCTAACAGTAAATTCTCCAGGAGTAGGTGACAGATCGAATATCTTCAACGGTTCAGTACCTAATGAAGATGAGGAAGGATTCGCAAGCGGTGGTTTGATTGGAAATGCCTTCTCGGCTATGGGTCCAGATAATGTACGAATCAACGCTCGCGTTGGTGAGTTCGTTATGAATCCAGATTCGAGTCGTCAGTTTTATTCCCAATTGGTTTCAATGAATCGTGGAGATTCGCCAAGAGGCGGTGGATACGCCACGGGTGGTACAGTCAACAACAGCATCGGTCACATGAACATCAATGTGAACGGTGCAGATAGTCCAGACAAAACTGCGCGTGCAGTTTACAGCAGAATACGTCGTGAACAGCGGCGTGGTAACATCTAACTCGGAGAATCAAAATGATTCAATCGTTTACGATGCAGCAACAGGTCGAGTTCACGGCCAAAAAGGATCGTGACCTTGGCAGTCGTCTGCGTTTCAATAACCCCATCTGCATGGAACATTTGCGTGGTGGCAAGCTCTTGGGAAGGCACTTCACCAAGAATGACATTACGAACGAAGGCGTGAATACGCTGTTCAATGTCATGTTCAACACTGCGACGCAAATTGCCAATACGTCGTGGTACATCGGATTTATCGCTAACTCCGGCTTCTCGGCTTTGGCCGCTGGTGACGTGATGGGCAGTCACGCTGGTTGGACAGAATTCACAGCGTACTCGCAATCTACTCGCGTTGCTTGGGGTTCTGGTACTGCTTCCGACGGTGTGCGAACAGTGACCAATGCCAGTGCAGCCGTGTTCAACATCAATGGTTCTGGTGGCACGATTTATGGAATCTTCGTGTGCAGTAACAGTACCATCTCCGGTACGACAGGTAAATTGTGGGCGACGGCACCTTTCGGTTCGCCTGTTCCTACAAGTTCTGGTGATCAGTTGAACATCACCTACACAACGTCTGCGTAATCGGTTTGTAACCACCGGGTGGTCGTAAGGCCACCCGGTATTTTTCTAAGGTGCTAATATGGCGACTCTGAATATTTCGGTATCAACGTCGCTCAACTTGACTCAAATTGAGATACCACCACGACCGCCTCAACGAGTTTTTACATTTTTAGTAATCACTCAGGTTGCCAGGATTAGTAAAGGTGTATTTGATTTTGTTGAAGCTTTAGTGCTTCAACAAAATGTGCAGCCAGCGTTGAACTTACATTTATCTGTAAGTTCAGCATTAGGTATTTCTCAATTTGCACCACGACACACGCAATATTTTGATCTCAGTAACGCTCTGTTCTTGACTCAGATTGGCGCAAGCGTCAATCCACAGTACGGTCGGAACATATTAGTAATCAGTCAAAATGCTAAGCCTAGTCGAGCCGTAGCAAATGCATTTGCATTAGCACAAATTGCCCATCCGACTTTGATTGTTAATCGGTCGGATTCGCAAGCACTTACGTTAGTATCAGTAGCCGTATATTTTATTACGGATGCTGTCAACAGTTACAATATAGCTGTACCTGATACTACTCTTCCAGTAGGAATAACGTATAGTTGTGGTGCTTTGAATCTGCGTCTCAAGGCACCTGAACTTGGTAATATTGACAGGATAGAATTCTTAAGAATCCAACGCGAAACTCGCGGCGGCGATTTAGAAATCTATTCTGATCCAGTTTGGCCGATCATTGAAACATTGGTCTGGACGTTCAAGAACATTAGCCGTATTGATGCAGCCAACACATTGAATTTCCTTGAACAGACTGTCGGTCAAACTATTGAATTGATCGATTACGAAGGCAATGTTTGGACTGGAATCATTTCAACTCCGGCTCCAGATGTGAAATGCACTAGCGACATGAATTGCGGGTCTTACGACGTAACCATTGAGTATCAAGGTGTGTTAGAATGAGAAACATCAGTGCGAATGCAATGGCCCAGATTACTACGGCACGCGGTGGCGAACCGTTGATCGTTGTGGAATGCATCTGGGATGGCGCCCACAGTTGGTTCTATTGCGACCGTGGTGCATTTTTTGATTTGCCGCAATTAGAAGGCAAGATTCTTGAGCTTGGTCACCTTGAAGATGTAGTGTCTATAAGCGGCTCTTCTTCTTCACAATCGATTACTATCAAACTTGATGATATCGACCAGACGATTAAGAATCTCTATAATGTTATAGATTTTCATTTTAAGTTGGTTAATGTCTATCAATGGTTCACCGAACTTTCATTCGATGACAAATTCATCATTTTTGAAGGTTACGTCAATACTCCAATTGCGTGGAGCGAGAAAGATCGTACACTGAGTTTTGAGGTAATCTCTAAAGTCGAGGATCAAGAAATTGGATTCTCGGCCGAAGAAGGTGATTTCCCCACACTACCTGATGATTTAATCGGCAAAGCTTGGCCATTGCCTTTTGGTTCACCGTTGAAAGTTCCGTCTCTTCGATTTGATATTGTGTCCAGTGCGATTATTATGGATAGTTTTGGTGTTCATGATCCAGCACTTAATGCACAACTATTCAATCTGTTTCAACAGGAAAGTGCTTTCTCAGCTAATCAGACAACGAAATCATTACAAGCTGCTGATGTTCAAGCAAAGGCTGGCACTGATGCAGAAAATGCTTTTACATTAGCACAAGTTGCATTAGATTTAAATCGTCTTAATACAGCGACCGCTGATACGATTGCTTTGGCAGTGATTCAAGAGGAAATCGATTTAATCACACAAGCTGGTGGGTCGCCTAGTGATGAGTTGACCCAGGCAAAAAAAGACGCAGAAGACAAAATTACTGCCGATTCTGCTGCTGCCGATGCCGCAGATGCCGCTAATAGCAAGGCATTAACAGATGCTATTCAAAAAGCTGATGATGTTAATCTTGCTACCAACAATGCATTATTGAAAGCAGATGCTGATCAAGGTAATACAATAAATAACGACCTTGGGAGGCTTGAACGTCAACTTGGACAAGAACAGAGTTTTGAAATAACGTCAGTGACGTTATTTAATGGAAGTACATTCCCACAAAATCAAACAGCATTGATTGAAGTTGGACCATTGATTTTAACAGTTACAATTACGCCTCGTAATAATAGTGATGGTCGTGGTGATTCCACTATGACTATCATATCAGTTGCCAGAAAGGTTCCTGTCACTTATTCATATTCAGGTGGTCAGATTGGTATCTACAATTTCTATGGAAACTTAGAAATTGATCAACCTGCAACTCCTGTCAGTATAACTGTGCATGGTGGTGGTTTTGCTTTTATCAAGGCTGGCACTGCAATCAAATGGTTAAGTCCGCTCCCTACACGATACATTGCAGCGATGCTGCCTTGCACTGTTGTAGGTTTGTATGCGACGCGAGATTTCAATCAAACGAAATTGTTGACGAGCATCCCTAGTGGTGGCACTGGTGACACATTAGGTAATATTACTGCTGCAACACCATTTGGTGAAATTCTTGACGGTAGTAATCCGTTCGTTGGTGTGAATACTGCATTAGCAGGATTTGCAGCAGGTGACAATATTTTGACACCTGGTACAGGGTTACCCAACAATCATTATTATGACGTATCTATTCAACAGTTCGGCGATTATGATGTCGCACCGTTCTTAGCAACAGTCATAACATTGGTTCGACCAATGACGTATTGGGACGAGGGTTGGGAAGATACAATCTATGCCGACCTGATTTCACCAGTTGGTCCAAATACTGTTGATATCATTACTTGGTTGATTCAAACATATACCAAGTTTGGTATTGATTCAGCAAGTTTTGCAACAGTACGTGCTCAAGTAAATAATTTTGCTAGCCACTTTTGCTTGTTTGACAGAAAAAATATCATTCAAGTTTTAGGTGAGATTGCATATCAAGCACGATGCGCAATTTGGCTCAAGAATCGTATATTCTACATGCGATACTTGGTGCCTGAGCCGGATGCTGTTGACACGATTACTTTGGATGATATCATCTTTGGTTCTCTTGAATTGGATTGCACGCCTACGGAGAATTTGGTCACGAAATTGATGGCCAGTTACAAAATGGATTACGGTCCACTTCGTGATAGCGAGAAAGGAAGCGGTACAGATAAGGTCATTCTCCGTAATAACCAAGGAAAGTATGGTCTACATATTCAGGATTATGATTGGTATTCGTACAATAATCCTAGTATGGTTGATTTGGCTGCAACCTTCTGGTTGATTCGAAAATCCAATACATGGAAGTTGGTAAAGTTCAAGACACCATTGCACAAACTTCAATTGGAATCGTTTGATCCTGTTGCAATTAACTTTGCAAGTAATTGGGTTTGCACAGGGATGATTACTGGTTTGATAAACAGTACGCATCTTAATTCTGATACTATGGAAATTGAGTTTGAAGTATGGATGCCTGTGCGGCTTGGTGAAATGACTCAGTATGATTTTGCATGGCCAGTGGATAGTACGTTCTTATTCTATCCTACTATCCTTGATCAACCAGGAAGCAGCGGGCCAGGTATCACAGCGAGTGGTGATATTTCATCTGCCAGACCATCTGGTGGAACCACATTCCCTATGAATAAAGGAATTAGGCAGGCTATTGATTCCGGTAGCCCTACTCCTGGTCAGACAGAACCACCTGAGAATTCACCACCGGCACCAATTACACCAATGGGTAATCTTGATGGTCGTACTGATCCAGGATTCTTGCCATTTCAGCCAACACCGACTGATCCTGTAACAGGATTAGTTCCACCTGCGGATGCAACAGCACCTGCTGATTCCACATCGACAGCAGGTACGACGACGAAAACGCCAACAGTTACATTTCCAGCACAGATCGTGTCTGGACCTACAACTGCTGGTACTCCACCGCAACCAGGGTCTTATGTAACTCAGGCTTATACACAAGGACTTACGCAGCCACCGATTACATGGACCGCAGTTGATGCTTCCTATGATGCAGAAAATAATTCTACACCAGTGGAACCAGATACATGGGTCATGGTATGTCAATTAGTTTGGACAACTGGTGACGCAGGTGCAGCAGCGGCAGCAGCGGCAGCTTACGCTGCTGCTATGGTCGCATCACAACAAGCTTTGAAGAAAGCACAACAAGCTAGTGCCGCATCGGCTACTGCTACTGCTTTTGCTAATGCTAATCCTGGTAACAGTGGTGCCCAGACTGGAGTACAAGCAGCACAACAAGCAGCAACGGATGCATTAGCCGCAGTACAGTCTGCTTCTGATGTTTTGACTGCTGCTGCTCAGGCTTTTACATCTGCAAGAGTTCAGACTAATTCTTCGTACTTATTTGTACCCGGAACACCTGGTGCAAGTACATTCCCTGGTGTTGTTCAGAGTGGTTCTGGCTCTGGACCTTACGTTGTAAACGTCTATATGGAAGGTCTCAATGGGACACCACAAGTCGTTAATTTCGTTAAGCAATTGCAGATCACAGGTGACAATGTACCTGCCGGTACCTGGGCATTGATTGCTAAAGGTACTAAAAAGGATTCTGGTACTGGAAAAGGTTCAAACGGTAATCCATCAGATGGTGGTCCTAACAGTGCAGTAGAGTACACGATGCAGGTGCCCGTGTGGGTCGGCTAATTTCAAGCAGTACACCAGAATTAATCTGGTGTACTGCTTGGTCTGGGAGGTATAAATGAATCTCGGCGATCCAATTAGTCCCGATTCACAGACAGTTTCTGCTGGTATACTTGCACGCATGTTTAAAGCATTGTCTCAACATGGTTATGTAGACCCCCTACATGCACCAGAATCAGAACCTTTTATTTTGTCTCCCTTTAGTTCCTCACCACTGACTGGTCATCTGTTTACCACTCAAAATGCTAGCAATGCACTAGCTATTGAAGGTGGATTTGGAATGAATACTGCCAATGCTGAGTCATACTTTGGCAAAAAAGGTACAATGCTTAGAAGGCGTGTTAGAATCGACAAATGTCCTTGGCCGGATGGTCAAACGGATATTCGACTTCGTGTTACAGTGTTGTATGCATCTAGCTTTGGACCAGATGGTATCCTACCAACATCAGAGCAATTTGGCCCCACTATTTTCTACTGGAATAGGAACACCGTATATAGTTTCGGTTGTGGTCCTGTTAATTTTACCATCCAAGCATTCGGTGTTGGCCCTGGACAACCATCAGTAATCACTGATATAAATCCTTATACTCAGTCATTTGTAACATTAGATACAACAACTGGTCTTGAAGGAACTTATTGGTATACACCACACACTAGACACCATATGTTACCATGTCCGCAATGGAGTGCACATCAAATTAATTTTCCAGGAGATGCTTCTGGATTTTATGAAACTGCTGGTAACTTTGTTGGTGCAATAGGTGTAGTGTATTCTGTAGGTTATGAAGTTGAAGCAGTCGGCTGGGATTCTGGTTACGATGATGATGCATCTTGGCACGCTGGGACTGATGCTGATCCGTATGTCGATGTTAATGGTACACCTGAGATACCTAATAGCTTCGAGTATCCAAGTCCGCCTCCAAGTCCTTACGATACCGGGATATCACCATGAATCTTCCACCTGGTGCAAGAATGGTTGGCTTCGACATTGTGTTTCCATGTCGAGGTATGCCACCGAGATTCAGTGAGCCGGGTTATGTTCGGGACCCATCCGATCCTTATCGGTTTGTCTTGGAATATAAACCCTGCAAGTTTCGTCAAATTGGCATCCGTGTCAAATGTCCTTTGGGAAGCAAAATCGTTGATAGTTGTTCATTGATCGGACTCTATGTGAATCCGAGTTACTGTCAGACTTGTACAAAACGGGAGATTTAACATGAAGTTTTTGAACGGTCAACCAGTCGCTGCTTGCTTGGCAGCTGCGTTGCCTCCATATGATTTCTACGCCGACGTGATCAAGATGGTGAATTACGGTACCTACACCGATCCGAATCGTGGTACCACCATCAGCACCAGGCAGGAAGTCGAACTCAATTTCGATGGTCTGCGTACTCGCGTCATGACTGATCCGGCTGGTCTGCAAGAAGTTCGCGTCGACGTGACTCTTGACCTCTCTGTCAGCGGCGGCAATTCGAATTTGCCAATCGCAGTTGTTCCGGCCGGCAGCAAGGTCAAGTTGGCGGCTTTCAAGATTCTGACGGCAGTCACCAGTGTCACTGGTACCTCCCTCGGCATCGGTCTCGAAGGCTCGGCGCCACACTCTCTGTTGGCTGGTGCTGCTAACTTGGCAGCAGCATATCAGATTGGCAACGTCCCAGGTGACGCTGCAAGTTTGAATGCAAGTCAAGTGACTTACAGTCTGTGTTGCCTCTTGACGGGCACACTCGAAACTGCCACAGTCGGCATCGTTCGCTGCATCTTGGTGTACGAGACACCACCAACGCTGTAATCAATAAGGGCCGTGGAATCGTTCCACGGCCTTTTCTTTTCCCAGGAGGTAGAGATGAAATCTTACATCAAACGCCCGAAGGCTGAAAAGCCACATGTAAGCTTTTCGGGTGTGTCTCTGGCTGAACGGTATGGATTCCCTGTGCCAGGTTCTCATCCTGTCAATGTGGCAATCATCAGCCTTGGTGGTGGTTACGCTTGGGCTGATATCGTCGCATACTGTACACAGTACGGTTTGCCGCGTCCTGATGTTCGTGATTATTCCGTCGATGGCGCCAAGAATGATTATACAGGTGATCCCAATTCTGCCGATGGAGAGAATGCTCTCGACATCCAGAATATCATCGGCGCTACTCGCGGCAAAGTCGGCATTCGAATCTTTTTCGCACAAAACACGGACGACTCTTTTGCCAACGCAGTCGCAGCGGTTGCAGCGATGGACACCTGTGTTGCTTGCACAATCAGTTGGGGTTCCGATGAAGCCAACGGCGACAACACGGCAATGAATCTCGCGATTCTTGCGTGCAAGAATCTTAACATTCCTGTTTTCGTTGCATCCGGTGACAACGGCAGTACCGATGGTGATCCAGGTTCGAACGTGGATTTCCCGGCAAGTTCGCCACACTCGGTAGCTGCTGGTGGTACATCCATCACTACCGACGAAGAGGCTTGGGCAGATGGTGGTGGAGGGATTTCCAAACTCTACACAAAACCAGCCTATCAGTCTTTGGGCACAATGCGTGGTGTTCCAGACATGGCTCTGGATGCTGATCCGAACAGCGGATATCCAATCGTGATCAAGGGTGTTTGGAACACCTTTGGTGGCACGTCGGCTGTTGGTCCAATGTTAGCTGGTGGCGTTGCGTGTGTTGCAAGCAACACGACACAACGTATCAAGAATTTCATCGAGACGGCCTATGCGTCTAAATTGATGACCGACATTACCAAGGGTTCTAACGGTGCTTATAAGGCTGGCCCTGGTTATGATTATTGCACCGGTCTCGGCGCGCCAAACGCTGCATTCTGGGCACAATTCAAAAAGCTGTAAATCACTGACGAGTGAAAACGAAAAAGGCCATGTAGCAAGATGCTACATGGCCTTTTTCGCTACCGTTTTATAATCGGTATCGGTTTCGGAGTTATGACTGGTATTTCCTCATACACAATCATTCCGAGCATAATGATTACGAGTATCCATCTCATTGCGAACCTCCCTTTACTTGGGAAGCGCTGGCGCCTCATTCGGGAATGGCTGTTCGGAAAGCGGACGATTCGATAGCGGCCGTTCGGGCAGAGTTCGACGTTCGACCGGCGGAATCTGTTGCTGCGACCCATGTTGCAGTTGTAACTGCCGTTGAACTTCATTGTCGAACTGCGATTGGCGCTGGCGGTCGGTGTTGAGCTGGTTCATTGGAGCGACCTGAATCGGCTCAGGCGTTGGTGCGGCTTGAAGCGGTGTCGTAGTGACGCCATCGTTGCAGCAACACGATTGCTGCGTCGCGACCTCTTGGTAATACGTTACCGGAGATTCATAGCCTGCACGCTGGGAGCGTAGCCAGTTGAGAATCGGACCTGCTTCCACGTCGATGCAGGTGATTCCCAAAACAACGAGCGCAAGAAACCATTTCATAACGGTACTCTCCTGCGAGAAACTAAGCAGTATCTCAGGAATCTAAATTCTCGCGTCTAGATTCCAGTTGCGTGGGATTCGATTCTTTAGCCCTTCGGCTCATACTCTATTATAACATAAAATTCCGCGCTTGTCAAGACCTATTCCAAAATAGTTCGGATTTTGATTCGATTCTTATGCCACTTCTAAACACTCACGGCCCTTGTCGCTGTGCGCGAAATCGATCATCTCGTGGACTTCCTTCATGATTCGCATCGGGATTACGCGGGCATTATCAGACCTGCCATCGTCGATGGCTTTCAGCAGACCGATGTAGCGATTCCAAACATCAGTCTTGTTGCACTTACTGAACCCTACTCGAATCTGGCCATTATCAGCGTAAGCCAGCACAACGGCGAATGGGTGTTTGTTTGCAGCGTGACGAACGTACCGAATGATGAATCGGTGATTCTGACGCCATTGCTCGAATCGCTTTTTACACTCAGCGATATGTATTTTCTTGTTGTTGTCCATGTTAGACTTCTACCTTTCTTGCCATGTAATCATTTCCGATTCGATTCCTGAGCGTGTCCGCTGTTACTCTATTATAACATATTTTTAACGGCTTGTCAATAGCAATGTTAAAATAAATGTTAGAATGATTCGATTCAAAACGAAAAGCCCGCATAGAATTCTATGCGGGCTTATTTTATAGGACCCACGTGAAGGATTCGATACCTCCAACTTAAACCCTTTTGTATCAGGGTGCCTCTGCTTTTGGGCTACCGTGGGTCTCGAAGCGGCGTCATCTCCATGAAGTGGAAACTACCGCTAACTGCTCAGCTAGGAATCGAACCTAGGTCTCCTGGTTAACAGCCAGGCATACTACCGATTGTACTACCGAGCAATACAGTGGACCTGGAGGGAATCGAACCCTCAATTTCGGAGTGCAAATCCGATGTTTTCCCGTTAGAACTACAAGCCCATAATCTACATTCGGGATAGACAGAATCGAACTGTCGACTCGCGGTCCCAAACCGCGTGCTTGGCCTTCAAGCTATATCCCGTGATTACCTCGTGTGGGTTTCGATCCCACCTACTCAGGGTGAAAACCTGATGACCTCAACCAGAAGTCGAACGAGGCGTAAAGGGAACTCCTGGTGGGACTTGAACCCACTTCGGACCGAAGTCCTACCGAGATTAAATCTCTGCATTTCCCTAGGATCTTACTAGGCAGGAGCATAGATTGGGAGGATCACCGTCCTATACGACATGGACCCTGACAAGGTCCTCTCGATTCGTAATCAACGTGGTGGTATAGACCCGCCGACGCTTTTACCCACCGCTGGCCCTACCGGCTGCCTTGTCAAAGGTAAGACGATAGGGCATGAGAGCCGCGTCTCAGACTCGAACTGAGGACCTGGGGTTTACAAAACCCCTGCTCTTCCAACTGAGCTAACGCGGCAAATCCCCTAGACACCGAGTCTAGGGGAGGGAGCCGAGATGAAAGAACCTTTTGGGGACTTTCAGTGTGACTGGCGGGAGTCGAACCCGCTTATACCAGATTCACAATCTGGTCTCGCACCTTTTTGAGTTCAGTCACCACAGGATTAGAAGACCCAAGTTGCCTTAGGTTCTTCTAGTTCCTTCAATACGTCGTCGATATCTGCTTTCTTCATAACGGCGAAGATTACAGACTCGGCAAGATGATGATCGCCTGTGTAATCTATGTGTGCCAGAAACTTTCTGAATTGAAGTCTGGTACGCAGGGTTGGGTATTTAGCTTGTCGCAAGACTTCCTTTTTGGGTTGCTTGCAATGATCAAGATAGAAGCTAGCAGCTTCCATACCCAATCCGATTAAGGCGAGTACGAGTGTAATGGCAATTTCCTTTCTGTCACTACCATTGGCTTCGGCGTAAGCGTCGAGGAACAAGTCCTCAAGCATTTGGCGTTTCCTCTCTGTACTTTTTCAAAATCGATTCCAGCATGAATTTGCGGAAATCATTATTGATTGGGAACGACACGTCGAAGTGCTCTTCTTCCTTGAATTCCAAAAGCAATCCACACTTGCCACAATAGCGGCAATCGAAAGTATTCTTTCGTTTGCACTTCGGGCAAGGTGTTGATGCCTTCTTAGAAGGCATCGCGAGGAAAGGTCCATCTTTAAGTTGCAGCAGTCTCAAGTCCGTGACTGCGAAACTGTTCTCGAAGACCACTGTCACGAATGCCAGTAACCGGCTGTCCGGATATTGCGGCTTTCTGATGGTAATCTCTGTGATCTTGATGGGGGATTCGTAAGCCATTGTTATACCTGATAAGGTGTAACGCAAGCTTCCTGGTTAGCAAGCAAATCAAGTAAGCCCAGGATTCTAGGAGTAAAACTCCTGTAACATCCGACGATAGACCTCAGCCGTGACTCGTGCATCATCTGTCGCATCGTGCGCACTTGTGCGTTCAATACGAAGTTGATTACACAAGTAACCAAGGTTCACCTTCGGATATGGGTAAGGCAACCCGCGAATAGACGCCAGATCGTTCAAGAAGACCGCGGTGCTTTGAACGTCACGAAACTGTGAGTCGATACACATTTCGAAGGTCTTCGGCCCCAACCATTCCTTAATCATTTCTCGATCAAACGGCCAGTTCGCTCCAAGAGGCATGATGCGTTTGTTGAAGCCGAGTTTCTGACGCTCTACCCACTCAACAAACAAATCGCAGCCTTTGTCCTGATCTACCGCTCTCAAGATAAGTTCCGCCAACCTGCGTCTGTTGCAATCCATTGCCGCAGGGTCAGCATTCTCGGGCCGATTCGGCGCCATGTCTAACAAGAACGGAAGTCGCGCAGCATCCGGTTGAAGTAATCCGTCAAGCGGAATTACAGCAACTTGTATGACTTCATGCTTACGCGGATCAGTTCCCGTAGTTTCAGTGTCAATGGCACACAATAGGTGGCCATTGAGATGTTTCATGAGATGCATGTTAGTTCTCGATTATTATTGGGAACACGCAATGGCAATCGCAGCATTCATACTCGTATTCAACACGCCCTAGAGTTCTGTATTTACTCAATTCGAGCGTGTTGAATTTGTGGCAACGAGGACACGGTGGCTTCGCTAAGAACAAAAAACCGAGGACGATGACGAGCACTAATACTGCACCAGCTCCGATTAATGCCATTAGTAAGCCTCTTTAATCCAGAGATATTCAATCTTGTCGCTACGAGTGTCCATGTCCTCGCGACCAGCCACGACGCTTGTTTCAGTCTTCGTGGCCATCGTAGCCATCTTGTCTTTGCGATCCCAAGAATGTATGTTATCCCATGGCATCTTGGAATAGGCTTCATTCATGTAGCCTGACAAGGCTACAAATCCTTTAGCCTTGAAAATCTTGTCGAGCAGTTCCAGGTGATCTTGCTTTGTGAACCCTACTGCATAGATATTGTTTTCATAGTACGGTGGATCACAGTAGAACACCGTAGTTGGAGAATCGTAATCCTTAAAGCATTCGCGGAAGTCCAGGTTCTCCACCTGCACATCTTGGAATCTTTGATGAACCTCAGCAAAGCATTCGAGATTCTCGAATATCTTTCGACTAATGGGTGTCGAGGGTCCTAGGATTCTGCCAAAGAATTTGCCACGACAAGCGAAACTTGTCTGTACCATGTAGTACCAACGAGCGGCACGCTCTACATCGTCTTGGCAATTTTCCCAGGTGGCTTTGCACCACATGAACTCTTCACGAGCATGGACGCAGAGTTTGATTCTCTCTGTAAGTTGATCCAGAAGAATAGGATCGCGAATACAGCGGTAGAAAGCGACGATACCAGCCCAGCGATCATTGAAGACATCCAACTTGGATGGTCGTCGATTAAGTGTGATAATACCAGTGCCACCAAACACATCCACAAATACGTCACCAGAAGGTAAGAGCGGTAAAATTTGTTCAAGAGATTCTCGTTTGTTTCCGGGGTAGTTGAACGGTGAGCGGACATACGCTTCTCTCGTAACTGGAGTGTCATCGAGATCAGCGTATATCCGCATCAAGTCTTCACTCATTGGGTTCTTTCGTCCAAAATGAATGGCAGAAAAGTCATCACGGTCGCGTGATATTCCTTGATGCCTTTGTCGTTGAGTAAGATTCCTTTCCACTTACTGTAATCTTCGAGTGGATCGTCAGCACCGTCCGTAACCTTTGGTTGGTCTGGACGGTCAATACGATAAACCCAGCCACCACGATTCACGATATATTCCGCTTCCGTCGGGAATCGTAAATCATTGATGAAGAGATAATCCACCTTTGGTTGGTTGAAAAGGAATTCAGACCAAACCCAATCGTGGTCGTTCGTGCGAATAGAATTCCCAATGTGAATCCATAAAGCACGAGGAGTGCGATTGATCTTAGAAAGAATTACTTCCTTCTCATCATAGTGCTTATCGTAGTAATGCTTGGGTTGAAGACCAGCCCAACCGAACAACTGATAAGCAATGTCCTTCACCTTGTCAGCAAAGCCCACCACCATGATATTACAGCCAGGTCTCTTCAACCGAATTTCCTGACTGAGGAATCGTACCGCAGTATCCTTGCCGACGTTCTTCCTATGACCAAACGCGATTATCTTCATTTGATTGTCCCTAAGAACCAATAACCGTTTGTCTCTTCCACAATCAATCCAGGGTCGTCACCGCAGTGGCAACCAAAGAAACGATTATCTGGAAGTTTGACGTATTGAGCAATTAGATTATCAAATGCGTACATTAGACAATCTTTATCTACCTGGTTGAGACTCTTGAAGGTGTCGTTGATACTCATGGTGATCACCCGTTGTTAGGTACGAGTTTATCATCTTTACATACCAACGCAAATTTAGCAGGGGCACCTTCTTCGGGCTTCGTGAATGAAAGATTACCAACCATGACGATGTTATTGGTCCCTCGACCCTTTGGATACTGTCTTGGTAGTTCGCGGCCAACCTTAATTTTTGGCCAACTTTGTACCGTGTCTGGTGGTAACCAAGTTACAAATTCATTGAAGAATGTTCCATATGGGACAGTTTCTCCTGGACAGTAGAAACATTTATCTTCAAGAAACATTTCCAAATGACTCTGAGTAGCAGCTACTGCTCGCAGTTTCTCGTCAGTTGAAATTACTGGAACATTCAAACGATCATTCGAATCTGGAATCTCTAGGTTCAACAAGGCAGCGATGAAATCTGATGCTTCTTTCTCCAAAGATTGCAGAATCGCTTTCTTTGGAATCTTATCTTGTGGCTGTAGTTCATCTACATAACACACGACAACACGAGTATCACCACCCATCACCGGACACGCCATGTAATCATTCGCATTTTGAATCCAATGCGTAGTATTGACTACATCGTAAGGTGTCTGGTTTTTCGCATGAATGGGAAGTTCGCGTGCCGTGACCCAATCTTTGATTCGGTTATACGCAACTTTACTTTGTCGCATATCCGTTTCTTCGATTGCACACAGAATTGCATACTCCAATTCACCATTGAAACCTGCTGCGTTCGTTAGTGCATTATCTGCACGCACGACGCCAGATGTTACAAGGCATTCTCGGATTCCTTCGTATAAGATAGATTTTCCACTATCTTGTGGCCCATAGAAAAACAGATACGGTAACGGTTGCATCGGTTCTTGAAAGAGTGATGCTAACCAAACCTTGAGATAATCGGCACCCGTTAAGATTCCTGCTGACTTTGCCCATTGATTCTTAGAGATAGAATCATTGAGACTTTTTCCACAATGATTAAGAACTTTCAACCATGTTGGATAAGTCAGAGTATCTGAGTTTGATGGTCGATACTTCAATTGTGGTGCTTTTCGATTCCATTCATGACCCTCAATTGTCTTCGGATATTCTTCTTCAAAAGGCCGACAAACAATTTGCCAAGGTCGTGCGATTGCTGTGCCCATAACAGCTTGAGCTTGTTGAGCTTTCAAACCTATGGTACCCTTGAGGAAATCAAGAATATTGACTCTTGGTTCTTCTCTCCAGTAGCGTTCAGATTTTATTACCCAACCTAAGTCTGAACCACCAGATGAGATTATATGACGAACTGATTCATCATAGTTACCGACATCTTGCTCAGTTGAAGATGCAGTATTACCTGAAAAGATTTTCACCCAAGAACCCTTCTCAGCAACCCAATCAGTCAGTTCTTCTGGACGGTCTTGTACAGTCTTCTCGAAAGAGACTATATAACGACCATCTTTGTGATCCTTAATCTTAGTCTGGCGACTGTTAGCCCAAGATGGAATCTTTATATTCAATCCGAGAAGAAGGGCTGCTTTACTTGCAACTTCCGCTTCTCGAAAGATATAACCTCCCGTTGGATGCTCAACGCCAGAGTACGAGCGGCACGCAGTTGAGAGGTCAAGTTCTCGATTGAGATAACATCGAGTCCATCCTTGCCCATCTTGGTCCCACGTCGATTCTTCGGCAACGCCCGGAGTATACCGTCGCACAACCCAAACGCCTCGTCTAAGCGGGTACGCAAAGCAGTTATGGTCGGCACCGTAATTTTCACCTTTCGCATTGGTTTTGAAAACCCCTTTCAAGCCGAGTTTTTCATGAGCCTCGCGTAAGTGGATTGTGTGCGTAATCAACATGTGATGGTCTTGCTCCCACCAACCACATGCTTTATTTTCATGCAAGAAAGCGATCAGCTTTCTATGTTCTTCATCAAGTGGAGTCCTAGATTTCTGACCAGTGATTTCTTCGAACATATCCTTCAATGCAGGATTAGCATTCGGGTCTTCGATGAATTGTGGTACAGTTTTACGACCCGCTCCACTAACGACACGAACATGATCCTTCCAATTAGGAGGAATCTCTGTAAGTTCTTGCCCTTGCTTAACTAACTTGAGTCCTGGAGTCCCAGCCATCTTACGATGCCAGACCCACATGTTGCCACCACATGTATCAACTTTCGATTGAAAATCGAAACCTGTGATTGAGGCCATCATGCCAAGGATCGCACGTGCAAGTGCCGCGTGTTCGTCGTGGTTCTTGGTTCCAACTGGAGTCACGAATACGTAAAGGTGAATACCTTTACCGGATGTTGACAAGCGGATCGTGACCCACGGAATCTCAGATACGACTTCTTTGAGTTTTTGAAGCTCAACGTCAGTCATCTTTTTAGCGTGTTTGTCTGAGTGGCCAGTCATGGCGTCAAAATCGTATGCCACCCAACGCGACATTTGATTCTGCCAATCCCAACCAGTCATACCTACACCTTCTGCGTGCGTGTATAGGTCGGTGTGGACATCGGAATCATTATCTTCTGGTACTGTCTTCGCGTTGCGTGGAATCCGAAAATGACTCCAGGTGTGCTCGCCATCTGTGTAGCTGTGATACATCCGACCTTTGTAATCCTTGTCGGTCCTTTCGCCACCATCCTGGGCAACGTTGAACTGTACCTCCATTCCTTTGTTGTACAGTGCAGCCAAGTCTGCATGAGTCTTCTTGACCAACAGATTCTTAATCGCCTCACTACGCTTCATTTGAGCGGAATCTCCGTAGGAATCGAATCAATTGCGGCTCTAAAGAATGCCCTCATAATAATATACTCTAACACAGCGTATTTTACCATAATTTTCTAGCTTATTATTATTACCTGCCCTTATTCTTCATACGGGAAGTATAAAAAGAGAAAAAAGGTAATACATAAAAGAGATAGAAAAGAGAGCAATAATAATAAGGAAAATAGCGCCATTATTATTCCCGTGCGCGTGGACCCGGCGGAAATATTCTTTTAGTAAATTTTAGGTCGCTGGAGTATATTATTATGGAGGCGCTTTCTAGCGTTGAATCAAATCGATTTGATTCCTGTTTCGATTCTTAGTTTTCTTCTCTGGAGAAGTCCGTTATGTCCAAGCATCTGAAAGAAATCCCGCTGAAACAGATTCGCGAGAATCCTGTTGCGCTGCGTGGCGTCAACCGCCAGACCGAGCAGTACCAGGGTCTTCTGGAATCCGTGAAGTCCAAGGGCGTCATCAATCCCATCGCTGTGCGCGAAGTGAAGGACGCCACGACCGGCGAGATGTTCTACGGCATCATCGAAGGTTTGCACCGTTACACTGCATCGCTTGACGCTGGCAAGGAAACGATTCCGGCTCAAGTCCTCAACATGAACGACGCCGAGGTCCAGGAAGCACAGATCATCGGCAACATCCACAAGATCGAGACGAAGCCTGTCGAGTACAGCAAGGCGCTGCAACGGCTGCTCGGTCAGAATCCTCTCATGACGTTCCATGAACTCGCGGGCAAGCTCCACAAGAGCGACACGTGGCTCAAGGAACGGCTCGGCCTCACCAAGCTCAACGGCAAGATCGCCGAGCTGGTCGATTCCGGCAAGATCAACCTGTCCAATGCCTACGTTCTCGCCAAGCTGCCCGAAGACGAGCAACCCGCGTTCGTTGACCGCGCCATGCAAATGACGCCTCAAGAATTCGGCGGCACCGTCCAGGCCCGCAAGAAGGAACTCGACACCGCGCGTCGTCAAGGTCGCCAGGCCCAGGCCGAAGGATTCGTCGCCGTGGCTCGCGCTCGCAAGACCGCCGAGATCAAGACCGAGTTGGAATCCCCTCAGTTCGGTCCTCAGCTTGTCCGCGAAACCGGCGCCAAGACTGCCGAAGAGGGCTTCAAGCTTGGCCTTCAATTCTGCGTCCACTTGGATTCGCGTTCCATCGAAGCCGCACAGGCGAAGGACGCGGCTCGCAAGAAAGCCGCCGAAGTCGAACGGACCAACGCAGCTTCCGAGCGCGCCGCACGCAAGGCCCAAGAAGCCGCAGCGGAAGTCGCGAAGCTCCAGGGCGTTCCGGCCACCGTCTAATCTCGCGGAGGCGAGATTCTTTACCTGGTAGATTCCAGGTTCTATTGTCCCCGGCATATTGCCGGTCTTTTCAACCCTGGGAGGGGACGCCCTCCCACATTTCAGGAGTGTTTTGCCATGGCGAAACCGACCGCAACGATTCCGGCTGGCAACCCGATCAAGCCACCCGGAATGCCGTCCGCAACCAAGCAAGCTGGCCCTCCCATGACCAAGTCTGGTCCTGTGAGCAAGCCGGGTGGCAAGGTTGACAATTGCTCGAAGTAAATCGCGGGGAGCCGATCTTGTGATCGGCTCCCTATAACACCAACAGAGAACAAGACAATGTCGAATGAACTTGCTACGATGAATTTTCCAGTTTCCAAACACACTCAAGATGACAAAGCGTGGGCTGGCGTAGTCACCGCCGCGTCCTACCTTCCGTACATCTCACTGTACGGCGGCAATTCCAATGCGGCCAAGCAAGGTCTCATCGGAATCGGTCACTACGGTCTCGTCCGCCAGAAAGACAAGATCGAAGACCTCACGAAGGAATTCGACTGTTTGCCTCTTGGCTGGCGTTTCAAGGCCATGCAGATTCTCGACGGTAACATCGTCAGCCAGTACAATCCGAAGTCGGCATCTTTCATCCTGATTCAGGAAAAGGCCGGCGTCAAGGATTCGGGCTGCATGTACGGCATCGAGTTCATGTTTTGGGTTCCGAATCTTCCGGCTCAGTGTTTTGCCACGTTCTACTGCAACAGCAAGACGAGCCGTCGCGAAGCCCCGAACATCCGTTCGTTCTGTCCTGCAGGCGCGACTCAGACCACCGAGGGTCACGGTCCCAAGCCGATGACGCTGAAATCTCAGCTCATCAAGACCGAGAAGTACATGTGGCACGGCCCTGTCGTGACGCCCTGCTCGACACAGTTTGCCAATCTTCCATCGGTCGAAGACATGATGGACCAGGCAACGAAGTTTGCGAATCCGAAGGATTCTGAAGTTGAAATAGCAGCGCCTACCGACAATGATCGCGCTCGTTAATTGCGTAGCTAGCCATCCTTATTACGGGTGGCGTTGGTGAGCATTGGTGACTAGGGTCATACCCTAGTTCAGGTTCGATTCCTGACTCATCAAATCTGGACCGGTCGATGTGTTACAACTTGTTGAGCGGCAAGGTGTTTAACTTTCCGGCCGGTCCAACTATACTGCCTCAATTCGCATTGCCGATAAGAAGGTTGAACCAACAACGTATTGGTCGTTAATCGACTAATGGGCACAAAATGAATGTTGTATTCTTAGGTAAGACTCAGATCGACATGAAAGGTTTGTTGAGTGTGGTAAAACACAAGCTCAATAAATCCTTGAAGATTGACGATTTGAAAATCTCGCCAGAACATCCATTGGCACAACTTGCGACGTTGACTGATTTCAAAAGTGTTCCTTGTAATTTTTCAAATCTTGGTTCGATACTCAGGCATGAATTTTATTCATATCTCGTTCATTGTAAAGAACGTGAAATGTTTGAGATTGTTTGGGAATCGGGACTGAATATTACAACGGACCAGGATAATGAATTAGGCGTCGTGAGTGGGAATCTTCAACAATGGCGTTCTGCCATTCTGGATGGTTGTAGTGATTCTGCTCTCAACTCATTCAGACTATTTACGAATGCAATCCTCACGGATATGGAATCGCGAGGATTGAGTCAGGTGTTCTCTGATTATCGTAAATCAGTGTTGAAAGACGGCTCTTACAAGCTTTTGGAGAAATGAATGAAGATCGGCTGTGTCAGTTTTGTTGAGATAGATGGTAAGATTGTTTCCATCTATTGTGCAAAGGGTCGTGGTTTCATTCTACCTGGAGGTAAAATGGAACCTGGCGAATCATTTAAGCGAACTGCCGCTCGTGAACTTCGTGAAGAGACTGGCCTTGTTGCTGTTCGACAGAAATTGATCTTCCAAGCACCTAGTGGTGCGGATGATTTTTACGTCTTGTGTTTCAGGACTCAAGTTGAAGGTTACACTCCACTAAGTTCTCGTGAAGGCACAGTGTGTCTTGCGGATTGGAGTGATTTACTACAATCAACATTCAAAAGCTATTACGAACTTTTAAGGGACGTTGTCAATGTTCACTACACTCCGATTTGAGGAAGGCATTCGAACCGAACTTAAAATCGGTGTCGATATGGTCGATCTGAAAGGTCGAATCATCGGCAAGATGAAGGTGCCGGTTGCCTTTACAAAGAAGGGTGCAAAACTTTGGGCATCCTACGGTTTCAACAAGAAGATTACTGAGGAACTCAAAGCTCTTGAGGGGACACGTTGGCACGGTTTCGAGGAACCTAATCCGATTAAGCAGTGGTCTCTCCCGGACTCTCAGCATAATCGGTTTCAACTCGAATATCTGACTGGTGGCAATCCTTACGCGCATTTCGATAAGCCGATAATTAAGTTCGATGCGCGTCGTGAGATTTGTCACGCTCACCAGGTTGATATTGCGGCCTTTGAATTGTCTCGCCAGTATTGTGTAATCGCAGGCGAGATGGGTTGCGGTAAAACACTTGCTACAATCGAAGCGATGGAAGCATCGCTCTTGCTCACCCAAGCTCGAGATTGGTTTTGGATTGCACCGAAGTCTGCGATGTATTCGGTGCAACTTGAATTTGACAAATGGGGAGCAATCATCCGGCCGATGTTCTACACGTATGAGGGCTTAACAAAGCTGCTCAAAGATTGGCCGAAAGACAAACTGCCACCGCAGGGGCTTGTACTAGATGAAGCCAGTCGTTGCAAGACACATACTGCGCAGCGTACTCAGGCAGCTAAGTTTCTGGCTGATGCAATCCGTGACCATTGGGGAGACCGTGGCTATGTCATTCTTATGTCAGGTTCCCCTGCCCCAAAGTCTCCCGTTGATTGGTGGAGTCTTTGTAACATTGCTTGTCCCGGCTTTCTTAAAGAGGGCGATCCGGCGAAGTTCCGCCGCCGATTAGCTATCATGAAAGAGGCTGAGGGCGTGGCTGGTGTTTACTCGAAACTTGAAGCCTGGCTGGATGACGAACGCAAGTGCAAGGTGTGCGGCAAATTCGCTGACGATAATATTCACAGCGAAGTTAATCTTTGTGAAGAGGATTACCACGCATACGCTCCGAGCAAGAATGAAGTCAGTTATCTGTACAAACGGATGAACGGCTTGGTTCTGGTCAAGCTTAAGAAGGATTGCTTGGACCTGCCAGAGAAGCAGTACAAGTTGATCCGTGTCAAGCCAACGCAAGCGATTATCAATGCAGCAAAGCTAATCACGGCTACAGGTAGTTCAGCGATTAAGACGCTGACCCTTCTCCGTGAACTCTCCGATGGATTTCAATACGACGAAACTGCAATCGGTACTGAGAAGTGTCCGTTGTGCAAGGGCGACCGTACTGTAATTGACTTCATGTATATTGGTCCCGACGACCAGTATGATGAAATCATGCGGAGACAATATGAAGGACTTGAGATTCCGAAGGGATCGTTTCAGGAAACTCAGAAGGCATGTCCACATTGCGATGGCACTGGAGAAAGCACGGCGTACACTCGGACGGCAACGCAAGTTGAATGCGCGAAAGAGGCTGTACTGTCAGACCTACTCGACGAACATGATGAAGTGGGAAGACTTGTCGTGTATGCCGGCTTTACTGGTAGCGTTGATCGTTGCGTCGAAATAGCAAAGAAAGCTCAATGGGAATGGATTCGCGTAGATGGTCGAGGATGGACCTCAAGTATTCCTGGTACTGCAAAAGAACTTCTTTTGCTGTTTCAGAATAGCGAGATTCCGCGTCTTGTATTCATTGGACAGCCTTCGGCTGCGGGCATGGGACTTACACTTACCGCCAGCCCCACGATTGTCTATTACTCCAATGACTTCAATGCGGAATCTCGTATACAATCAGAAGATCGTATCCACCGTATGGGCATGGACGTGAACCGTGGTGCTACGATTATCGACATTGTACATTTGTCATCCGACGAGTTGGTGTTGAATAATCTCCGTAACAAGAGAAAACTTCAATCTCTAACATTGGGTGAGATGAATGTACAGTTAGCGGCCCTTGAAGGTGTGGAACGTTCTCAATGAGCGATTACCAAATCTGGTGTGTCGCGAAGAATTGTTCTCATGGGCATTGTCCATACGAGTGTGAACATCCTCAACCCTTCCTGCACCCTGATCTTAATGTTCTTGTATGTGGGAAGTGTTGGTTTGATAACAAAGAAGTATCTTTAATGATACCTTGCGAGTGTTAAAAAATGGATTACAGCAACCATGGGGTAGAAGTGCATCGCAGTATGAAAACTGTGGATCACGGACACCCTCATCCAAACAGCACGCCCGCTCATGCAAGTTGGGCACCAGAGCAAACTCTGCACGTTGCGGTTGCTTATAGCAATCCGTTTCGGTGGCGGACTCGTATCCGATTGTTTAATGATTTTCGACGGCACATCACCGCATTACCAAATGTACGATTGTATGTTGGTGAACTTGCTTACGGTGATCGTCCGTTTGAAGTAACATCAACAAGCAATCCTTTCGATGTGCAATTGAGAACAGACCATGAGTTATGGCACAAAGAGAATATTCTCAATGCTGTAATCTCACGGTTTGATCCTGAGTGGAGATATGGGGCGTATGTCGATGGCGACTTTACGTTCACGCGTTATGACGTGGCATTGGAAACCATCCATATGCTACAGCACCACGATTGGGTGCAGATGTTCTCCACGTATTGCGACTTGACGCACGACCACAAACCTCTTCGGATTCTCAAGAGCTTTGGCTCACGATTCGTGTCTGGTGAGTTGACACCAGAGGTACTCTCAAGAGTACAGAAGGGTATCCCCGAGACTGAGGGTTTGTATTATGGAGCAGCCACCGGAAGCCAACTTATAAAGAGTCGTGGTGGAATCGGCACGACCGGTGCGGCATGGGCGTGGAAACGTCCAGCGTTTAATGCTTGTGGCGGTCTTCTTGACACTTGCATCCTTGGTTCAGGTGATTGGCATATGGCTTTTGGCCTTGCTGGTGAGCCTGATATTCATCCTAATGTCAGGGAGATGAACAGTGTTGGGCAACGCTATACCGACTCTATCAAAATCTGGCAAAATCGTGCTGCCAGATTCGTCAACAAGAACGTTGGATGTGTGGACTGCCATGCGATTCACCATTTCCACGGTAGCAAGGTATTGCGTAAATACGAACATCGGTGGAAAATTCTGCGTGATTGTGACTTCGATCCGTACACCGACATATTCAAAGATTCACAAGGCATTTACCAACTAACGTCTGGCAAACCGAAACTTCGTGATGCCCTCAGAGACTATTTTAAGTCGCGGAATGAGGACGATATTAGTCTTCGTGAAGGCGATTCTACAATGGGGAACTGACATGCAGCTTGTGCAGATTCCGATGCAAGACATTTACTCAGACTCCAACTTCAATTGTCGTGGTCCAATTGCGCCATATGAAGTTGAGAGTCTGGTTGGGTCCATCAGGGATAAAGGACTCTTGCAACCGATTGTCGTGCGGCCGTACAATTTCCCACCTTTCCGTTACAAGATCGTGGTGGGTCATCGTCGGCACTTCGCGTGCAAACTTTTGAAGTGGACAGACATCCCTGGAACCGTCAATGAGAAGTTGAGTGAGTTGGATGCCCGCGCACTCAACATCATCGAGAATCTTGAACGCAAAGATTTGAACATGCTTCAAGAAGCGAAAGCCATTGAATGGTTTCGCAAAGCAGGTTTGCAGTTGCGTGAGGTTGCCAAGGAAGTCGGCAAGTCTACTGGTTGGGTATCGATTCGATACTTGATACTGGACTTGGAACCTGATATTCAATTGGAGGTTGCAGCAGGTCTGCTCAAGCAAGACCAGATCAAGATGCTGCATGAGATTCCTTCTCGGCAAGGTCGCATCGACGCCGTGAAGCGAATCAAGGATGCAAAGGCTCGTGGTGAAGATGAACAATTGTTTGTCCCAGCCAAGCCAAAGAAAGCTGTCACGGACGATTTGACCACCAAGACTGCTCGCAACATGCGAGAGATTTTCGAAGTCTTGGATATGGTCTATGATAAAATTGGCCCTAATCTTGTTACTCGTACCTTGTCTTGGGCGGGTGGTGCGATTAGCACAAAAGACTTCTTTGAATCTATCAAGGAAGAATACCCCAACTTTACTGGAGAAAAGACAAGTGAACCGTGACGTAGCACGCGGCATTGCCGCAAAGTCGTGGTGTACGCATCCGAATAACAGGCGTAAGGTAATGGACCCATCGCTTTGTGATGCTTTTGCTGACATTCTTATTGATGAGGTTGCAAAAGCGAGCTTGTTTTCGAAAGTGCCGACAATCAAACAGGCACGTGATGCTTTCAAGGAAGCATTCAAGGATGATCTCTCAATGAGGAAAGGTTACGTGGCGAGCATCGCCGAAATCATACTCGCCGATCAGTTGAGCGAGGCACCAGCAAATCTGACGACTCTGGCTGACTGTAACGTCTTGGCTGATGAGTTAGTCAAAAGGATATTCGAATCGTGAGATACTGCGTCGATTGCGAGAAATTCCTGTCGTCGGACACATGCCCCACATGCGGTGGACCTGCGCGCCGACGGCAATCTATCTTTCAGAACAGTTCTCAAGAATCCGGGACATCACGTAGAATTAACACCATACAAGAAGAGGACCCGTCCAATGATAACGTCTCTCGTGCTTTCGATTCTGGTTCTGTGTAACCCGGTCCAAACGAAGGAACCCCAAGTTCTGGTGAAGAACTTTCCGCTTGAAGGAATCTACACTGTAACTGGTACTCAGAAAAGTATCAAATACAATGGCGTGTGCGTCATTCGTCAGTTGCAAGCAGATTCATATCATTTTGTCAATGTAGCCGGTAATGTGACCACTCAGGGAGTGGGAATCAAAACTGGTGACAATTTTGCTGTTAGCTGGACTGATGGTAAGTTGCACGGTATTTCAACATACCGGATTACTGGAAGGACACTCAACGGCCGATGGACTAATGATGGGATTCTTAGCCGTGAGACATTGACCTATCTTGGTGACCTACCTGAGGATTAGTCATGACCTTCGATTATGTGAAAGCTCTGTTAATGGCAGAGAAAGACGTACCTTTTCGAACTTGTACAATTTGTCTGACACCAATGGTATTTACCATGCGTCAGTATTTACCTCGCATAATCAGTTGTAAGTGCCATACAGATGTGGCACAACCGTTAATCAATATTACTTGGGCCGAACTTCGAGAACTTTTGGAAAAGAAGAAATGAGATACGATCCTGAATCCATCCGAGCAGCATTGACATTCATCGAATTGTACATTCGATCATCGTCATTGCAGAATAATGAGGCTTTGCTTGAGGCTTTTGAGCCAACTAAAGTGAAGGCTCTCGCCGTCCTCAATCAAGTGTTTACTCCGGACACACTCTGTGCGACCAATTGATTGGAGATTCTGGTGGTCAATTTTAAGCACGTTCTTAAACGGACTAATCATAAAAGTGAAAAGTTTGTTGGCGTATGTCTGGTATGCGGTGAGAAGAATCTGACAAGAGCAGATATCAACAAACAGTGCAGTAACCCAAACAAGATTACGCAGGCTCAAGCTTTTCAACTTATTTTAACGAGAATAGAATGATCTTCGTTGATACTGAAACATGCGGATTGCACGGCATGGCTGTGTTGATTCAATGGGCCGAAGATGACGGCCCTATTGAATTGTATTCAGTCTGGACGGAACCGATCAGCAAGACTCTCGCTTTGATTGAAATGTTCGCTAACCACCCTGGAGGGGTTTGTGGATTCAACCTCGCGTTCGACTGGTTCCATCTGTGCAAGCTCTACACTATCTTCTCGCTTCACTATGATCATGACGCGATTCCAGAAGATATTGTTGCTGAGATTGCTGAGCTTGAGCCTTTGGGTCGCGATGGCCCTTGCGTTAAGCCTGTTTCTGCTTGTGACCTTATGTTACACGCTCGTAAAGGCCCTTACCAATCCACGATGGATCGTGGAGATATTCGGGTCCGACGCGTGCCTACAGCTTTGGCCTGGCAGTTGGCACATGAGTTGGAACAACGAATCGAATTGAAGGACATTTACTTTGCACGGAAGAAGGATCGTTCTTCAAAAAAGTGGCAAGTCTACGATATTGTAGACGAAGAGAAAATAATTAACCCTGACTTCAAAGACATTGTCTTGAAGTTCAAAGCCAGTTCAGGATTAAAAGCTCTGGCTGTCGATGCGCTCAACATCCCGCCAGAGAAGGTATTACGATTTACCGATATCGAGGTAGATCGTCGATGGTGGCCAGCTGAGTACGGATTCGCACCTTTCGCGAAAGCCGTACCTTTTGCCAGGAAGATTGGCAAGAAATCCAAGAAGAATCAAGATCGTGAGGCGTGGCCGGAAGTAATCCGTCACCACATCAATCACTGGACTTTCAACGACCTTGCTAGGGAGTACGCTCGTGACGACGTTATTTACACTCGCGGGTTATACAATCATTTTGGGCGTCCCGATCCTGGTGACGATGATTCTGAGTTGGCTTGCATGGTCGCTGCTGTGCGGTGGCGTGGATTCAAGCTCGATCTCGACAAACTCCGAGCCTTGCGAACTTCAGCAATCGCCAAAAAGAAAGCCATCCCCACCGGTGCGAGGGAAGTCAAGCACTACGTCAATGAACTCTTAGAACCCGCTTGCAAAGTAGTTCTCAAGGGGAGTACCAAAAAGGTCTTACTTGAGACGGTTGCAAAACTGGAAATACCATGTCCAGTGTGTAACAAGAATGCAATCACTGAGATTGTCATTGAAGAGTGTTGTGAAGATGTTCGGGAACTTACGGAAGAGTTAACCGGGCAAGACCCAATCATTGTTAAGAGTGTAATCTCAACACCAAAGGTTGCTTGTGAAAACTGCCACTCCACGGGAAAGATTCTGCATCCCGCTGCCTACCGGGCGCAAGCGGTCCTCGATGCTCGCAAAGCTTGCAAGGAAATCGAACTCTACGACAAGCTCTTGCTTGCCGGGAGATTCCACGCCAGCTTTAAAGTCATTGGTGCTCTCAGTTCAAGAATGTCAGGAACAGATGGACTTAATGCGCAAGGCATTAACAAAACTAAAGAAGTTAGATCCTGCTTTCCTCTTGCCTGGCCTGGGTTCTCCCTTGATGGTGGAGACTTTGCAGGATTTGAAGTCACGCTTGCAGAGGCTTGCTACGGTGATCCGGATTTGCGAAAAGCTCTACTCACCTGCGAATACTGCGACCAGCAGATGGTCATCGAAGAAGGGGACATCTACTGCCCAGAATGCGTCAAGCGTGAGAGAACGGCATCGAATGAAAAGCCGTGCAAAATCTGCAAGCAGATCAAAGCAATAAGTCCGACGAATGAAATCTATTGCCCAAGCTGTGATAAGGATGGCAAAGCGATTCATGCTTTGTTCGGGGTTCATGTGTATCCCGAGCATACTTATAAATCTTTGAAGGCAACCAAGGGAACGGCTGATGACAAGTACACCAGAGCAAAGTCCGCTGTTTTCGCAATGTTTTACGGTGGAGAAGGACCTACCCTCCAATCTCGTCTTGGCGTCGATCTTGAGACAGCTAACAAAGCATTTATCGAATTTGGCCGACAATTTAAGCAAGTCGGAGTTGCCCGTCAGCGAATCGTCGATCAGTTTTGCTCAATGCGTCAACCGGGAGGAATTGGAAGTAAGGTTGAATGGCATGAACCTTCTGACAAGATCGAGTCCTTGTTCGGATTTCCCCGATACTTTACTCTTGAGAATCGTATCTGCAAAGCCTTATTCGATCTTGCAGAGAAACCACCGCGATCTTGGAAGGACATTCGGATACGGGTCGTAAGGCGAGATCGATTACAGTTGGCAGAGGGAGCCACACGGTCTGCGTTGTTTGCTGCTGCATTTAACATTCAGTCTAGCTCAATGCGTGCGGCAGCGAATCATCAGATTCAGTCGTCGGGTGCCCAGGCAACAAAGAAGTTGCAACGCAACATTTGGGGCATTCAACCTCATGGTGTTAATGAGTGGCGAGTAATTGCCATGAATATCCATGATGAGGTAATGTGTGTTACTCGTCCAGAGTATTCACAAGAAGTGAAGCGTGTTGTGAATGAATCGGTGGAATCGATTCGACCCAAGGTGCCCTTGATTAAAATGGATTGGCAGATAGGGTTAAATAGTTGGGCAGACAAATGACACCATTTGATGGTATGACGGCTGCTCATCAAACTCGTGGGCAGTTATCCGGAATCTTGTGTGAGAGATCGTTTACCAAGGAAGAGAATATTCTTCACATAACTGTGTGTCGATTCCTTAACAGGTACTTCACGATCAATGATGAGCATCTAAGGATTTCCAATGAAGAACCTACAACAGTTCCTGGTATTAGCAAGGAAGAAGTACCTTCAAGCACGGAGTTTGGATTACTACCTCCAAACGAATGAGGCGCAATCTTTAGTCCAAAAAGCGACACCAGAACAACAAGAACAACTCTACGCTCACCTTGAGAAAGGCGAGCGTGAGTTGTTCTGTTCTCTTTTAGACAAGATTCGTGATTCTGGAATCGAGACAATGAGTGTCATGGCGTTACGAAGAACTGCTCGTCATGCTGGTGTGTTAGATTATCACATCCTTTCAAAGGAACAGCTTATCACCTACATCAAACTGAGGCAACATGCTCGAAAGATTCTTGAGGATGAGCGGCGTGACAGAGAAGCAGCTGGACCGCCAAACCAAAAGGATGGAGTTGGGCAATGAAGAATTCATTGCTGCAATTGAAGCAATGGTTGATGATATCATGGTCCACGAGTTGAGGGACGTGGTAGAGATTCGACAGCTTCTGCCAGAGGATCAATGGGATCGCTATGAAGCGATGGAAATCGAAGACCTCCGTGAGCAGTTGTTGCTTAAAGAGGCACTCAAAAGGCTTCGCACCAAGTACAGGGAGATCATTCAACATGGCCGCAAGAAAAAAGGAAATAGGAATCAAGAGGATCAAGAAGACGCTGAGTGATTGCGCTCTTGATCCAAACAAACCAGGATGGTTCAAAATCGTCGCTGATGCCCATAACGACTATCTGGTTCGTCGTGCTGATGAACTTTTGCGTGAAGTTTTAACTGGCGCACCCGATGAGAAATTGGGTCAGGCTATCGCTCTACTTGGCCTAGTGAAAGCGAGATTCGATGAACGCGTTCAAACCTCGGGGCAACAAGCATGAAGGACCTGAACACAAGATTCAACAAAAGATCATTGACAAACTGACCTTAGGTGGTTGGTTTGTGAAATCTACACATGGTAATATGTACCAGCAGGGATTTCCTGATCTTTATGCGTGCCATCGCTCATACGGCACACGTTGGATTGAAGTCAAGAATCCTCTGAGTTACCATTTTACCGAAGCACAGATTCATGATTTCTCAATCATGTCTGGTAAAGGCGTCGGTATCTATGTTTTGGTCTCTGACTCGGACGATGAAATCAAGAAACTCTTTGGGCCAAGCAATTGGCACATGTACCTTCCGATCTTCAAAAACTAGGAGAGACAATGTCTCTGGAAACCGTATTGCTGCAAGCGGCGTGTGACCATGCGAATCGGCTTGAAGCAGAGCTTAATCGCGTTGCTCAGAGTTGGACTGATCAGGTTCGTGAATTGTCTGACCAGTTGCAGGTCGTAAGTGCCTCTCTTTTTATGGTCACACAAGAGAGAGATGCGGCTGTGGCTCAGCTTGCTGAAATCGCTCGTCAGTTCAAGAAAGTTGAACCTCTTTGTGATACATTGAAACCTGAACCCGATCAGGCCAGTACCAAGGCGCCTCGTACAACGACGGCACCTTATCCTCCTGCTGGTCGGACAAATTCGGCTCAAAGACCACCGAGGGCGTGATGGAAATCTTGCTATGGATTACGGGCAGCGTCATTGCGATGGCGTTCTTTGAATACATCGTGCATCGTTGGTTAATGCACAATGCGATTCTTGGGAAGAAGTTTTCCTTCTTCGCCCTGACGATGGAGGCACATGCTATCCTCCACCATGGCCGATACTTCAAAATCTTCGACCATGATACTGATCCGGCATCCCATCACATAGATATTGAGCTTCATCCAGGTAAGACATTAGTCGAGTTTTCTCCAGTATGGGGAACGATTATGTACTTCAATCCTTTGGGAGGGATTATCCTGGTGGCGGTGATCACGATTCATGGAATAATCTGGACTACAATACATCGTGAGATGCACTGTCCTATAGGTGCATGGTATTGTAAGACTCGATTATTCAAGTATCTTCGCAACAACCATTACATTCATCACCTGCATCCTACATCTAATTACTGCATAGTTCTTCCACCTTTCGTGGATTACATCTTTAACACGCATAGAAAAGCAGATGATGTAGAAGGGTTGTTATGATTGGTCATCTTCCTATGCCGATTCTCATTATGAATAATATAATGAGATTCTGGGACAAAGTTAATAAAACGGATTATTGTTGGCTTTGGACAGGTTATAAGAATAAGGGAGGCTATGGTTGTCAAAATATAAATTGTACAACGTACATAGCTACAAGAATCTCTTATTGGATGCACTACCATGTCGACCCAAAAGAGTTAGAAGTTTGTCATGAATGCAATAATCCACCTTGTGTCAGGCCAGATCATTTATTTCTTGGCACAAAATCAGAGAATATGAAACACGCATTCCTTGAGGGTAGGGCCAATAACCAAGGAAGTTTTGCTCCTAATTCAATTTTAATAGAATCGGATGTTCTTAAAATTAGGGCATTATACGGCATAAAAACTCAAGCTGAAATCAGAAGAATGTTTGGCGTGAGTAAACAAAACGTCAATCACATATTATGCCGTGACACCTGGAGACACATATGAAGATGTTTCAATGGGAATTGATTACAAGAGGCGACGAAATTCCATATATGTGGAGATTGATTCTGATTCGCTGCTGGCTATTCAGAATCTATCTGCACATCTTCGTCGATAGTGACGATGAATGCCAACATAATCATCCTTGGGATTTTGTCTCCCTGATCCTTTGGGGTGGTTATTGGGAAGTGGACAAGACCAAAAAGAAGAAATGGCATGGACCTGGTTCAGTCTTATTTCGTCGTGCGTCGTGGCAACATCAAGTCATCATTCCAGAAGGTAAGCGTGCGTACACCTTGGTGTTCTGCACAACCAAGTATCGCGATTGGGGATTCTTTACACCAAGCGGCTGGATTCATTTCAGAAAGTATTCACATGTTGAACATTGTCCCTCCCGATAGTTTTGAGGCACGTTGGGAGGATTTCAGGAAGATGGTTGGAGAGTTGCTGCAAGAGAATAAGACTATGTATGGTCTTATTCAATCGAAGACTCAGGAGCTTGATATTCTTACGAAAGTATTCAGCAATGCTGACATGCTTACGGAAGCTTTGGGTCGTGTGGCACCGGAACGGCTTTTGCCTGAACATCGATTACCACCGCCAGATGCAACTATCAAGGCTGATTTGCATAAGTGGGAACAATCCAAAAAGGAACGCTATGGATAACCTCTTCCCATGTCCGTTTGTGGAATCGGCTGACCAGTATCATGCTACAGGTATTTGTCATGGCGTGGGCAAGACCAAATGCGGTCGGCCCTACGCCATACTTGAGTATGATGGTGGTGAGATTAAAATCCGCCGTCTTGATGAACATTACACTGTCAAGTTGATTCTGGAGAAAACGTGATCAGTACGCTCAACACTCTGATGGACCAGATAAGAAAGATTCGTGACACATTCGGTGATGACAAGTGTTACGAAGATTGGCACAAGCTGTTTCAATTGTTGCCGGAAGGATTCACACCGCCAAAGCAAGATGAACTTGTGTTGTTGGAACATTGTGCAAGATTTGTGAGATGCCGAGCCGCTGGTGTCGAATACGTGCCACCACCAAGGTGGGTCGTGGGTAAGCCTGACAAGGATGGAATGTGGATTCTTGTGCGTACTTTTGGACCTGAAATGTATGTGCGTGTAATCGATAACGTCGCATACACAGCATTGCAACAAATACCACTAGAACCAGTTACAAACATCGTGCAATCATTTGGCCCAATTCCGGAGATGTCATGAATCTTCTTCCTTTCAAAGCTGTGAAAGTAGGTACATGGTTCAAGTCTGATGGTAAGTATTACGTTAAGACAAGTGGTAAAGAATTCACCGCTTGTTTGCGTCAGGATGGGACTCTCTGTTCCTGTGGTGAAGATGTAGAGGTCGAACCGATTCAGAATCCGCTCATCAGAATGGTCGTCCTCGAAGAACAACTGCGTCGTGAATTGCTCAAAATACAAGGTATCACCCACGCTCTATTGGGAGAAGATGATGTTCGTGAAGGAACGGTTCAAGCTGGCAGAATCCACGACGGAGGAAATCCGGGGTATGACCCCGAACTTCGGATTTAACGGATTCGGTGAGTTTCTTTACTTCCGTACTTACAGTCGCAACATCTGTAAGGGTTGTCGTCAACCAAACATCAAATGGTCAAATTCGTACAAACAAGAGTATTGTGCGAACTGTGTCAAAGACACTAAGGGAGAAGCTGAAACGTGTCAAGAATGGTGGCCAGACACCATTCTTCGTGTCGTTGAGGGGACGTTCTCGATTCGTAAGGATCACTACGTCAAGAACCATATTCCGTGGGATGAATCTTTCTGGCAGCATTACGCTCGTCACTTTGCTGTCAGCATGTTCAAGATGGAATGGCTTCCTCCGGGTCGCGGTCTATGGGCCATGGGTAGTGAGTTTGTCTACAATCGCGGCAGCATGGCATTGCAGAATTGCGGTTTCACGGTTCTCGGAGAAGAGTTCGAAAAAGACATCCACTGGATGATGGATGCGCTCATGTGCGGCGTTGGTGTGGGATTCCTTCCTGAACGTCAGGACGATCTCAAAATCTTCAACCCGCATGGAACCTACGAGTACGTCATTGATGATTCTCGTGAGGGTTGGATTGATTCTACGCTCGTGTTGATGCAAGCGTACCGTGAACCTGGTCTCCCAAAGCCAAAGTTCATCTACGACAATATCCGCCCGGAAGGCGCATTGATTCGTGGTTTTGGCGGCGTGTGTTCGGGTGCTGGTCCGCTCATCAAGTTCCACAAACGGATTGAAGAACTCTTTGAAATGTATGCCTGTGAGGAATGGTATGATTCGGTTCTTCTCAAAGCTGATCTTGCCAATTGTACTGGTTGCTGCGTCGTTGCGGGTAATGTTCGTCGAAGTGCAGAACTTTGTGCCGGAGAAATCGACGAAATCATAGACCTGAAACAATACGCCAAATACCCACACCGTGAGGCGTGGGGTTACATGAGTAACAACTCAGTCTTCCTGGAAAACCCGGAAGACTTTGAGCGCCTAGGGGAGATTGCCAAGCGAGTCATTCTAAACGGCGAACCTGGCTATATCAACAAGGTCAATCTCCCTTTTGGTCGGATTGGTAAATCCATGGAGGGATTACGTCTCGATAAAGCAATCGCATTCAACCCGTGCGGTGAACAACCTCTTGAGAATAAAGAGCTTTGCACGTTGGTTGAAACGATTCCTTGCCGGTGCGGTGATGATGCAACGTGGCTCAAAGCGGTTGAATATGCAACCTTATACGCTTCAACAGTTACTTTGCTCCCCACACATCGGCTTGAGACGAACGCCGTCATGCTCCGAAATCGACGGATCGGCGTTGGTATTATCAACGTTTCGGGTTGGCAAGATGGAATCGGCACCCACAAACTTATCAGGAACCTGCGTAATGGTTACGAAAGGGTACGATACATCAATCAGTGGTGCAACTCTGAGGCAGGAGTTCCAGAGGCTATCCGAGTTACCACCATTAAACCCGGAGGTACTACACCGAATCTGCCAGGAGAGAATTCAGGTTTTAATCGACCGAATTTCGAATTTATGCTCCGTCGCGTACGGGTTTCACGATCATCGCCTCTCCGACCTCTATTGCTTCGGGCCAACGTCCCGCATGAGGTAGACATCAATGAGCCGAATGAGACGGACGTTTTCGAGTTTCCAGTGTTCAAGAAGAACTTCAAGAAAGTTAGCTTGTGGGAACAAGCGGCTATGTTGGTTCTTCTTCAACGTGAGTGGTCGGATAACGCCGTGAGCAATACGCTCAACTTCCGTCCGAAGTGGATCATGAAATACCACTTGTGGATTAACTTCGACAAGTTCGTGGCAGAGACGTGTCCTCCGTTGGACACATACCTGAACAAGAAAGAACGATCTGAAATCCTCGTGAACAAGCGGACTTTGGTGTCGAGTTTCAACGAGTATAAAGCTACGTTCAATTTCAATCAGGTTGCCGTTGAGGTCAAACTCTTTGAGTTTGATCCTAACCACGAAGAAGACGATATCGAGCCTGTACTCAGTTCTATTGCTCCGATGACAAAATCTGTGGCAATGCTTCCGCATACGGCCAAGGGTGTTTACGCCCAGACGCCGGAAGAAGGAATCAGCGAAACGGAATACAACGAACGCTTGATGAACATCAAACCAATTGACTGGTCGCAGTTGCGTGGTTCTGATGGCATCGACGAACGTTACTGTGAAGGTCCTACATGCGAGGTACGCCATGGATGATTACATTACGCAAGCCAGTAAGAAACATATGCTGTGGCTTGATCGTAAAATCCTGGAAGGGTATCAAGGATTACTACCATTGGGCATATTCAACAATAGCGAATGCCTACATCAAAGGTGTCAAGAGTGTGGTGGCACTGGTCGCAGGAAAGATGGCACGCAGTGTGTTCATATGGTTAGTTGCTCGTGTCCTTCTTGTTCGCCGAGACTGTAATGGAAAAGTACCTCTTAATCGCTGGAATCGTTTACGTAGCCCTAGATATTGTTCTAGGGCTACTTCTAGGCCGGTGCGTGATGCCTGGCCTCAAGTGTGGAGCTTGTCGTAAAGGAAAGCAACGTGAGCGTCGTAGTACCTAACGTGTATGAAATAACTGCGCTCAGATTATCTGACAAATTTCTAATGAAATTTTCAGTAATCATGCCAAATCATTTGGCTATGTCAACCGTATTAACGGCTCAAAAATGGTTAGACAACAATATGGATGAAGAGTGGAAAGCGGAAATCGTTTCACCTTTAATGGCTTGGGAGTGGTAATGAGTAATTCTACGCATCAGGTTGAAGTCGTATCAATCGTGTTGGAGAAACACCCTAATGCTGATTCACTATCCATCGTCAACGTCTTTGGTGGTTACACCTGTGTCGTCCGAACCGCAGACTGGCAAGCCGTGGCACAGGGCGCTTACCTCCCACCGGATTCCGTTGTCGATACCAGTCGACCAGAATTCAGCTTCCTTAAGCCAAAAGCCGACGGAACACACCGAGTTAAAGCGATCAAGCTTCGCAAAGTCGTTAGCTACGGCCTCATGGTCCCTGCTCCGGAAGGCAGTAATCTCGGTGACGACGTTGCTACGCAACTAGGCGTCACGCATTACGAGCCACCGCTTCCAGGTGTCCAGAGTGACAACCTGATTACTGGTGGTGAAACTGCCAAAGGCCCGACTGTATTCACGGTCAAGTACGACGTGGATGCATTCCGTAAGTATCATAACTTGTTCACCGAGGGTGAGCCGGTGTGGATTACGGAAAAGATTCATGGTTGCTCGGCTCGTTATGTCTATAGTGATGGGCAGATTCATTGTGGGTCGCGTAATGAGTGGAAGAAAGAATATCCTTCTTACGATCACATCACTCTTGAGTTCCTGCGCCAGCACGTCTTCAAGAAGGACGCAACAGCTACGCCTGAAATGCCACCAGCACAATTTGTAAGACTTGTTCCAAGTCAACCTCCTGAGTTCAGGGAAGTCGATGAGACACGTGTCCAAGAGATTTTCGACAGGTTGCACAACAAACCGAAGCAACGTAATCTTTGGTGGAATGCTCTCAGTGCAACACCATGTCTTGAGTTTTGGTTAATCAACCATCCAGGTGCCGTAGTATACGGCGAAGTGTTTGGTCAGGTTCAGAATCTTCGCTACGGTGCGACCGATAATGAACCGTTAATGTTCGCTGCATTCGACATCATGCTTGATGGCGAATTTGCTGACCCTATTGCTGCGAGGAATCTTGCTGATCAACTACCGTGGGTACCGATTCTCGACAAAGCGGTTCCCTACTCGTTTTCGTGCGTCGTGGGTCACTCGGATGGACCCAGCAAGTGGCGAAGTGCGAATCATTATCGAGAAGGTTGTGTTGTCAAGCCGATGGTTGAGCGTCGAGACATGCACGTAGGTCGTGTGTGTTTCAAGTGTGTCGGAGCTACTTATCTGGAGAAAGACTGATGTTGATTCCTTTACTGTTCAACAATCCTGTGTTCAGGGATGATGTGAACCTTACCGTGCGTCGTGGGTCCAAATGGATCAAGGCGTGGTTTGAATCTGGTGAAAGTATGTCTTTCACTCTTGTTGACAAGGATTACAAAATTCTCACAGTGCAGTACACTCGATTCATCGATTTGAACAAAGAGTTACTGTGCTTTGAACACGATCCAATTTGCCGTACTTACGAAGGATTGCTACAGGTTATGAAGGAAACATACCCTGGCTTCACTGAAACGGAATACGTTACTCAGCTTTATTTCAAGGCAATGTAAGTGAAACGCATTCGTGCTAAACCGACGAAATACTGTGGTGTACGATTTCGCTCACAATTAGAAGCAAAGTACACCACACTTTTCAATATGTTTGACGAACCGTGGACCTACGAGTCACGGTTCTTCAAACTACCTACAGCAAACTACCTTCCTGACTTCTTCATGCCAAGATTACAAATCTGGATTGAAGTCAAAGGTATTACGCCGAATGCTCGTGAAGTCAAACTTTGTGAAGAGTTGTCATTCAAGGACGAACGACCGGTTGCTTTAGCATTTGGCTGGCCATTCTGTCGTGTACCATATCAACCTGGCTTGTGGGTCTATGCCAACGGAGTATGGCATAAGAATACGTACTTTGCATTCAAAATGGATATACAGAAACTGGCAATTTGTTGTCCATTGTTAGATTTCAAAACTTCCTGGTGTGAAGCCACAAATCAGTGTGTCGCAATTGGTGACGACGTAATCAGGAGCATTGATGAAAAATACCGCCGACAACCGAGAAGCAAACGGACGGTACAAAAAAGGAAATCTTAAATGTACCATCTGTCCGCCGCACGACAAAGAGAATCGTAGCCGTCGTCCAAAGTCTGACAAAGGCAAAAACAAGCGGAGAAGCAAATGATTATCAAACCACCACCTTGGTCTTGCTTGGTTCAGGCGTGGGCGCACGTGATTCAGTGGCCGTATTGGGCAATCGTGAAAGCTATTGGTCATGATGGTTCAGAGATTGTTTGGCCTGACCAACCTGAACCGTATAATCGCCGTGCATTCCATCCCCAAGAATTGATTCATCTTGGGGATCGGTTTGGTTTCGTTTGCACCACGTTCGAGCCTCAACCAGTGTTAATCAGTGGTCGAGAGTCATGCGTCATCACATCGCTTCATGATTCGTTCATAAAGATCATGACCAATAGTGATGGTGTAGTTACTGGTCTACGGCTAGACCACGCTCGACATGCGATTGCGTGGGTCAATGGCGAGGTTGTCGATTGCAATCAAGGTTCAACTAGAGTTGAAGACCTAGATGATTTCCAAATCCAAGCTTTTCATCGAATCAAATCTAAATGGTGGGCTAGTCGATTTGATTCAGACGTTAGCGCTGTCTAATTAGACTTGTCGAAAGCAATTGATATAAGGCGGGCGCGCCGCGGGAATTGTGTCATTTTGTCAGTAGACAATTGTACACAAATAAAATGGTCAAAATACATTGACACGACGAGAATTCTATTGTATAATAAGGGATACCCGTTGTATGGACAACGCGATGAATTAGATTCGATTCCAGAGGAAACTATGTTCGATTGTAATCGTGTCAAGCGATTCATCCAGTGGACCAAAAAAAGATTCAAAGACCAAACGATAGAGCAAGTTTGGGGCAAGATTAAAGAATCGCCCAAACTTATGCACGATTACGAGGTATTCGACAAGTTGCCTCCACCGTATTCACCAGCGCTACCAAATATTCGTTTTGCAATAAAATCCTTTGGGTGGCGCGAATTGATGGATGCCTTATGGATTGTTGCGAGCGAAAAAGAACAAACCATGAGCCTGCTCGGCTTGAAGGATGAGGAAGAGAAATGGATCAAAGTTAAGGACAAATTGGCCCAAATGCCAAAGAACGTACAATGCTGAGGAACATTGAGATTAGGAAAAGGATTGGCTCTCAGGAACATGAATGTATTTGATTGGCAAGAAATTGCGCCCACGCTCGATTTCTGATCCGCTCGGCACAAAGACGCCGCCCCCTATTGCTCACAAGAGACGTGTTGAATTGGCGGCACTATTAAAACAAGGTGATAAATCGGTAATTGATGAACTGATTACTGGTCACATACATCTCGCTGTGTATATCGCTGGCCGGTACACATGGTTCGCTCGTAGAAAGATGCGAGATTTGGTATCAGAAGCGTTGTTAGCTTTAGTGGAAGCTGTAAACAATGCTCAAACAAGTTGGTATGACACTGTTCCATTCTCCAATTATCTATCGTTCAGAATCAATCGTGCTTGTGGTAACTTCCTGTACAACGATAAGTTAATACGGATTCCAATTAGCACCCTTTGTTTGCATAGGCTCAAAGACGTAGAAATCGGAGAGGAACAAGAAGTGCCTCAGAAGGTCGAGACCTGTACGCTCAGTCTATTGATTTTGAATGAAACGCTCGAAAATGCTATCAGGACGAAACACGAACGGGAAATTGTCAACTTGAGGAAAAGTGGCTACACCCAAGCTGAGATCGCTGTGACTCTCGGCATGTCTCAACAATGGGTTCAACTTCACCTAAGCAAGGTTGAAGAACGATTCTTGAAAGGTGAGAAAGGTGACTGATGTTGTCTGGGCTGCCGGATTCGTTGACGGTGAAGGTTGCATAAATCTTCAAGAAAGAGAGAAAGATTCCGGTGTAGTCTATCCAATATTCAAACTGACTAATACATACCACAAGGCAGTACACCGATTAAAAGATATTGTAAAAGTAGGAACAGTATTTTTAGTTATTCCGAGCAATCCAAAAGCTAAAGATATATCGGTACTTGTAGCGTGTGGTGATTCAGTAATCGTTGTTTGCCAATTGCTTTTACCGTATCTCTTTGTTAAAAAGAGACAAGCAGAGATTATTCTTGAATTCGCAAAATTACCTATCTTATTTGATGGGCGTCGTTTATCTGATGAAACGCGAATTAGAAGACTAATCCTGTTTGATGAAATAAAAGAACTCAACAAGCCTGGGAGATAGAATTGCGAAAACTTGAGTATTTGTCGCCGACCTCGATTGCGGTCTTCAAGAAAAGTGTTCAAGATTTTTACTTGAGATATTTATCCGAGAATCGTCCAAGCCGAGAACCGCAGACGCAACCGATGTCGATTGGGTCTGCTTTTGATGCCTACGCCAAAAGTTACATTCACGAAAGTTTGTTTGGCAAAGGTAACGATCCTCGTTTTGACTTCCCAACATTGTTCGAAGCTCAAGTTGAGAAGCATCATCGGGATTGGGCTTTGATCAACGGCAAGTATGCTTTTCAAGTCTATAGGGATTCTGGTGTTCTTGCTGACTTGATGATCGAACTCAACCAGGCTGTCGGAACTCCACGATTTGAAATTGAAGTCAGAGGCGTGGTCAATGGTCATCGCGAAGGTGTGACTAAATCATTCTCTGGTGTTACCTTCCTTGGTAAGCCAGATTGCTCGTTCAACAATGCAGGTGGAAACAATGTCACGCTCGACTGGAAGGTTAATGGATACTGTAGTCGAAGTCCTGTTTCTCCTATGCCTGGTTATATGCGGATTCGTGGTCAGGACTATTGTGGTCCTCATAAAGACTGCATACCGTATATGCACAATGGTATGATTATCAATCGTGACCAATTCCTTGAGCAACTCAAGGAAGATTGGGCAACACAGTTGGCAATCTACGGTTGGTTGTGCGGTAATGAAATCGGTAGCGATTTCATCGTTGCCATCGACCAACTGGCCTGCAAGCCGCGTCAACCTTATCCGGTTATCCGAATTGCGGAGCATCGGTTGAGGATCAGTGAAGCATTCCAGTGGAACACGTTCGCGATTGCTCAGCATATCTGGGACGTGGTTCAAAGTGATCACGTCTTCCGAGACATGACGGTTGAGCAATCGAAGGATCGGTGTTCTGTTCTTGATCTGCAATCGGCATCCATGGGTGATGACGATTTCGCTAAAATGTGCCGAGGTTGGTAATGGAACTTGAATTGTGTTACCTGTGTGATGAACCAACAGGTAAGGCGGGTGCTGGTGATGGTTCTATTTACGACGACAACGGCACTGGTCCGTTTTGTGAACAATGTTGGGAGGAACATGAACTCGCCAGCGCGAAAGCGACTACAGATTCCATTCAGTCAGGTGGCCATCGGGAAGAAATTCCAGTTGGTTAATAGCGTCATGCAGGCAGCGATTCCTGGATCGCAAATCTTCAAGAAGATTGACGCGATTCGTGGTGATAACGGTACGCAACAGTATGCCATTAGACCAGATTGGCCTACTGAGGAAGTCATTGAGGAAAATGGCCATGTTCAAGACCCTTAAAGTCTGCAAGAAATGCAAGAACAAATCAGACTTACATTGTAGTGTTTGCGGTAAGCGTAGGTCTACGATCCTCTTTGAGGAATCATGTTTGAAAAAACATGAAGAGTTCGTCCGCGGCGTCCATGCGTCAATGAAACGTTTTCGCATGGAATCCACTGGTTGTGCAACTTTGGATATGGAGGTCCTAGATTGCTGTGGGGTGTGGATACCTTCTCTGTCTAAAGAGAATCCGCTCCACGATTTCTATGAACGCATGAAGACAACGCAAATATTGCAACTTTTTCATCTGTTCAAGTTCATTGGGGTGAGCTACACTGCGTTTATGGGTAAGTTCAAAGCATACCTTGTTGAGAAGCAGGATGAAATCAACAAGCAGATTGCTGAGAACGAACTCAATTTTATCGAGTGATCAATGATTGATCATGTAACAATGTGCGATGGTTGCACTTAATCGAGGAGTTTGTCTATGGTAGGAACGATCATTCACTATGATGTGAATGGGAAGTTCGGGTTCATTGAGATTCCTGGACACGAACGCACAGTATTCTTCCACAACAGTCGCCAGCGCTCATTTTACTGTGGATTGGATGCTGAAATTCATGATGATGGCGGCTGGAAGGAAGAGGCAAAGCAGGGTGATTCAGTAATCGTCTACGCCATCCAGGTGGTAGACAAAGGCCCACGAGCCACGTATTGGGCCAAGTCTGAGACAAAGAACCAAGCAGAAGAGTTGCTTGGTCTGATGCTTACCTACCGATTACAACATCGGTCGGGTCGTGAGGCAGTTTCTCGGCTTGATCCGAAACCAGCTCTTCGCACGGTTTGGGAAGGTAAAAATCTTCTCGAACTTTGTTGCTACTGTGACGACCACAACGTGCGAATTGAGCGTGATGAGTTCAGTTTCTTCTACTTTGAAGTCTTGACCATTGAACACAAGAAAGAGATTCTCAAAGTCGGCGACGTTGAACAAGAAGTTACGACAAACGTCAAAGTTTTTGAGCATTGTGGCGACCCAAGGCCGAGGTAAAGATGAAGATCGACGTTGAAATCGTAACTGATGAACATGCCGTGATTAAGGCAAAGTGCGTCTGTTGTAGAGACTGGATTCCGTTAGAAGTGACTCCTGAGGAACTAAAGACGTTCCTCGGGAGTCAGAAATCTGTTCAAGAATGCTTTCCTCATATGGATCGGCATTATCGTGAGATGCTGATATCTGGATTTTGTCCAGGGTGTTGGAAGCAGCTTTTTAAGCCGAGGATGAGAGATGGATGAAGAAATTTTGTGTATCTTGGATGAGGAAGATATTGTAATCACCGGGGATGAATTGATTGCAATTCTTAACCAAGACTGGTCATGGCCACATGAACACGGCGGGGAGGGCTAATGAAAAGCAGCGAAGCTGTTGAACGCATGGAAGCAGTCGGCGAAAGGATTCAAGGCGCAGTAGACCTTATGGCTAAGGTCTTCAAACATCATGAATCGTATCTCACGGAATGGTTGGATCGGTTCAAGGAAATCTGTGAGGCACCTGATGCTGTTCAAGTGTTGGAATCGGAAAAACAAGACAACTCAGAAGAAGGACGGGAAGGACCTGTTGCTTGACACTGCCACGAAAGGCGAAGCACGTCATCAATTCAAGAAGCTGTTTGGGGAACGTCCCGCAAACTGCACCGGCACAAGAAAGCGATTGCCGGTTGGTTACTGTGTGTCGAGGGCTTAATGAACATCCGGGAAACGAACTGCGAGACGCTGGAGCATATCCAGAACGTCCGAAACTTACTTAATAGAATTGTGATCGGTTTGCTGCATCGCGGCAACGATCACGATCAATCCAAAATGCACCCGCCCGAGGTTGCATATTTCGCGGAGCAGACCGAAAAGCTTCACGGATTAACTTTTGGATCGCCTGAATATGATGCTGCGAAGCTGGCATTGAAACCCGCTCTTGACCACCATTATGCTGTCAACCGGCATCATCCGCAACACTTCAAGGATGGCATCAACGATATGAACATTCTCGATCTTGTCGAGATGTTTTGTGACTGGAAGGCTGCAACGATGCGGCACGACAATGGTAATCTTCGTTTCTCGATTGCGAAGAATGCCATTGATTACAGGATAACTGATCAATTGAAACGGATATTCGAAAATTCAATCGAACTGGTTGAGTAGCGAACTGTTACTCAGAAAGGAAAGTGTCATGAAGCGTGTGTCATTGAGATCGGCGTTGAAGTTCATTCAGAAAACCAACGGCCAAATCTTCTCCATCGAATTTGAAAAACGAACGGACCCAGGCGTCCTGCGTCTGATGCGATGTCGCACCGGCGTCAAGAAGTTCCTCGTCGAAAATCCCTCGAAAGAGGGCGTGGACTTCCAAGCTAACTACTCGCTCTGCGTCTACGACATGGATAAGAGCGGCTACAGGACGATTCCCGTCGAAGGCATCCGTAAGATTCTCATCGACGGTGAGTGGCGGTTCGTGGTTCAGACGGTCAGCCGCGTCGATTTGTCGTCCTTCTTCAAGGACCGGGTCCCGGCATGATCATAGTTGACAAGTTCGTCAACCCGTTTACGCGTGAGACTGTCAGTATAATCCTTTTTGAAAAGCATTATATTGGCAGTCTCTTTCTAGATTATTACGGCATCCTTGCTCTCGCTACTGGATGCTCAAAACCGCAGGCTAAAGAGCGTTTCTTTGCCTACGTTTATGGTTCACTCTGAGGAAAAATTCAAATGGCTCGGCTTAACAAAAAGAAGATTCTTCGCAACTTCATTTGCGTCGTCCTTGATGCATCGGATTCCATGACCCAGATCAAACGGGCAACGGTTCAGGCATACAACGCCCTGACCGAGAAGTTCCGGAATCCGCCGGATGGTCAACAAAACTACGTTTCTTTCTTGACTTTCAGCACCCACGTCCACGCTCCGCGATTCATCAACGCTCGACCGGAATTCCTCGAGCCGCTGAATGATTACGATTATCGCACCGAGGGCTACACGGCTCTGTTAGACGCCGTCGGCTTCGCCACGGAACAACTTGATGAAGTTAAAACTGGCGTCACTTTCGACGACAGTTTTGTCCTGCTCGTCATCACTGACGGCCAGGAGAACCATTCGGTACGGTACAACCAGCAGCAACTGCAATCGCTGTTCCGTCAGCATCAGCAACGCGGTAACTGGACCTTTACCTTCCAGGTGCCGAAGGGTCAGAAAACTCCCTTCTGCTGTAAGTTCGGGATTCCTGAGGATAACGTCCAGGAATGGGAACAAACCGACGAGGGCACCCGCGAGACGTTCTCTGATACTCAAGACGCCATGGGCAACTTCTACGCTGGCCGCACGTCTGGTCAGCGAGCGACGAAGAACTTCTTCCAGAAGGTCACGAGCAAGGTTCCGAGCAACGCTAAGCGATTGCTTACGGACTTGAGCAAGTCCTTCCGGGAGTTCAAGGTCATCACCGAGGACATCATTCGGCCTTTCGTTGAAACCAAGACTGGCGAAGAGTATGTGCGCGGCAATGCTTTCTACCAGCTGATGAAGCCGGAGAAGGTGCAACCCACCAAGGAAGTCCTCGTCAAGGAAAAGGGCAAGAAGTCCGTCTACGGTGGTCCGGAAGCTCGTGGATTGATTGGTCTTCCGGCAGGCCAATACGCCCAGGTCGATCCGGGCAACCACGGCAATTACGACGTGTTCGTGCAGTCGCGATCTGTGAATCGGATTCTTCCCCGCGGCACCAAGGTACTCGTTCGTGTTTAATCTGCTTCGTGTTCTCCTATACCTGTTGCGACCTCGACAGGTGGAGATTAACCATCCCGTAGAATACGTTTACCACTTACAGGTACGCCAGCGGACTACTTCGCCGCTAGGCTACCACAGTGGCTTTACTTAAGACGGCATATAATTGAGGTCATGCCGGTAGGATTCCTAGTCCTACCGGCTTTTAGTACCATAGCTCAATTGGTTAGAGCATCCGGTTGTCAACCGGAAGGTTACGGGTTCAAGTCCCGTTGGTACTGCTGAGTAAGCCGGTAAATAACGATGAGACAATACGTTTGAGAACGGCTGTATGTGATTAGTCAGGACGCACCAGGCAACTGCGGCTACCACCACTAATCACAACTCTTTTATTGCGCTGTAGCTCAGATGGAAGAGCGGCGGACTTTGAATCCGCTGGTCGTTGGTTCGAATCCAACCGGCGCTGATGTCCTGTAGCTCAACGGTAGAGCATCGGATTCTGAATCCGAGGGTTGAAGGTTCGAATCCTTCCGGGACTGTAACTCAATGGTAGAGTCTCGGACTTTTAATCCGGTGTATGAGGGTTCGATTCCCTCCGGTCCCATTTGGTGATTCATGTTTCCGACTTCTGTTAGACTGACAACAATTAAACCGGATTGGCCACCAGTCTATATACTACGTGGCTGTGCGGAAGGTATCGAACCAATCTTCAAACCAAAATTTGAATCCGTAGCTCAATTGGTAGAGCGTCTGACTCTTAATCAGAATGTTGCGGGTTCGATTCCCGCCGGGTTCACTGCTCTGTAGCTCAATGGCAGAGTGTCGGGCTTATATCTCGACGGTTCCGGGTTCGAATCCCGGCAGAGCGAATGTTCGACTCAACTGGCCTGTAGCTCAATGGCAGAGCGCCTGACTGATACTCAGGAGGTTGAAGGTTCAAGTCCTTTCAGGCCGAATCGGGGTACGCAAATGTATAGCGGCCTTGGCCAAGGTGTATTGTGGGGTCGAAACCCACCCCCGAGACTTTTATGACTTACATACCTAAGCTTGTCACGGAAGGTTTGATTGTAACTTTTAGGAGAAATCCAATGGTTCGTTTCGCCGACACAAGGAAGAAGCCTCTTTTTGTACCGATGGAATCGGTAAAGCCGAGTCGGTACAGGAAGGAAGAGAAGAAAGTATGGATTTATGCATTCTACGCATTGATGGCTGGCACACAAAAGAGGACGCTCCGTCTCAAAAATCAACCTCTGCCAGTTCTGGATTTCGGAGCCAAGGAACGTGCGGCAGAAGAAGCTCGTCGTGACCTCTCTGAGGCAGAACGTCTGGCACGTGTCAAACCGATTCTGGCCGACTCTCGTTGTTACGCCAAACCGCCCGAAGACCCAGGAGCAGAACCTAATGCTGATCAAGTTGATTAAACGCCCTATGAAGGGCTGGTGCGAAAACAAATTCTGCGGAGATAAGCTCAAAGGGGCTTTCAAGGTCTTTCAGCGCGGCAGGGATGGCTACAAGTATTATGTGTGTCTTGGCTGTTTCAAGCACATGGCAAGGAAATCACATTCTAACTTTGGAAGGTACATTCCCGATGAGCAAATCACTCATAATCATCAACCTGGAGAAAGCTGTCCTGGGCATGAGGGAGCGACTCAAATCCCATATGCGAAAGCTGACGGAACGCAGCCACGAGTTGCACGAGCAGAAAAAGACCAACAAGGATTTACAGCAGCAACTATCGGACCTCACCTTACGGTACCACCTTATGCCGTCGCGGGAGATTCTGTACCCGCAGTTTCTGAACTTGAGAACAGAGAACGAGGAACTCAAGAACCTGGTCAAGAAGTTGCAGGCTGAGATCGACGAATGGGATCAGCGTGATGCTGAACGATCAGACGCTATGCTCGATTCTTTCGAGACGAATAGAGCCAATCTTGATCACGAGAAAAAGATTTCTCGGTGTCGTCTTGATTTGGTTCACGAACGAGAAGCTGAGTTGAAGGAACGAACGCTACAGCATTTGCAAGAGAAGACTCGTGTTGACGACAAGATCAAAGAGATTGAGCTATTACGGGCAGAGTTGAAGAGGAAAGACGATCAGCTTCTTTCTGCGAGTACACGTATCGGGAATCTTCTCGACAATTCAGACCGCCAACAGATTTGTTGTCTTGAGGAAGTCATCCGCGGCAAGACCATCGAGATCGACCGCCTCGTGGAAGGAACCAAGAGTCAGGGTGATCGTCTGGCTGATCAGGCTAAATCGATTGCTACTCTTCAAATCGATTGTCATGAGAACAAGGCAGCAGCGTTGTATAGTGCTACCTTGTTGGAGCGTCGAGATATCGATTTCAGGGCGCTCAAGTCGGAGAATGAACAACTCCGACTCTCGAAATGTCTGGCTCAAGACTTGGAATTTTCCAAGATGAAGATTACAAGTCTTGAAAAGAATCTCGAAAGTCTGCAAGGGCGGTACAAGGTCACCAACGATAAGCTCAACGATTTTGATAAGCAGAATCGTGATCTTGAGCAAGAGTTGAACAGGATTCGTAAAGAATCCAATAACATTCGTTCTTCATTTGAAAACCAACGAACGGAATTGCAGCAACAGAATACCAGGATTCTCCAACTGCAAAACCAGATCGAGGACGACCCTCTGATTGCTGATTTGAATCGAAAGATTCACTTCCTTGAGGAAGCTGTGCAGTGTGCCGAACGGGCAAACAAGCGGCTTGTTGAAAGCCGCGATGCAGTATCTTCTGAGGCATATAAGATTTCCAATCTGGAAGCGGAAATCTTGGACGGCAAGAGGCTTGCGGCCAACATCGACGGCGAACGTCACAATCTTGAAGTCGAATTAAACCGACTCAAGAAGACCGCAGAAAAGACCGATGCCATAAATAACGAGCTTACGGCTAAGACTGAACGCCAGAAAGCCGAATTGGCGAAGATGATCGAAAGTCGAAATGCTCTTCGCGAATCGGTTGAGCAATCCAAGTGCCGTATTTCAAGTCTTCTTGGAGAGAAGAGGGCGGCAGAGAGTCGTGTGTCAGAAATCATCGCGGATCGCTCTGCTATCGTGAAGAATCGCGACGAATGCTTGAGTCGTGCGTCAAAAGAACGTGAAGTGCTTCTCCGGAAACGTGACGACGCTGACAAGATGCGTGACGAATCGGACGTGAAACGCAAAAAGTTAATCGTCTCTGTGTGTGCTCATTTGTTGATGTTCGGCACCAGTGGCTTAGCTTTGGCAAAAGCTCTTGAGGAATCGAAATCATGATCAACCTAGTCAATAGAACAATCGAGATCGAACCTGGGAAGGTCGAAAAGATTATCGATTTCAAGGTGTGGTGGATTACACCCTTCGGCTTGTGTGGGGATTTGGACATGGCGATTCAGCAATGTATCGCTAATGACCTTGATCCCAACAAGTGCATCAAGGGTGTGCCTGCTGCGATTACTGATACTAACTATGAAGTTACGATCTGAAATCGAATCTTCCTCCGATAATTCTTGCTTTTGCTCTTGACAGGATACCTTTTTTATGGTATAATGGACTAGGCAGAGAGACTTGCAAGAATCGAATCGCAAACCAGTGGCGACAGATTACGGCTACTTCTGTTAAAAGTGCCCGCCGTGATCGCAAAATCCCTGGCTCAAAGCTGCGAGAAACATGGGTTCAAATCCCATTGCAATCCCACAAGGATTGTATCGTCTAGACCGGTCCAGGACACTCGCGCTGAAGCATGAGGCACGAGGTTGTTGATTAAGCCGAGGGCGGCGTGTAGCCGCCCTCACGAATCCAAAGGTGGCCAGACAGCGATTGTGAGTAACAACCTGGCCTAAAGCAACTCACCACCTACGCTAGTTCCGTGGCGATTGTTTCGGTTACTTCTACCATCAACACGAAAAACCGAAGCTAAATTATTCCCGGACTTTTGAATCTTTCTAATGATGGTTAGGGTCTTAGATTGTTCGCGGGGCCGGGGAAACCCGGCCACATGAACTGCCTAGCCCACGCAGCGGGGACCCATCTATGGCAACCCTCACTTGAAGGGATAAGCTGCGTAAACAAAACCCTCTTAAATCATCGGTGGCGTTAGATTCAGTTACTTCCTTCTAAAAAGCACTGAATCGCATAATCCCCGATACCGTACACCGAGGATGGGCAACGGTGCAGGCTCATGGCGTGGTCTGCCACGGAAGTAGCATGATGCGAAGGTCGAAGGTGAATAACAGATAACATGAGCCTTTTAATCTTGTGGTGGCGTTACTTACGGTTACTTCGGTTAGAACAGCGAAAGCTGTTGCAGTTTCAACACTGCTACCCCGTAGTGAATAATCCCCACATCCAGGAGACACGATGGATAGCTCAATGTTTGGTCATCTGATTCCGACTGAAAAAGAGATCAACAAAAGTTGTGGTTGTTTTCTGCTGTTTGAACTACTGGTAATCATAGCAGCTTTTGCTGCTGGCGTAGTTGTTGGTCTGATTCTTGCAGTGGCGTAGTTACAGTTACTTCAAAGAAAACCGCGGGTCGTTGGTTTGATTCCAACTGGTGTCCTGATCGGACATCATAGCTCAGTGTAAGAGCAGCGGTCAGAAAGCCTGTAGCGACAAATCCCTGCATCTGCAATCCGGTGGCGATAGGATCACAGTTACTTCTTGCTTAGAGTGTCCTTAAATGGACATAACTGTGCCGATTAATCCCCGGTGCTTTTTTCACGACGCTATAAAACAGGTCGTAAATCCTTTGGAGTCGTTAGTCTTGACGTGGCGAAGATTACAGTTACTTCTTTAGGTATTGGGTTCGACTCCCAACAGCAACGCAAGTTGGCTGTAGCTCACCAAGGTAGAGCAAAAGACCGCCCGAGAGGGCCAAAACTGAAATCGTCAATTCCCGTCATCTGTCTTTCGGTGGCGTAGACAACGGATACTTCTCTGATTAGTGAAGTCCCAAGGATCAGGGCTGTAAACCCTGACACCTGGGATAACCGTAGTCAATTATTCCCCGAATCTGTCTTGCAGTGGCGTAAGATTCAGGTACTTCTTTTGATGATGTCTCCCTGAATCGTTTAATCCCTGCAACTTTTGTGGTATATCCCTTAATCTGGAGGAACCGAAAATGCCGGTGAAAACACATGGCGGCGCTCGTGCGGTGAGCGTCAACACTGAGGAACAGCTTCGGCGTTCCGTAATGGCGTGTATGCTTTGGGAAGACAATTTCTACGAATCCGGTGAAGAGATCGCCGCCCGCATCGGCTCTCTGATTGCCAAAGTCCCAGCAGATCGGGTCTCGGCAATCGCAATTCAAGCTCGTACTGTCCAGAAACTCCGGCACGTTCCGCTTCTGATTGCACGCGAGATGGCTCGCCTGCCGGTTCACAAGGGACAACTGAGCAAACTCCTACCTGAAATCATTCAGCGGCCCGACGAGTTGGCCTAGTTCCTCTCGATCTACTGGAAAGACGGCAAGTGTCCGATTGCGGCCCAGGTCAAGAAGGGTCTCGCTGCGGCTTTCGGAAACTTCAACGAGTACAGTCTCGCGAAGTACGACAACCAGAACAACGCGATCAAGCTCAAAGACGTGTTGTTCCTGTGTCACGCGAATCCGGGACCGAAGGGCAACGGCCGTTCCAAGAAATACACTCGGAAATACAAGGACGGCCACGAGAAAATTCTTCTTCGCCATCCGGAATCGTTGTACGGCAAATTGGTCGCCGGCACGCTCCAGACGCCCGACACTTGGGAAACGGAACTTTCCGCGGGTGCTGACAAGAAAGAGACGTTCGAGCGGTTGATGCGTGAAGAGAAGCTCTACGCTTTAGCCTTCATTCGGAATCTTCGCAACATGGAACAGTCTGGCGTGGACGCCGGCCTGGTTCGTGAGTACGCGAAGCACGTTCCTCTCGACCGCGTTCTGCCTTTTCGATTCATCTCGGCGGCTCGTGCTTGCCCGCGATGGGAACCGATGATCGAAGATATGATGCTTCGATGCGTTGCCAAGGTCGAAAAACTGCCTGGTAAGACCGTCCTAATCATAGACGTGTCTGGTTCCATGCACGGCAAGCAGATTTCGCAGAAGAGTGACCTGACCAGATTGGACGCTGCTGGTGCTTTGGCGATTCTCATTCGTGAGATTGCCGAAGACCCGGTCATCTATGCGACTGCTGGGTCTGATGAACGCCGAAAACATGCCACGAAGCAGGTTCCGGCGCGTCGTGGTTTCGCTCTGGGTGAGATTTTCGCCCAGATGAAGATGGAATCTGAAATCGGCCACGGTGGCATCTTCTTGACTCAGTGCATGGATTACGTCAGCGAACAGGAACACGGCGAAGCGGCTCGCGTCATCGTCATTACGGATGAGCAGGATTGTGCAACCGGCATGAATGCAAAGTGCGATCCCAACGCCGCGGAAGCATTCGGTGACGAGAACTACCTGATCAACATCAGTGCTGACAAGAATGGAATCGGCTACGGCAACTTCACCCATATCAGCGGGTGGTCCGAAGCGATCATCGACTTCATTCGCACCAGCGAGTCCCAATGATTTTCAGGTGTCCGGGTGGCTTAGAGCTTGGCAATCTAATTGGAAGTAATTCACCCAACGATGTTTGCTGGTAGCAAAGCTGATTAGCCTTTGCGGGGGATTGAAACGTCCCCCGACCACGTTTAAGGGAGAGATATGATCTATCTCATTAACGACCGGGCCTTTATTGGCCCGGTCGTCGATATGCACGCTGCAATGGAAACCTGGATGGAATCCAAAATCGGTCCACTAGAAGTATGGCCTGGCAAACCAGAAGGATGGAATGCTCCGTGGCCAAATTTCAACAATGCTCAAGTGGAATCGTTTCACTACCGTAGGTCAGAGTGGTTCAAGAAAACTACTGCTCTGATGTACGAATTTTGCGACCATCTACTCACTTTGGGTTATACAGAAGAACCGTTCGACGAAATATGAAGACGTTGATAACGGATTATTTTGTCGAAATCAAAATTGATGACAATGATTTCGATTTCTTTAATCATTGGATTTGGACGTATACTCCAGGGCATTATGCACGTCGAAAAGAAAATGGAGTTGATCTCTATTTACACATAGAGATAATGAAACGTGATGGTCGTTATGAAGATGGTAAACAAGTAGACCATAAGAATCGAGATAGAACAGATTGTCAAAAAGATAATCTACGTATGGCTACAGTTTCTCAAAATCGAAGGAATCGATTACAAAGAAACAACCAGTCACGATTTCGTGGCATTCGACCAATGGGTAAAGGTTATCAAGCCTACACCTACGAAAATGGCGTTCAGATTACGATTGGAACTTTCAACACTGAGTTAGAAGCAGCAATTGCATACAACAATGCTGTGACTGAACTTTTTGGTGAATTTGCAGTCCTTAACGACTTGAAGGAACTTAATCATGTCAACTAAGTTGCTCTTCCACGCAAATTGCGCCGACGGAATCTTCGCAGCGTACATCGCAGAATCATATTTCAAAGGTGCCGACCTGATACCTGTCCGGTATCAGGAACAACTCCCTCAAATTTCGGATGAGGACTCAATCGTTTGTGTGGACTACTGTCCAGACATTGCGATCCTCAAAAGCGTACATCCGAAATCCCTTCTGGTCATCGACCACCACAAATCCACTCGCGAACAACTTGAAGGCTTCGTGCCTGATTATCCGTTTTCGTATATCGACGATAACGATGAATCTGGCGCGACACTCGCTTGGAAGTATCTCAAACCTGATCGCGAGATGTTGTGGATTCTCCCCTACATCCGAGATCGTGATCTTTGGAAATGGGAACTCCCCGAATCCAAAGAAGTTGACGCCTGCATCCAAAGCTACGCTTTCTCACTGGCCAACTGCGAGAAGTTTGTGCTGATGGGTCGTGATGCGTGTGTCAAGGAAGGCCGACCGATTATCCGCTACCAAGAAAAGATCATTCGCCAGGCTGTGTCCCAGGCCCGCGAAATCGAATTCCATGGGCACAAGGTGATGAGTGTCAACTCAACAGTTCTCGCAAGTGAAATCGGTCATGAGTTAGGGCTTGGTCGTCCATTTGCCATAGTATGGTTCAACCAAGATCGTATAAAACGATTCGTGTATTCTCTTCGTTCAAGCAACGATACGGGAATCGATGTCTCTGCAATTGCACAATTATATGGAGGAGGAGGGCATGCACATGCTGCTTCGTTCTCTGTTCCGTGGCACCAAGAATTCTTGGACGCAATAACTGGACCACGACATGGAGATTCTCCAAACGTGGAGGAAAAATGATTCACGGCATCTTCGCTGGCGACGATTCTGGGCACTTCAAAGACGGGAGACTGACTATGTATCGTGTCTTCGATCCTATGCCATTGTTGCAGGAAGGTGCAACCATGGAATTCGTAGGCCCAAAATATTACGTGGTCAAAGGTGGTGAGAGGATTGCTTCCGGCAACATAGTCGAGGTCGATGAAGACCTTATCACCATGAAGTACAACCCAGACAAGATGATGATCTTGTTGGCAAGAATCAGGAAACTGATTCGTCTACACAGGGATGGGCACCCTGGCGTGCTGCCTGAGATTTTCCAATGGCTGCCTGAGGGATACAATGAACACTGTCCAGTACCTGCAACAACTCAAGGGGAATCCGGTCTACCAGGAGGAATATGATCGGCTCAAGAGTGTGCTTTGCGAAGCTGACATATTGGAACTATCTGCGACACCCAAACAAAAGATTTACTGGTATCCGTTTTGCATACCGACCAGTAATAATCTCTTGGTAGTGAAACCTGATCCTAACAAAGCCAGGACACCTTGGGATTACAAATTGGTCCGTTGGGACGGAACAACTCTCACGGAAGATTGTGGTAAAATGTACACCTGGGAACACAATCCCTATCTCTTGTGGGCGGGCATCGCATGATAGTGACAATTTTGGAAGATGGCGGAATTACAATGGAACATTCAGTCCACGATTGCGTGGTTCATGTGTACGACCAACGTCCTGGATTAGACTTGGTTCTTCAACGGAAAGAGGAACTTATTCAAAAAGATATCGGTACGCCAGGAATCGCGATCGATGTCGTTGTAAAGGATGGTCATGAATCCATCAGAACTCTATAATGCAATTACGACGGGTCAAGACACTCTGACGAAAATTGACCAGTTTCTTCACGGGTCGTTTGTCAATTTCGTCACTGGCATCGTAAACAAGTACACGGCTCAGCAGCTTGAACCATTCTTTCAATTTGCTCACTCTCTTGACAACGATATTCAAGTCAAGGACCTGGAGGATGGTTACGCTGAATTTCAGGCTGATTTGAACAACGCTCGTCAGATTAGCTTGACAAAGATTTCCAATGCCGGCGAATGGTTGAAGACTCATCCGTTGATTCTTCGATTTGTCGCCAATCACGTTACTTCCGGAGGAATTGATGAAGAAGCCTTGCAACAAATGCGGGAAGTCATTTCAACCGACAAGTCCGTTTAATCGGATTTGCCCAACGTGCAGTAGAGAAAACGCCCAAGTCTCCAAACGTGGGGGACTACCAGGCAACGCTGAGCCTCGCGACGATGATTCTTTTCGGATTGAGTCCTTCCGCGAAGGACCCGTAAAGCACTTCGCGATGCCGCTTTAGCGTGTTCCAGTTACACCCTATTTTCAGAAAGGACAATCAAATGACAATTGCATCAATTGTTGCTACGTATAACCTTCTTTCTTGACCTCCGCCGGGCGCGCCTCGGATTCATGTGACGTGTGTCATGTGTCCGCAAAACCAAAACAATGTATGGAGGATATAATCATGAAGCGAGTCTAACCGCAGTCTTCCGCATATACTTTTAGCCGGGGCAATGGCCCCGGCTTGTTGTGGTGAGTAGGTTGATTGGCTTCTTATGTACTCGCGTACAAAGGGGTGCTTTATGATTTCGACTCTGTAATGGAGTCTTAGGGAGGGAGTGCAATCGGCTCCCTAAGGTCGTGGGGAGGGACTTCGGTCCCTCCCCGATGTTGGATTCTTTACTCTTGAGGAAACTGATGACAAAGACTCAAAAACTTCAATTGAAGGTGGCAGTATCTGCTGGAATCATCGTGTTCGTTGCTCTGATTGTGTGGTTCTTTTTCGTACCACCTTACAACACACCTAAGTTCGAGGTAATCGAGAACAACGAAACCGGCTTCCTTCTTCCGCTCGACGATGGCACCGGCGGCATCAAGCACGTCGATTCAATCAAGATGTTGGGCGAGGGCAAGATTGGCGTCAAACGAATTCAGATTCCCAAAAAGTGGAACCAGACTGGCTGGCTCTACGTGTGGGGCAACTACCTGGACGAGAAACGTGTCGTCAAGGTTGATCGCTCCACTATCGGAAAGGAATGGACAAGTGAGCATCATACAGGAACCAACACCACCGACGAATCCATCTCTGCCCAGAGCAAAGATGGAATGGCCTTCGGTTGCAATTTCAACTGTACCGCCTACATCCCCGAATCCGACGACAAGAGTCCCGAAGGTGCTGAGCACTTTTTGTATTATTACAAAGGTGATACACTCGGACATATCATGGACAGTGAAGTTAGGATTCGTGTCCAGGCTGTTACTTCGGATTTTGCATCGAAATACACATTCGAGAAGCTACGTGGAACACAGCACGAACTGGTGGAAGCAGTTCGAGAAGATGTCGTCCCATTCTTCAAACGACGTGGAATCGCGATCACCAAACTCGGTATGATCGGCGGGTTCCATCCTCGGAATCCTGCGATTCAGAAGAGTATTGACGATGCCGTCCAAGCTCAACAGTTGAAGATTGCGGCATTGGCAATGCAAGAGAAGGAAAAAGTCGAGCAACAAACGAAGTTGCAGAACCAAGAGATTGACAACAAAACCCTCATCATGGCAGCTGAGGGGTAAGCTCGTGCTTCGATTGCACGAGCCGAAGGTGAAGCCAAAGCAAGACTCGCCGCGGTAAACGTCGAGATCGAGGTTGCGAAAGCCAAGTCACTGGCAATTCGGACCGAAGCTGATGCCGAAGCGTATCGCTATGCACAGCTTGAGAAGACCAAGGACTTGATCTTGGCGTTGAAGGGTCTTGAGATGGAAACCGTTTGGCGGTCCCGCTGGACGGGTGTTGTGCCTCAAACGATTATGCAAGGTGGAACGACGGTTCCGATCTTCCCGTTTGAGATACACAAAAAGTAACTCTTATTCAGAGAAGGGAGAGTGTGATATGTAACATGTGAGTGGTGTGTACGTTAGGTACACGCGCCCAGTCTGAATCCAGCGCATTCTCTAAAAATCGAGGAAGTGTAAGAATGACGAGGAAAGAGCACATGCGTCAAGTGTCAGTGGCGCTTGGCGTAGGACGTGGACTCAACTATGACGAGCGACTGGAATTGCACGAAGCGATTAAGCCAATCGCAGACGCGATCCACCAGACGGCACTGGATGTTCAGGGATCGTTCAGCACCGGTGCCACCGTACCAGTGGAATTGAGAATCGAGACCTGCCGCGAGATTTTGCGGCTCGCTCATGATGGACCTTTCTTCTCTGATTCGGCTCTGGAAGACGCCACCCCGAAACTGTTGCCGTTTCAGGCTGTTCGTGAGCAACAACGGCTCACGATGGAACACCAACGACTTCCGCTCCAGGCGGCTTTGAAACCGCTACAAGAACAACAACAGTTGCCGTGTAATCTTGACGGCTATCCCGACCCTCTTGACGGCTACGATCTCACCGGCTATGGCTGGTGGAATGAGCTTGGAGGCGAAGGGTAATACTGCGGTCCCGGACCGCACCCGACGGGGAGGGTGGCTAACGCCATTGTCACCCTCCCCACTTTTGAAAGGAACCAGACAATGAAAACGATTATCTTTACCGTTGCCCTGTTTGCCATTGGCGTCTTCTTGTTCAAAGCGGATGCCCAGAGTCAACCTCGTCTTGAAATCCCCAACTTTTACGAGAAGCCTGCGATTAGCAAGGGAGACGCCTGGATCGTGTATCCAAACGGCCACAAGCGATATCTCAAACACAACGAGATTCTGTCCATCAATGGACCGAGGGAAATGCCTTGAGGCGTCTCTATTTGACACTGTGGGGAATCGCAGCGTTCCTCCAGTGTCTTCTCTGGCTTTTGAGAATCTATGAATAAGTCAATTTGGTTATACGGAGTAGTCGCAGTCCTTGTGGCTGTTTTGTATCTCTTTTTCATCGTGGTGTATTTCTCATGAATCAAGAATTCTTGCTTTGCTTGAAAGCCATAACGGATGCACAAATATCTGTGGCTGGATTTCAAGCTGAGAATCAACGATGCACTCTTGCTGGATACACACCCACGCACAATGAATCTGATTTCCTGGCAGTCCAAGCGATTTTGGACGAACTTTTTGCCCTTTACATAGGACATGTCAAATGAGCCTTCATACTGCCGCTCCACGAGGAAAGAAGGTTAGGATAATCTCGAAGAACGGTCAAGTGGTTCTTGACAAGTTCAAAGACCGCAATAAAAGCTATGTCATGCTTTTCCTGCATGGCTGGATTCACAAATCGAACATCCGTTCCTTTGCCTTGGTTAGGGGAATCTAATATGGCGAGCCGTGACAGCTTGAAACGTGATTATGTCCAACTTGCTCATGTGTATGAGCAGCAACGTCAAACCATTGCGGGTTGGTTTGTCAGTGAAAAGCTCGACGGGATGCGTGCGTGGTGGGATGGTGGTCGAAGTCGCGGGGTTCCTGCGTCAGAAGTCCCGTATGCTAATACCGAGAAGGATGCCCGGTATGTTGAGACACCGATTGCGACCGGTCTGTGGACGAGGTATGGTAACATCCTCCATGCCCCCGACTGGTTCTTGGATGCTCTGCCAGACTTTTGTTTGGACGGCGAGCTTTGGTGCGGCCGCAACTCGTTTCAGACAATGACAGGCATCGTTAAACACTTGAATCCCAGCCATGAGTGGGATGGTGTAATCTACCAGGTCTTCGATTCGCCGCCACCGTGTTTGTTGTTCATGGATGGCGATGTTCGGGTCCAGACCTACAAAGTCTACCTCCGTGGTTGTTATCCGTGGTGGAAGAAAGAAACAAAGGTCCGCGAAGTCTTCATGGATTGCTTCGAGAGCACGAATAACTTTCTCAAGAAGTATCTTGTCGAGACCAAGAATCTGAAACTGCTAGGCCAGATTCGGTTGCCGTTTGCAACGCAAACTGCGTTGGACGACTTGAACACGTATCTGACCAATGTCACCAACGATGGCGGCGAAGGGTTAATCCTTCGGAAGCCAACGTCGATGTGGGAACCTAAGCGATCCTATAATCTGCTCAAGGTCAAGAAGTTCCAAGACGCCGAAGCCACGGTGATTGGCTACACGACTGGCCGTGAGACTGACAAGGGCAGCAAGTTACTTGGCATGATGGGTGCCTTGATTACGACGTACAACGGCCATCGTCTTGAGCTTAGCGGATTCAAGGAAGAAGAACGTGAGTTATTTGGCAATTATCAAGTTGACCAGACGGCTTTTGCGGCCAAGGATTGGGCAACAGCGAACCCTGAAAAAGAAGTTCCATCATGGATCACAAACGAAAAGTTCCCTCGCGGTAGTCAAGTGACGTTCCGCTACCGAGAACTGACTGATGCCGGGATTCCGAAAGAAGCCCGGTACTGGAGGAAAGCATGATCCTCATAATCGTGTGGTTGGTAATGTCGGCTATCATAGCCACCATTACTGTCATTGTATTCTTGATTCGCGGAGTCATAGAGTCACCGCGACTCAAGACATTCCACATTTGGATGCGTTTTGAGAAGACGGGTTGGCGTGAAATTTCTTGTTGTTTCGCTAAGGATCGCGATTCTGTTGACACCGAGATGGAACAAGTGTTGCACCCTGATTGTTCAGTATTGGTGCTTGAACCATGGGAAACACCTTACTAATTACTGTTCCAGATGATCCGGAGGAAATCGATGCAGAATACAACGATCTGGAAATATGAAGTTAATAACTTCATGCAATTGCCGGAAGGATATAAAATCCTTAGCGTGCAATGGCAGCACGACCAATTGGTCATGTGGGTTGCTGTCCATGCTACCGAAAAACAAGTCTCAATTGAAGTATTTCAGGTTGAGACTGGCTTTAATTTTGCCAACTTGGATGCTTACAAATTCCTAGGAACTTTCCAAATGCGTAATACCGTTTTCCATCTTTTCTACAGGGAACTATGACCAATAAGTGGGACCACCGATTCGTTAGTCTAGCACAATTCATCGCCAAATGGTCCAAAGACCCCAGCACCCAGACTGGTGCTGTCATTACGCACGGGAAACGTGTCGTGTCTATAGGGTTCAATGGACTCCCGCCCGGCATTGAAGACACGCATGAACGTCTTCACAATCGAGAATTGAAGTACAAGATTATCATGCACTGCGAACGGAATGCAATGCTATACGCAAGGGAATCGCTGCATGGGGCGACGTTATATACGTGGCCTTTCATGTCATGCTCAACTTGCGCATCCATGGTTATTACAGCCGGAATCAAGCGTCATGTGGCACCAGCGATTCCTGCCGATAAGCTGGAGCGATGGAAAGAAGACATGGACTTGTCGATGGAATTGTTCGGAGAGGCTGGCGTGGAGGTATGCATCATATGAACTGGATCAAAGGTACCAAAGGTTCGATAGTGAACCTGGATCGCATCATGTCTGTTATGACGGATTATAGTGACGACAGCAAGAAGTATGAAGTGAAGGGGTTTTACGATTGCATTCATTGTACTCTCTTGGCTGAGTTTGAGACCGTCGAACATGCCATTGATTACGTGGATAGCCTTTTTAACGGCTTACGGGAGAAACGATGTACCTTAGAGACTGCCACTTCGGAACCATGTTCAAACTCGATGGACGAGAATACGTCCTCATGCGTCCAGATGGATTCTTCCCAGACGCTTGCTTCGCGACCGAACTTGCCAGTTGCCCCAGAACGCTTTATCGATTCGAATGGGATGCAGAGCCAGACGTAATCTTACAGGAAAACCACGATGACTATGCAGAATCTCCTAATACACTCTATCGCTCAACTGACAGTGAAAGAGGAACGCCAACTGGTTCGCCAAGCGAGACGGGGGAACCAGGAAGCAAGAGACCAGCTTGTCATGTCGCTGATGCGTTATGGGGTAAAACTCTCCCAGAAGTATAACGGCAAAGGCATGGATGATGAGGATTATGCTCAATGGGCAATGGTTGGAATCCTTAGGTCCATTGAATCGTTCGACATGAAGCTCGGTACACGATTGGTTACACACATGCACTGGTGCGTGCGTCAAGCCATGTCTCAAGCTCAGATAACTGGCGACTTGATTCGTATTCCATCAAGCACCAGCAAAAGACGTAGAGCTGCATTGCAACAACGATTGAGGGGTGAAACTGGGTTTGGTGGCGTTGAGTGGGACATACCGGAAGTTCAAGAGACTGAAATTTTACCACCACCGAAGATAATGGTCGAACTTAGTCGACTTAAGACTGATGTACCGGAAATCGGTCGAGATCAACACAAAGAGGTAGAAAAAGATTCTTTGTGGTTCATGGAGTTGCTTACCGCTAGAGAGCGACTAATTATCGAGTGTCGTTTCTTTTTGAAAATGACACTCCAGACAACTGGCGAACGTGTTGGTGTATCCCGTGAACGTATCCGGCAGATACAAGCAAGAATTTTCACTAGGGTCAGATATGCCGAAAGAAACAGCGGAAGTGAAGCGGAGCGAACCAGATTATTCCATTGGACACGGCGGTCATGTGGTAGTGCTAAGGGGCTTAGGAAAAAGTACCTTCTTAGTGCTAGGGAACAGGTGGATCAATGTTTCTCGGATTGAGGAAATCGGAGTTCACGACGGGTATTGTACCATCAAATTGATGGGCGGCAATCCTATCGATTTTACTTGCGACTCGAAGGAACTCAACGATTTGTTGGAGCATGGGTATGAAGATTGAGATCTTCTTGGATTTGGACGGCGTGCTGGTAGATTTGGTTGCTGGTATTTGCAAGCACTTCAATTGTGACGATCCTTATAGCAATGAAGTGAATTTGGGTAATTATCACCTGGATAAGATTTTCAATATGACTCCGAATGAATTCTGGAGTCCACTCGGCTACGATTTCTGGGCGAAGTTGGATTGGATGACTGGTGCCAGTGCAATCCTTGGTCGATTGGTTCGCTACGTGCCTGAGAAACAAATTACGTTGCTGACGAGTCCCGTTGCAACGCCTGGGTGTGTCGATGGTAAGTTGTATTGGGTTCGTAAGAATATGCCACGATTCACGCGTCGTATATTGGTAGGTTCAGGCAAGGAAGCAATTGCTGCTCCTGGCAAATTGCTGATTGACGATTACGACAAGAACGTGGATGCGTGGATCGAGGCTGGTGGTCCGGCGATTCAAGTCCCGCGACCTTGGAATCGTTTACATGCGTTGCCGACGTTGAATTACGTCACAAACGAACTTCACAGGTACTTCAATGCTAATCAAGAATTGGTTCAAAAGTCCTGAGTGTTGGTGCCAGAGACATGCCGCCGTAGATGCAAATGGCGAAGAAACAGGTTGCAGTCCTAGCAATCTATCTAAGATTTGCGGTCTATGCCTCTACGGTGCCGTGTACATGTTCTACCCTCAATATGACGACCGAGAAAGAATTTTCAAAGCCATCAGGGAAGAAATTGGTCAGGAATGTATTGGTGGGTGGAATGACACTCACGGATTCGATGACGTGGTGGCCCTTGTGGAAAAGCTGGAAATATGAATCCCAAACTCAGAGCAGTAATCTGTGAAGGTGATGTGTTTGCTGTCTCGGATAACTATCTCGTTAGACTCAGCGTAAGTGACAAGGAAATCGTTGTCGAGGTCCTCAGCCAAAACGATGGTTCTGACGTGGCAGAAATGACTCTGGAGATTCCTTATGAAACTCATCGTATCGGATTTACACCTGGGGTCGGAAGCCTGCGAAGCGAAACTGTTCCTCCGATTCCTTGAGTCTATTGACCCGGCAACTGAGTTAATCGTGGCTGGTGACCTCATTGATGACTACAATTTCAAGAGGTTCAAGAAGAGTCACTGGCGTGTGTTGAATGCAATTCGCGATTGGTCAAATAAGACTCTGATTGCCGGCAACCATGAAGAATCAGCCGAGAAAGCCAGCATGGTACTTGGTGTACCGTTTGTAGAGAACATGACGTTCATAGACGATGGCAATACTTTCCATATTACTCACGGCCATAAGTGGGACGATTTCCTTGGCAAGTTTCCACTTATCGAGTACGTTGGTGACTTCATCTACGGCGGTTTGCAACGGCTTGATCCAGACCACAAGCTGGCAAAGAAAGCCAAGCGAATCATAAAGAAGTTCATCAAGTGTATCGACAAGGTAGCCAAGGGTGCATTGAGTCTTGAGTATAACACAGTAATCTGCGGACATACTCACTATCCAACGCACATCAAGTTCCATAATCATAGCTACTTCAACACTGGTTGTTGGGTAGAGAAACCAGGAACGTATGTCACGGTGGACAAAGGTAAAGCAATGCTTCATGCGGAGGATGCAGTCCTATGAAACTTGACAAACTGAATCATGGACAATGTTTCACCGTCAAAGGATTACCCTTCGGACCGAATCTTCAAGTTCCACCCGGACCAGGAGGTAACTCTTGAATCTGATGATTAGCCTAGGGCAATACGAAATTGTGCCAGAGGAACTTCCTGACGGTCGTTGTATCTTAAACATTACTCTACTTGACCCGGCAGATTATGAACATAACGGCGTCTTCGCAACCATCGACCTTGCTTCTCTGTTCGATAGCAGAGACGATAGCGAACGATCTCCAGGCAAAACTTCGGAGATTGGCGGGTGAGCAAGATAAAACCAGTGAAGGATATCTTCTCAACAAAGTTCATGTGTCAGGCGTCATGCGTGGCGTCTATGACCTGATTAACTTTTACAAAAAGGAATGCACCAATGTACCTGCTTCTAGTGATCACGCTACTGGACGGGAGCAGTGTCAACCTGAAAGTAAACAATGACACTGCGTTCGACGTTCAGACCAAGTATGGAGCGTTGAAGATTCCGCTCAAAGAGGCGCGAGATATTACCTTTGGTATCCACGTCGATAATCCGGAACAGTTCATCAATGCCGTCAAAAGTCTCGGCAATGAGAAGTACGGCGATCGCGTGTCTTCGACCAAATTTCTCAAGGACAATCCTCGTGGTGCGTGGAAATACATCCAGCCATTGCAGAAAGACCCTGACCAGGAAATAAATAAACGTGTCCAACAACTGATTGATGGCATGGGTAACCGGCCACCGATTCTCGATAGCATAGCCATATCAAGCGGCTATATGTCCGGTGAAATCAAGCAGACTGAGATCGAAGGTGTCAGTGAGTCGCTCGGCCCGCTCAAGATCAAGATGAGTCAGGTGAAGTTAATCGTATGCAAACAACCAGAACGTGATGTCGAACTTGATGCTGCCAATAGTGAATGGCAAGAAGTCGGCCAGGTCTTTGACGGTCACGTAACGATTAATGCGACAGGGCAAGTAGATATTTGGCCGCAAGGTCCAGGGCAATATGTCTGCGGCCCTAAAGGCTACACTACGGCCGGTAAAGGTGGCATATATCCGGCTGGCGCTCTCATGGGTCGTGGTTCTGATAACAAAGAGTTTGTAGTTGGGGACTTCTTTACTGCTACAAATTTACCACGTGGTAAGCTTGAACTTAGAATCATTGGTTCACCGTGGAACAATGTTTCGTCTGGTACGTATAAAATACGTATCGAGTGAAGGTCAGTGAAGGTCATACCAGAACCTGAGGATTTTTGGCAAGGGAGGAAACGATTACCATAATACCAGTTAACAAGATTCTTTCGACATCCATGAAAGATATGCACGATGCTACTTACTTCGCTATTCGCGATAGCATCAAGCGACTTGGCGTCTTGATGCCAATAGATGTCGCCCTGGTCGGCAACGATTACAAGTTGCTGAATGGGCGGCACAGGGTTCGTGCGTGTCGTGAATTAGGAATTCTTGAAATACCAGCGACGATTCATACGATGACTGAGCGAGAGATTGTAGAATCTCAACTTCTCGCTCCGCATCATCACATTGAGACGAGCAAGACGGAATACAAACAGTGCTTGCTTCGGCTAATCAAGGAACACCCAGAGCTAACCTTGGAGGAAATAGCCGGCAAGCTCAACAAAGGTGTTAGGTGGTTAAAGGACAAACTCAAATGAACGTACCTGGTCTACGACTACGATCGCCGTACCAAACAAGCCACCATATCTGTAAGATGGGTCTACATTGTTATGAAATCATGGATGGTACGTTTCGACTCATAGAAGCGGAACGTGCTGAAAACCTTCAACGTGTCGTGCGTCAGCGTCGCAATCTTCAAAAGAGGTTACGTCATGGCTCCATTGCTTGATCCCAAATTCGAGAATCTTCGGTTGTATACAATTGGCAAGCAGTATATCCCTAGACAAATGCTGCATAAGCATTGCGTCGAGCTTCATGCGACCAATCAAGTTTTATCGGCTGCTACGGGTGGCCGGTTCACCGCTGAGTTCTTTCGTTCGCTAGGCGATTTTGATCGAGAATTACCAGGGAGACGAGTATGTGGGTAATGAACTCTGATGGCAATACTTTGGTTAATGAACTTCACATCGTGAAGTTTGGAATCAAAAATACCTACAAAGCCCATACTGTCTTTGCACAGTTGGTCGATGGGGAGTGTGTCGATGTGGAAACTTTCGACAAGGGGGAAGCAGCGAAGTTGAAGCTCAGTCGACTGGCCGAGATTTTAGGAGAAACAGATTAGTCGAGCAATCGTAATCAACTTGGATGATGAGCACGAAAAGCGTTTCGACGATTTGAAGAAACGCTCTAAATCGAAAGATGATGTTCATGTTATTGCTAAGGCACTTGCTGTGTACAAATTTCTCATTGAGGGAAAGAGTCACGAGCATATTGTCTTAATTAAAACTGCTCAAGGTACACGACCCTTTAAAGTTACTTAGGAGAATTGATTCATGCTTCTTTGGTTGAAGGCAGCAGATGGCAGTGCGATTAATGCAGAAGGTATCGACGCGTTCACGTTCGAGGATTTCAAAGTCGGTGAGGATGCTGAGAAGCAGCCGATCATGCAGCTGGCCGTCGTAGCCATGATGCGTGGTTGCAAAATCCTCATGGCACCGGTCAAGACTCAGCAAGAAGGAATCGCTTTCATCGCGTCCGTGACCGGGTATATCAAGAGCGAATACGACCGTCAGAACGGCAAGGTAGTCCAACCCTCAACTCCTGAGGAAGCCGAAGCTTTGGGCAAGCAAGTCGAGGCACAAAAGAAGAAGATAAAGCTTGGATAAGATTTGGATCAAGTATCTGGATTCGTCGATGATGCCTTTAGGCACACATTGGCTAGAGGACATCGGCGGTCCAGCGACGCTCGAAGCCGTTGGATGGGTTGTAATTGACAATCCAGAATTCATAACCATCTGTATGGACCAGAATCCAGAATCAAATGGTCTACGTTTCATCTTGTCAATACCAAAGTGCGCTATACTTGAAATCAGGGATGTCGTGTGTAGCCTGATTAGGAGTAAGTATGACAGTAAAGGAACTACTGTGCCATCCAAACAGGTGGACAACGAAAGCTGAGGCTCGTGATTCCAAAGGAAAGCCCTGTGACCCGAATGCTGATGAGGCTGTCAGTTGGAGTCTTGATGGTGCGATTGCTAGGTGTTATGACAACAGATACGTTGAGACCAATAGCAATGAAGCATATCAACGTGTGGCGCGTCATCCGAAGGTTAAGGGCTTTGTGTCGTGGTTCAATGACCAAAAGCACCGAACCTACGAGGAAATCATGGAAATCGTAACGGAGCTTGATATCTAATGCCATGTGAATGCCATGGGATGGAAGCAGGTCCACGAGAGGTTGAAAGTCGGCGTGTAGCTGGCCTTCTCGTATATCTGCGTACAGCCCTCAAACTCAACGTCAGGGAAGATCTCATCGCGGATTCCAAGAACTACTACGGTAATGCTGACCGTGTTGATGGTTACACGCGGACGTTGTGTGACATGGTTCTGACGCTCACAGAAGACCAACAATCGCGTCTCTTGTGGGATGGTCATAACAAAGATGCAAGGAATCTCGCAACTTGGTGGGAAGAACACCAGGAGCGTGACAATAAACGTCTTGAGAAAGAGATACGCGACAAGGCTCGCGATGAAATCGTCAGCGGCGCCATGAAGAAACTCACCCACGAAGAAAGGATAGCGTTAGGACTATGAAAGAAGAAAACACCGTAAGTCTTGTCGCCAGACTCGGCTACTACACCGAGCAAGCAATTCAGCTCAAAATCGACGAAGTGCAACGAGAATTTGATGAACAGTGCGAGAGATGGGCACGTTCAATCGAAGATGAACTCGTCAAGACCGCCAAGAGCGGCAAAAATGAGTTGGTGCGATTCTTCGATCCGCGGCCTAGCAATGAAATGATTTCATTTTTGGTGTCTGCTTTCTATGAAGTCAACCCGGAGCCGCTCGACAAGAATGGGAAGTTCTCCATCACCTTCTCATGGGAAATTCATGTTTAGCTATCTTCACATCTACCGCGTAGATGGGGAGATCGTGTTAGTCACGGAAGAACGGTGGACGCCAACCGGGGATGGCGTTAATTATCTTGTTGATGAATTCTCTATTTGGATTCATACTGACTGGACCGATGACGAAGCTAAGGCTCTTGTTAATGATTCCTTAAGGGAGGATTCGTGAAGCGTATTCAGTTGAGTGATTACAGTTACGCTCTTTGCAGTGACGAGGATTTTGATTACCTCGATCAATTTCTCTGGTGTCTTAATCATGGCTACGTTGAACTTAGTAATCAGCATGTCTCTATGCATTCGTTAATTGCAAAAAGAATGGGCTTAGTCTTAAAAGACGACCAGACAATAGACCACAAAGATCAAAATAAGAAAAACAACCAACGAGATAATCTTCGACCTGCCACGCAGCAAGAACAGAACTGTAACCGATCTAAGCGTTCTGGCCAGACATCAAAATATAAGGGAGTCAGATGGCACCCTATCAAGAAAAAATGGTTAGTCGAGATTAGAGTTGGTAACGATGAAAAGGTCCATCTTGGCGTATTTGATAACGAAGAGGAAGCAGCACGAATCTATGATCGTTCTGCGAAAAGGAATTTTGGTGAGTTTGCTGTTTTCAACTTTCCGGAGGAACAATGTTCAGTTGCAAAATAATCGCTGATTCGGTTTGCGAAACGCGACTCATCACACTTGAGGCGACATACCCGAGGTTCATCCATTCTGAGATTATGACGCATCGTGACCGTGCCCGAAACGCAGGGTCTTCCCGTGCGATCCCGTGGCCGACGATGTGTGCAAATATCGAGAACGATCCGGTCATTCCCATCAAATGGGGTAAGAACCAGAAGGGAATGCAAACTGGAGAAGAAGTGGACAATGCCACTATACTCCGCGCTCAACATTTGTGGCTCAAAGGGCGTGACTATATGGTCAAGATTGCCCAGGAGATTCACGAACTTGGAATTCACAAGTCGTTGTGCAATCGGTTGACGGAACCGTGGATGTGGATTACGGTCGTCATGACAAGTACAGACTGGAAGAACTTCTTTGCCCAGCGGTGCCACCCGGATGCTGAGATTCATTTCCAGCAGATCGCCGGCATGATGAAGGAAGCAATCCTTAATTCGACACCGAAGCCTGTACTGTTCCAGGATTGGCATATGCCATACATGGAACACGATGACCACGAACACATCTATGCAACATACGACCAGGCTTTGCAATTGGACATTGCAAAGAAGGTCTCAGTGGCTCGTTGTGCCCGAGTCAGTTATGTGCAGCATGGTGAGAAACGTAAATCAGTTGAGAAGGATTTGGCATTGGCACTAGACATGATCAAAGGTTCCGGCGACCTTGGTCATCGGTCGCCTTTTGAACATGTGGCTCAAGCATCGGTTACGGGCGTGCGTTCTGGTCCTTTTCGGGGCTGGAATCAGTTTCGCAAAGAGGTATGGCCCAATGAAGGGAAACCCGAATGATATACCACCATTTTTTATGGAATGGTTAATCATAATCGTCATGGTTACAATTTTCATGTTTTGTATTTGGAGGTTATTGCATTGAAAGAATTATTGGTTGCGTCTGCGAATGTTCAACAAGCACACCTGGACCAGATGTGGAAGATTCTGGACGATAATTACATAAGTCTGGAGCAGACCCTTGGCTGCATAGCTCCGAGTGGGATCATGCACAGCTACCTGACCATTTTATATGCTCAGGTCAAGCTGAATCGTCTACGAAAGACCATAGACGAAATAGAATGATGACACCGGAGCAAAGGTCAGATTGGCAATCTCTCAAACGTAACGAGACGGTTCACCAATCCCACATTGACCAGTGGTGGCGTGAGATGGAACAACATAAGGATGCTTTAGAGGCACTAATCGAATTGATGCCAAAGGATGGCTCGGTACTACGTTGTGCGTTAATGCTGGTTGTCTTACAGTTGAGCATCAATATGCTCGGGAGGCAACTAGATGAAATTGGATAAAAAGGCCATGGAACTCTCCAAAAAAGCCTCGGCTGTTCAGGCAAGGAATGATCGTGAGTGGGCGTATTTTGAAGAGAACGTAGAACAACTGGAAACTCTAATTCCTAAGATTAGTGACGGTCTTCTACGTCGCGTTATCGGCATTGTAATCATTGAAATTTACCTCAACAAGATCGAGAGGGATTTGGGTGATGTTTGAATTTGTCAATGACAACGACTACGATTGCGGCCAAGCCGCAGCGTGTACGTTTTTGGCTCATTACGACCTGATCCCGTCTAATCAAATTCTGATGAAGACGGTGGAGAAAGAATTCCCGCCAGACATTCTTTTCGGCTGGTTGGGAACAAGCCCCGAACAAGTGCATGAAATCTGCAAGCGTTGGGGTGACAAACAAATTGAGGAAATGCACGGCGAGATGGAGATTATGGCTCACCTACCTGCGATTGTGTTAATCCAGGACGGGGAACTAGGTGGCCACTGGACCGTAATTCGCGAGAAGGAAAACGACTACGTGTATCTGACCAATTACAAAGGTGGATGGGTCTTATACTCGGAATTTCTCAAGTTGTGGGGTGGAGCGATTCCTCGTTTAGCTGGCTTCCAATACAAAGGATACGTGCACGATGCTCGTGATTGACCGCAAGGACCAGGAGAAGGTAAAGGTGTTTCATATGGGAGAAGAATTCACAATGATTGTGGCTTACGGAAAGGGCAAGGTTAAGCTCATCTATGATGCACCAAAATCGTTTGATATTTTTCGAACGGAATTGTTGGTTGATGGGCAGAAACCTACGAGGAAAAGTGCATGAAGATTCTAAAGCTTCTGGTTGAAGCTATGCACGAACGGTGTCCGAATGACGCAGAAGTTGTCATGCACATGAATGACAAAATGTTCTTCTGCGGCATTCGGGCACATACGGGCGACGTGGTTCATGGGGCACACGGCATCGCACTTGATGATGCTGTGTCATTGTGTGCAGAGTCGTGGCTCAAATACACCGATTGCAAATCAAAATGGAATGCACTGAATAACGCTGTTCACGGGGGACTTTAACATGGAACCTACAAGCTGCACAATTTCACTTGTACATGACGATTTCCGAGTGCTTGAAACTTTGGTGCAAGCTGTCAAGGAATATGATCCCGATTACAAGGTTCAATTTGCTTCTTACTGTGACGGCTTCCGAGTAGCCATTGTAAACGGCGATTTGCAAATCCTTGCTACTGAAAAGTCAAGACTTCGTGATGCAGTGCTGCTAGCGGCCAAGTATTGGTTGCTTAAAACTCAGCCAAAACAAACGTGTCGTGAGAAACTTATCGAGATGATCAAATGACATACGACCAAGCAATCATTTTCTTCCATCGTTACGGTAACGTAGGAAGATCGGAAGCAGATTTGAAATCGTTACCGCCTACTGAGACACAGTTACAATCAGCCGTTTTAAATGCCGCGAGAACTATGGGAATTGAGTTAGCTCAAGAAGCCGCTCAAATAATTCGTGAACAACGTCCGAATCAAAAAGATGCGTGAAGGTGCTAAGCTGCCGACAAAGGCTTACCATTCGGCGGGATACGATCTATATCCGGCCATGCTTGGTGTAGTGAAGTCGGGGGAGCAAGTCAAGATTCCTCTTGGCTTTGCAACGGAATTTCCCAGCGGTTATGTTGCCCTGATCGACGACCGCAGCAGCACCGGCAACGCTGGCTTGAGTCATATGGCCGGAACCATAGACTCTGATTATCGTGGTGAGTGGATGGTTATTCTCCGAAATTTTGCAGACACGGATTACGTCTACAGTCCGGAGAAAGCCGTCGCCCAGGTCCTATTTATCCAGGTTGAGAACCCGACCTGGGAATGGTCTGAAACTTTGTCCGATTCTTTCCGCGGCGACAAATGTCTTGGTTCGACTGACGTTGTCAAGGTATTCGACAGGGCTTTGACTGCACAAGAAGTGCAACAAGACTCTGTAATGACTTCGCCTCGCGTGCTGCAAGCTGTTAACGACGAACTGATTGCCAGAGCCGAAGATGGCATGTTAGCAGCAAATCCTCGTGGTAAGCAAGCATACTACGACCACAAGGAAGCGGAACGCCGCCACGAGGCAATCAAGAATCTTTCGGTAGGAAACCACTTAAACATCAAAAACAACGAAGCAGAACCACCGAGGTCACAATAATGGACGGTCAAGACTTTCTCAAGCACTGCTATTCACGGCCGTCAAGACTTGAAGATTTGCCAATCGGTGCCCACTTCATCTGCTTTCCTTATGACGGCGATGATAGTGGGCACGGTGGGTTCAAGAAGGGCAGCTATCTCATGACGAAGATTGAACCTTACCACCCAGGTGAAGGATACCACGAATCGTACCGCAAGACATATGTTCAATACGGAAAGGACATATATGATGAGAAAAATCACAATGACCTTCCGCTCCGAACATTCGTAACCCAGGTGCATTTTTAATGGAAAAACTCACGAAAGAATTCCTGTCTGAAATCTCAGGCAGGGCCGAAGAATTGATGGCACAAGATCGTGCCCGCAGGCGTCTCGATGAATTCAATACATTCTTAGCCGCTTGCAATCAGCAATTGCGAGAAGCAGCGAATCGAGGCAGATACGTCGTGACCGTCAGCGAGAGATTTGAAGAACGTGAAGACCTTGAAAAGCTTCTCAGAGACCATTACGGTGACCTGTTGGTCACTTTTGCGGTTGACCAAGGTGTCACGGTTCTAACTTTCAAGTGGAAATCCAAGAGATCACAATGAAAATCAAAGACTTCTTGAACAACGGTAACTGGATCAAGGGTCACATGGCCAGGGACCGATTCGGTAAGCCATGCGGAGTATTGGACCATGAGGCAACCGGCTGGGATTTACTTGGCGCAATGCGGGTATGTTATCCTGACCAGAAAGAATATCAAGAAGTGGCAACTTGCATTTATTCACTACTACCAACCGGACAGAGACTCATCTGTCTGTGGAATGATGGTGTCCAATGGGAGGATGTATGCAAGATTCTTCGACTCGCCGATGTATAACAGTCACCGTGGACAATAAAAGAATCGTAGGTCCGATGAGCCACGAAGAAACCGTTGATTTCATTGTATCGGACCTACTTAACCCTTGCGGCGAGATTCCACTTACCAAATCTGAGTTGTGTTGGCTCGGGCGTCGTGAGTGGTGGTTCGTGCGTCTTTGGAAATGGCTCTGGAGGAAACAATGATTTGCGGAGAAGAAGTATCACAACTGGTGATTCGTGTGCCTTTGTTTCATATGCCAGAAATTCACGGCATTGTATACGAATTAATCAAAGTAACAAACGCATCACCGCATAAGGTTCGTATGGCTGCCGATGTCTTAGCTGGTTATTTCCGTCGGGAAATGGGTTATGATTTTCGACAGTATGCTTACAATGAAGATACGGATATCTGTGATCATGTGATTCTGATTTCCAGATCATGGGGCAAGGAACGAGCGATTGTCGGCTGTGTTTGTTTTCGATTTAGAGACGAAGCAACTCCGCAGCTGAACTTGTCGTGGGTCTGGATTCATCCATTCCTGCGGAACCAAGGATTGCTGGCCAGGTTTTGGCCACAGTTTCGTAGAGATTACGGACTGTTTGGCATTGAAAAACCAATTTCACCGGCCATGCAAAAATTCTTAGAAAGGCACAAGTAATGGAATTTGTTAAATTTGAAATGCCTGTTCCGGGGAAAGACCACACCCGTCCGGCAATCAAAGAAGTAGGCACTGATGAAGTGGTCTGTTTATGCAAGGACGATGCCTGGAGAGACATCATACTTGCAGCACTGTTGAAGAGGTTTGAAAATGCTTGAGTACAAGCAACTCGGCGCTACCCACGTTGTTCGTAATGTGGGTGGCAAGATCGTCTGCGTCTGTTACGAGGAAGCAATTGCTAAGAAGATTCTTAATCTTCTACAACCACCCAAGGAACCAAATGAACTACTCACTCAAAGCAATTAGTCTCAGAGAGATCAGAGAGAATCCTGTTGCTCTTCGCGATGTTGACCGAAGCTAGAAAGAGTATCTGTCGCTTGTTCAGAGCATCAAGGAATACGGTGTCATCGTACCGATTGTCGTGCGTCCTGTCAAAGACCGCACGACTGGTAATCTGCTCTACGGCCTGATCAAAGGTCTTCAACGGTATACCGCCGCCAGCGACATCGGAATGCAGGCGATTCCGGCAAACGTGATCGAACTGTCTGATGTCCAGGTCCAGAACTTTCAAATCATGCTGGGCAAAACGGTCAAGGATATTCGACCGGTACAATTCAGCAAAGGTTTGCAACGGATTCTGCAATACGATGACTTGATGTCTATGTCGCATCTGTGCAGCACGCTGCATGTCGATGAAGAATGGGTTAATGAACGTCTCGGCCTGGAAAACCTATCGCCTCCCGCGCAACGATACGTGACCTTAGACAAAATCAACGTCTGCAATGCCTATGTTCTGGCAAGATTGCCGGTCCAAGAACAAGGTCGGTTCATCAATAAGGCAATGACCATGGATGGTGCCAATTTTTCATCTGTGGTCTTTAGACGAATCAAAGAACTGAGGGAAGTACGTCGTGCGAAAGTTCGTCAGCGCGCTTAAACCGTTCTGCTGCCTAATCAGCATTCTCCTGGCGGCTGTGGAAATACTCTTTCCTAGCCGTACAGGGTTGCTGGTTATCATCGGATTGCAAATCCTGATCCTGGGAATCATGGAAATCGAATCAAACTAGCATAATTCTTGCATTTTGGCATTGACAAAATGCAAGAATTATGGTATAATGGAGTAGAGGGAACCCTCACGAGGAATCGAATCATGAGCAAAGTATCTGAGGAACTGGCTAACTTGTTGAATCCGCAACCCTACCACTCGGACAAGCGGAAAGCCATAACCAAGGCTCTCGACGATTACGCCGATCACATCGCGTCACGCGTCATGGCTCACCTTCGCGGCGAAGCTGGCCTGAATGTGGACCAATTCACCGGGAATCTTGAAGAAGACATGAAAGCTGCACGTCTTCGCGATTCACTATCGGAGGAAATGTGATGGACGTTCTTGCTGATTTCCTTGCTCGATTCAAGCCGCCCGGTAAGGTCTTGTTCTCCAAGGTCTGGGGCAGCCGCTCGCATAATTGTGAGAAGATAACCAGCGACACCGATTTCTCCGGCGTCTACATCATTCCGACTCGTGGCCTACTTGCGTGTAGATTACCTCAAGAGCCTGGTCCACCGGAAACGTGGAAACACGATTCCGAAGACTCGAAGGACAAGGTAGAACGTCCCGATCACAGCTTCCATGAAGTCGGCAAGTTCTGCGACCTGCTGTTGAAGGGTAATCCTGGTATTATCGAGATGCTGTTCACGGATCGATTGTGCCGCTCGATGCCTGAATGGTATACGTTGAGACTCGTGCGTCGTGAGTTTCTGAGCCGGGATGTTGTGAAGCAATACCTCGGCTTCATGACTGGCCAAATGAAACGACTGATCAACGGTCAACGTCTCAACACAGCGACCGGTAAGTACAACGAGAAATGGGCTTACCATATCGTGCGTCTGAGTGAAGACGCTAAACGGATTGCAATGGGTGGTGAGCCTGTCGTTTGGAAAGAGGGCGAAGAGCGAGACTTCCTGATGAAGATTAGGTGCGAAGAGTTCGCCGCCTGCGACATCCAGAAAATCATGGAAGAGAAAATTCAAGCAGTTGGTTTCTGTTTGGATATGTCATTGATTCCTGAACACGGCAACAAGCAGTTACTGAACAATTGGCTCTTGGACCTGAGAGAGAAATACTGGTAATTGGGAGGAATTGTGATGTTGATCGCAACTGGTGACGATTACAACAGCAACTTGATGGAAGAAAGACTTGCCAAAGTCGGCATAAGAACCAAACAAATCGGTGTCGGTGCTTCCTTGAAAAAAAAGTCGATTTAACCGGTCTCGATTGGGGCAGTTTTGAGTTGGGTTTGTATGTCGTTTCTTTTGACGGCAAAAAATACCTGCTCTACAATCGTGAAAAACGTTTCGATATCGGCAACAAGGAAGACTTCCTTGGAATCGGTTTCGGTCCCCTGATTGACTACGCAATATCGAGAGGACTCATCGAGTGATCTGGTTGATTTTCAGTTTTCGTTGGTTTCCTGAGTACACGTCAAAGCGAGGAACATCTGGTAGTAATTTCTTACTGCCGGGTTTACACTAATGCACCTTACGGTGCAGGAAGCGAGGAAAGTATGTGGCGATTCTTCTTGTGTGGTGTTGCTGCTCTGTTGAT